GCAAAGAGCGAGAGGCTAGGGTGACAATATTGGAGAACGTAGTGATACAATATTGGTGGCATAGACTTTTGGGCAGGCGGCCTCTCGCGAATTGGGTGCGGAGCTTAGCTTTCCTAAAATAGCACGGAAAGTAATAATATCAGAGGCCGAGGTGTTTTTGTTCCTCAGCCCCTATTTTAGAATCTACTATTTTTCATATGACTTAGCCAGAGAATTACTAGTTCCAACAGTTCATATTTGTTTTTAACATCACTGTTCTCCTTGAGTCTTAGTAGTTGTTGTTCTATGTCGACCTTTTTCTTTTGGTAATCAACTAGTGCTTCTTTCAGAGTTTTTCTAGTAAATGTCCCACTAATCGCACTACTGATTGTCCAGAATTCATGAGAGAAGTCATAATCAATCTGGCTCTTATAGTCCACAAAGAAATTGACACCTTCTATCTTTCCAGCCTCTTCTATGGATGCCTCGAACTTTTCATTGTACAAGTTAACAATACCTAGGATTGGAAGGATAGGGACAAAAATTTCAGTATTGATCTCATTTGTGTCTATGTCTGGATATTTATTGCTCCACCTTTCAAAGTCCTTGTAGAAACTTCTTACTACATCTACGTACCTATATAATTCTTGGGGTAGTTTTTTCTTGAACTTTTCCTCCATTGTTTTTAGGTTCTGGATTGCGGTATCTAGGTGTGTTAGTTCTTCCCAGTACTTCTTAGGGTTAGTTTTCTTTAGTTGGTATAGCCTGTTCTGTCTTGCATTGTGTGAGTCTACCTTTTCATTATACTCATCAATACTCTTCTTCGACGTTCCAAACCAACCATGAATTAATCTATCCCATATATTCTTTCTGTATGGTTTTCTATCAAGGAACGCAAAATTTTTACTTCTTAATATTATCATAGCTTACTTTTTACGTGATTATACCAAAGTTTTCTAAGTTCTTTTGAGTATTCTTCACTATTATCCACTGCATTTTCATCGTGGTAGTTTTCATTATCCTCAATCTCATGTTTTAAGAAAGGTAAGATGAGGTCTTTGAGATTGTTTACATCGTTGTTTGAGTATGTAACGTGCCAAGTATTATTCCTGGTATTGTATATGAAGTAGTAATCATATTCTATATTTGACATGAGTACTATTTCACCATCACTTTCCATGTCTTTCTTATAAGTCCCTACGCTATCATACTTTTCTGATAATCCTGAGTCTAGCCTGTATATGATATTATCAGTCCTCAGTATATGATTCACTTCCTGATCATCCTTACCTACCATCCAGTTCTTAAGTGGTCCTGCGAAACTTTTTATTGCATCTACGTACTTATAGATTTCTTGTGGTAGTCTTATACCATACATCTTTTCAAATTCCCCAAGTCTTTTAGTAACTGTGTCGAGGTTATATAGTTCGATTAGGTACTGGCGAGGATTATTTTTTAGGAGGCCACTTAGTTTTTTCTCCTCTGCGTTATGTTTGCTTACGTAGTTATTATACTTGTCGATACTTTCCTTCGACGTTCCAAACCATCCATGCTTAAGTCTGTCCCAGTTATTTTTATAGTACTGTTTTTTCTCGAGCATGGCATATTGTTTTGTTCTTAAGATTATCATTCCTTACGTTCCACTTACGATACTTCCTGAATGTGGTGCGCCGGTGAATGGACATGTTGGTATGCAGTTAAAGGGTCCACTCATATCTGTTCCAGCTGTTCCCTTTGTTTCTAATTTTCCGCCAGTTATTTTTACACTCGGCGCTTTGATTACTGCATTACCCTTACATTCTACCTCTGCACTGCCTTCTATTGTAAGTCCAAGTTTTCCATCAGTTTTTATGTTGATATTTCCGGACTTATCAATTTTTATCCAGCTAGTTGGTTCAGGTGTTGTATCTTTTTCTTGTTTATCATTATATTCACTGGCAGGGTCAAAGATTCCGATAGTTAATTCAGACTCTGTCATCTTAATCATCTTTCCCCTTGACCTTATACCAATGAAACTATTCTCCTTTAGTTTTTCGTAGAGATAGTAGGATTTGTATGTAGGATCCAATTCAAGTAATACCACCACATCACCTACTCTTGGCTCATCCACTTCCCCTCTCTTTGGAAATGCACGTAGTTCTTGATTACGTCCAGGGATATCTACTTCTACTGTATAAAGGTCTGGGTCAAGTATTTTTGTAATTGTTCCTATACTATATTCCATTACTTCTTCTTATTATTTCTTTTCTTGATTCTATCTACTGTATTTATCTCAGCACCTAGGGCAGCACTCTTTACTTTCTTAGAGACTCTTGGGTAGTGTATTCCTACTCCTACCATTGCTGCCGCTAGTCCAATCTTACCAGCATGTTTATTAAGTGTTGGTGCATATTCCATTGCATTAGCCACTACTTTTCTACCGGCTTTTGTATCTCTCAGCATTTTTCCCACCTGGCCTAATCTATCGGCGCTAGTAGTTGCACTTAAGTCTATAATTGCTCTAGGTGCTAATTTTGCGCCGAGATAAGCAAGGCCACCATACTTAGCTGCATCAATAAGCGGCTTACCTGAATGATCTTTTAGTGCACTCAGGCCAGCAGCTCTTTTTGCTTTCTTAGTTATCTCTTCATCACTAAGTCCTCTCGCCTCTGCTTTATCAGCCGCATCTCTCGCAGCTTTAAAATACTTTTCAGAATCAAGTTTACCGTTTTTATCATTTACCCAACCAATACCTTTTCTAGAGTCTGGAAGTGCAAAGTTTTTATTTCTTAAGATTATCATAGCTTATTTTCTCTTCCACTTTTCTATTGTTGTCTTCTCTAGTTTACCAGAATCTGCATTATAGTTATACAGACCACCATTCTTTACATTAGGATTAACAATTAGTGCACCATTTTCATTTTCCCCTATGATATGGAAGTCTGCTGGTCTACCGTTTCCGTATGTATTATAGCCTTCTTTTCCTAATCTTCTATAGGTAAAACTTGGATATCTATAGCGTGTACCTGTGACATAGTTATCTGGTAGTTGACTTTTAATCTTATTATATAACTGTGGATTATTAGTCTGTAGTAGCTTGCCTGTATCACCGACTAGGCTCCTATAGTGTGCCTCTTCTTTGTCTAGGTTATAACTACTTAATGCGTCAGGATTAGAAGGTTGATTTTCCCTAAATTTCTTAGCCAACCAAGCCTCCCCACCTATTGCTACGGGTACTGTCAGTAATGCACCTGCTTTTACTAGGTCACCCTCTCCGCTGTAATTCTTATTTCTTAGTATTATCATTCTTAGTTGGATTTTGTTCACTACCTAATGCGATCTTACCATTTTCTTCAAGTCCTACTAGTTTTGTTGTCCACTTTGTATGGTATCCGTCATCCGCCACATAATCTGAATCATCAATGGCGATAAAGAATTCATTGGACTTAACTAGGTAATACTTGAAAGGCCACATCTTAGAATCTACTGTTGTTTTAGAGTCTCTTGTATATTCAACCACATCACCTATTTTAAACTTAGGTACTTGTCGATGTGTTATAATTATCTCTTGAAACATGTCAGAGTAGATGTAGGATGTGTTATAGTTCAAGTTTTCACTCATCTGGTAGTAATCTTTGTGTACTATGCTCAATGCTCCACCTTTCTGTAAGACTCTGGGATTAACTGGCATTACATCCTTATATTTCTCTTCCCAAATATTTTCAACCTTACTATAGAGTGTTGGTTGATATTTCTTACTAAAGGGTGTTTCTTGTGTGAAGTCTGAGTCTGCGTGTATTATGAGTTTAGGTTCACGGTTTCCATATGAATCAGAGAGTCCCATAGTTTCTTTTATCATGAGTCCTTCTAGTCCAAACACGAAGATACTATTTCTCTTATACCCTAGACATACCCGCCTTAGGAAATCTTGATCTGTCTCATGATTTTGATAGAGCTTTAGGTTTTTTGCTTGTAAGTCAGTATCACATCTTAGGTCAACTTTTCCTGGATATACACCTCTTATGGAATCCTCAATACTATCCCAGACAGAGGTATGTTTTTCGTCGAAGAATTTTTGGTCCCCCACGCAAACAAATTCAATATCTAGGTAGTTCTTCTCATGCCATCTATTAGTTATGAACACGGGAATATTATAGATAAGTCCTCCTTCTTGTTCTAGTGTAATAGTGCCAGTGTGTTGTTCTGTGATTAGCTTTAATGACTCAGACTTCCCCGCAACCTCAAGTCTCATTTCACCTCTCGCTAGTTCTCCACCAAGTTCTTCATATAAGTGGAGTGATTGAAAACGGTAACCTGAATCAAACCAGGGCTGAAAATCAACACTAGTCTTATATGAATTTTTATATTTCATCTTTTACATTCCATTAAGCAGGTTATCGATCACAGACTTAGGGTATACATTCAAGACAGTACCTTTTGTGTATGATTCAAGACCCACTGCACAAGTTAAGATAAGAAGACCTGTATATTTAGTATCTCCGTATATATCTTTTGCAATTAGGTCTGGTCTAAATTCGTATGTCTTAATAATGTATGGTTCCTTCTCTGCTTCGAACTCTTTAAGTTTATCGAGGAGTACAGAGTTAAATACATCATACCCCTCGATATAATTTTTCAGATCCTGCTTAGTACTTTCAATTCTACTTGATTTCTTATACATTTGGTAGTCTATTTTGATTTGATGCCTTTACCTTTTCTAGTGATCGTTTCATTTCATTCAGTATACCACCATCTCTACCTTCTGCAGACTGACTCATATATCCTGCGCTAGCTCTACCACTGATAAATCTTTCTAGTGATACCGCCGAATATTTAGAGGCCGGACGTAGCATGATGTTAACTTCAGCAAATAATGGAGAGATCTTACCACTACCGAAAGGATCTTTTACCATTTCCTTGCTTTCATTGATACTGATATTACTGATTACTAAGTTTTCGATCGCATAGTAAGGTCCAATTCTAAGTTTCAATGTACCTTTCTGAATTAGGTCCACATCTTTAATATCGGCCTCAAAACCGGCGGGAGGAGTTTGCCAAGCCATAACAGTACTGACAAAATCCTCTACATCCTGTCCTAGTGCTTTGAATTTAACAGGTACATAATCACCAACTGCATAAGGTAAGAGTCCTATTAATTGATCGGTAACAGTTAGGTATTGTTTATCTTTATTTACTCCATGCCTATCAATAAGTGTGTCATACCTGTTAATAGTTGGAAAGATCGTAAATTTCATACCAAAGTTACTACCAAAGTCTGTACCTGTTCCTGTGTAATATGTGAATCTAGTACCCTTTACATCAAGTGCCCTAGCTAGATACTTTGCCTGCGCCGAATAACCACCTGCTGCTGCCTCAGTAAAGATCTTAGAAATTCTACCCACTGTCGCCGCTACATTATCTCCAGCTGACTGACCTGCATTTTCAAACTGTGCTGACTTACCTACCATATCTTGTAATGCCTCTGCGAATATCTTAGCGTAGGGTGCTTTAGGTCTCATTGAATTCCAGAACGATCCAATTTCATCTCCACCAAAACCAGTCCATTCGTTAGTAACAGTTACTTGAAAATCTTGGTTAATGATAGATCTACATAGTGGAAGTTTACAGTACGGATATTTCACCGCACTGTTCTTCTCATCTAGTATAATAGTCTTAGAATCTTCCTCTTGTAGGTCTGCTGGAAACTCAACCCAATTCTTAACACCTTCATCATCCTTAGGTTTATTAGGATCTTCCCAGGTATTAGGGTATAGACCAACAGATAACATAGGGTTTCTAAGTTGGAGATCATAATAGAATCCACTAAGTTCTCCAGTCTTGTTATTATTATGTTTCATTACTTAGTCCATCCTCGAGTTTTTACTGTTTCTTTCTTAGGTGCTGTATTACCAACAATCTTAGAAAGTAGTTGATTAGTTAGATCCTGCTTTCCTACTAGTTCTGACATATAAGCAGAGGATACCTGATTAGCAGCAGCAGAAATCTTTTCATACTTACTAGCTGCCCTACTAGATACTGCATCTTTATTGATATTTGCCCTACTAGTTCTACCGGCGAGTGTTGATATTCTCTCCTGATCAAGTACACGGAAAAGATCTTTATTAGAATCAACCATCTTTTTAGGGGCGATCCATTCACCTTCATGTACATAACCAACTGCCTGTCCTGTATCACCAACCCTAGTAAATCCACCAGTTGCATGATAACTAGGCTGACCCCAACTACCAGTAGTGAAATTGTATTTAGTTTTTATACGCGCTAATAAACCTGCACCTGTGTTCTTCTTTGCATCTCTTGCATTTTGTGGGAGTTTACCAGTCTTTATAAACTCCTTTCTTTGCTCTGCCGTTAAGATTGTTGTAGTAGGCCTCATAGGTATTCCCTCAACATTACCCTTAATACCTATATTATACATCATATCTTCACCAGCTTGCTTTTGCTTGGCCATTATCTGATCTATCATGTTGGTGAATGGACTCTGAATATTAGGATTAACTTTCATATTCTTGATCTTATTCCCAGCATTTTCTGCATCGTTGAATAAGCCTTTCCACCAATTTACTAGTTTCTCACCTAATGACATAGACTTGTTAGAAAAAGCCTTGAAGTTCTTATCTGAATCTGCTGAGACTTTATCCATGACTCCCTTGTTTTTCTCATAGTTTGCCACAGCTTTTCTCACATCCTCATTGGCAGTCTTCATATACTTGTTCTTCTTGTCCTCTATTGCCTTAAAGTTCTTATCTAGTTTCTCAAGATTATTTTGTAGCTCTTGTCCAAGTTTTTTAGCAAGTGTATACTGTCCGCTATCTGTTGCCTCTTTAATTAATTTTTTATACTTTGCAGTTGCCTGGTCCTTCTGAGTTTTTATACCTTGCATCTCCATATCAAAATTAACATAGGCCTCTAACGATTTATCCAGTCTTGATCTATACGCAAGTCCCCTATGTGCAGAATCACCAGCTTTAGTATTATCTGACATATTACTTACATTAGTCCTTAAAAGAGTTCTAAGCTTTGCAGATTCAATTTCTAACTGTTTTTGTAGCGCCGCTCTCTTATTTGGGTCAGTTTCTCTATTAATCTTATCTCTCAGGTCTTTAACTTTTTGATCGGCTTTATTATAGGTGTTCTTGAAATATACACTATTGAACCAAGTCTTAATATCATCTACTTCACCACCGTCTAGATCTCTTCCCGCTCTTTCAGTGAAGTATGTCTTTATGTCTTTAAAATTACCCTGTCTAGCTGCAGAATATAGGTCTCTTAGATCTTTATTACCACTGTCACTTAGTAGTCCCTTAGTAACAGACCTTATAATTCCATCTCTACTGCTACCTAGCATCTTTCCATCTACATAAAGACTACCTCTTAAGTCCTCTAATGTAAGATTATTTAATTCTCTTTTATGTTGGAGTTTGTATGTATTGGCTTCGTTCCACATACCAACTCTTTCGTAAGATGCTTTTCTACCTTTATCATCAAGACCTACCCAGTACTTTTCAAATGCATTATAGTCATTAATACCTCTTCCTTTCAAGTACTGTCTATTCAGTTTCCAGAGTTTACCAGCTTCACCTTTAAGGCTTAGTAGTTTTTTCTCTTTTGCTAGTTCTGCGTCTGACTTAGCATCGAATGGTTGACCAATTGTAGGTAGTGGTCCGCTTGTTGATGCACTATCCCACGCAGCTCCAATAGATCCTGCAATACCGCCAACATCAAACCCACCTCCTGCTACATTTCCTGCTGCATTTGGGTCGAAAGATACTGAATTAGAATCACCAAGATAACTAGCAGCACCTTTTAAGTATGTATATGGGTCGGCTTCATAATAGATTTGTCCTCCGTTATTATTGAGCTGTTGGTTAAGAGGCGTTCTACCAAGACTCATAATGAACGTTCCAAAATCCCTAGCCGCTAGTGAACCTCTAAATTTACTGAGGAACATATTTAGCTTGGCATTCATGTAGTCTTGTACAGATCCATAGGTAATATTCTTACCACCCCTCTGCATTCCACCAAAGTTATTCTGATTTCTTGCAGCATTACTAGTACCACCTGCAGATTCATAGCCATCTTGTGCAGTAAAGAAGCTACTAAGTCTCCCTGCATCTTCCTCACTCATGCCTCTCTGTTTCAAGACACTGTACCACTTAGCCCTGTGTTCTTTCCAGAAACTAGCTCTATCGGCTTTTAGATTTCCGGCGGATACAGTAACTGGCGAGCTAAATCCGTATGATGGAGCACTTGCCATTCCTCCTCCAGCATATCCTCCACCTCCAGAGAAAGAACTACCACCACCAGCATATCCACCGCCGCCTCCATAGACTCCGCCAATGTGATCATTATAACCACCACTACCAAAGCCTCCGAAAGTGTTAGGTGTATCATTGTAGTTACTGCCGAGATAAGGTGTTCCACCTGTACCGTAGTTTCCAGAGTCTGTATCTCCCAGTGGTTCTCCGTTTGCACCTACTCTGTTAATATGTCTGAGAATAACTCCTTGCTTTCTTCTATGATAGCCAGTGTTAATACCACCCCACATGTTTTTCTGTAGGTAGTCTGACATCCAAAGTCTACCAGAGAACATACTAACATGACCATACGCATGACCAGGCATTTCCTGTTGTGCTAAGATATCGCCGGGTTGTGGTCTCCAATTCTGCCAATCGACTGGTGCAAATCCTACTTTACCTAAGGTTCTAGCAAAGTCCCTTGCATTACCTAGTACACCTTGTAAGCTATTAGCAGGTAAGTGCAGCCCTGCCTCTACTGCTAGTCTTACATACATTGCACAACTAGCAGCGGACCTAGGCCTAACATTTCTCTCAAGCGTTCTACATGCGTCAGCTACGAAGAATGGTCTGGCTTTTCCATATCTAGTATCTACCCTACCTGGCATTGTTCCCCACCTAGCACCAGCACTATCATGTTGATTTGTGGATAAGCTACTAACAAACCCACCAATCATATTAAAGCCTCTGTTAGCGTAGCCTATACCAGCATTAATTCCATCAACAATGCTATTACCAAGTCTCTTAGAGTTATTTTCAATAGCACCCATAGATGAATTAGCCCAGAATGCATTTTCTTCCGCTAGGTTCGAATTATGTAAGTTTTCAAATTCCTGGAAGTCTTTACTATATTCGTTGATATTAACGTCGAACATAGTCTTAGGGTCTTTACCTGCCCTTGACCACTTTGCACTAGCCGCCTGTACACCACCTGCTCTGCGAAGAAGTGAATTTTGTATTTGACCTAGTGCAGCAATACTCTGTTCCTTGAAAGACTTAACTCTATAAATTCTACTAGCTAGATATCTAATTGCCTCAGGTGATAAGCTATAGAAATCATAGAAACCTTCTCCTGGGTGTGGGTCATCATAAGGAACTAGCTTGTACTTATAGCCATTTGCAGAGGCTCTATTTATTGCATTGGTTATTTCTCCGTTTATATAACCTGGGATACCTGTATTTCCAAGTAACTTTCTACCTAACCACAAAGCACTTCCGGCACCTGCAGCATCAAGAAATCTATTATTTACTCTAGTGTTTCCAGAGTTTGCAATTGATTTAGCACCGTATCCGGTAAGACCTTTGAGTCCTAATGCATCAGATATACCATCAGTAATACCCATCTGAGTTGTAGCACCGCCGAAACTCTTAGCATTTTCACCAGCATAGTCTTCTTCTGTCTTAGGTACTCGGATTGCTTTCATCCTGACAGTAGAGATCATACCAGACCTGATGAGCTTCCCTGCATCACTACCGAACATCTGCTGAATGAAGTCCCTATCTACAGTAACACCTCCATTTTTAGTTGCATAGTCTTCCATTCTAGAAAAACCTGCTGCTACTCTGGCCGTATCTATTTTACCTGTCGACGCTGCATCTCTATAGGCACCCATGATATCTCTACCCTGTGATATTTGGCCGGATACAGAACTGGTAAGGTTTCCACTGCTATCTAGGGCCCCTTTCATCAAGCTGTATTTCTTCTGTCCATTTCTATTTGCGACAACAGCAGCAAGATCACCAGCATCTGTATTTTTAGCAAGGGTAGTATATTCATTGTACATATCCCTCTGCATCGCTGCATTGGAACTTTTAATACCTTGTGTGCTAATATTTGTCTTTAGTGCATTCTGTATTCCCTTTTTCGGGTCAACCATTGCAGTGAGAATATTACCAAGATACCCGGCCATACTAGACAGGGTTAGACCAATATTACTTAAGTCAATATCTGGGAACTTAATTGCCTTCATAGCAGCACCTCGTTCCTCAAATCCATGGTCTAATTTCATCTTGAGGTAGTCAATAAGATCTTTACCTACTCTCATAAGTGCCGTTCCTACTGTATCACCTTTTCTTACATCACCACCAAAGAAACTAATAAAGTCAGCTCTAAATCCTTTACCCATTCGTGCCAGTGAGTTACCGTCAACACCAACACCGAAATAATCTAGTCCGCCTTTTATTTTTTCACCGACCCAAGTAATAGCCTTTAGTACCTTGGTCCAGTGTTTTGCTAAGAAAGTAACACCAAATAGCATGAGAAGTGTTTTAAACTGTCCACCTACTGAGTTACCTATTTCTTTTGGATTAAATGTCGTCATCATTTCTTTTCCGACACTCTCCATTTTTCTTAGCATCTTATTTGCACTCTTAGTAAGACTCCACTCACGTCTATCGAAATCTCTACTCCTTCGTAAGCTTTGTTCTTTCTGGGCAGCGAATGCATTACTTACCCATGTTTTAAATTTACTTTGTCCGGGATCTGCTTGTCTTGGTGCAGAACCCATAGATCCACCTGCAACATTATTGGTAGTAGTTGTGTTATAGTTATTGTTAATTACTATATTATTTGGTACTACCTTTACACTTCTACCTTGGGTTCTCTGTACTTTTGGTTGCCCTAGTCCATATTTTCCCAGTATCTGTTGCGTCTGTGGATTTACTTGCATGTCTTGAGATCCTGCCATACTAGCTATTTCACCCGCTTGCAGCATCATAGAGTTAGATTGTTCATCTTGATCCATTGCAGCTCGTTCAAGGGCAAGGTTCTGTTTTCTCTGATCCTGTATTGCCTGAATCTGATTACCCACTGCCTGATAATCTGCAAGGTCTCCTCCCCGTCTTCCTGCAAGTTCTCTAGTTCTTTTCTCTAAATCTTTATCACTTGCTGCCATTATTTCCATTATCTAGACAGGTTAAGAATTTCAGTTGTCATAGGTTGTTCACCTTCACCACTTTCATCATCCTCACCCTGTTTATTTTCTGCTTGTACTTTGTTGACACCTTGTATTGTCTGTCCCTTATCACCAAAATCAATAAGTGGAAAGTCAGGGTCAGTTCCTTTTGATGTTTCTATAAATTTATCGTACGTATCTCTAAGTTTAAACAGGGCACCAAGTCCATAGTGCTCAATATTATCAACCTTGAGAAACTTATTTAAATAAAATTTTAGTTCCATCAATCGGGCAATTGACATAGATGTCTCGAAAGAAATCGACAATAAGCGAATCAACACTTACTGCCACACTCCTCCTTTCCTCAGGCTTCTTACCTTTATTACAGTCTGGACAAAATACTTGGACGGGCTCTAATCTATCATAGTAAAGCTCTCTCAGTGCCATCAACATTGTAATATCTGAGTGTTTTGCGCCTAGTACATCCTGCTCAACCTGATTACCTTGCAAGTCGAAGTCTTTTATGAGGGCAATAGTTTTAATCATCTTAAGGTCTGTTATCTTTCTGAACTTAAGGTAGAGTTTAAATACCTTCATAAAATCATTCCAAGTTGGTACAATAGTTTCGTATTCATGGCCACCTAGTTCAATCTTAGCACCATTCATTACTTTTTCATCGATCTGCTTGAAATGGATGTCCTTGTTAAAATCAATACTCTTACTAATCGTCTTTCCACAGTCAGGACACTTAATATCTACATGGTAACTGAGATTTTCACTAACTGTACAAAGCTTCTTATAGAATATCAAAAAATCAATGTCCATGATATAACAATCTCTAATATTTGGATCGTCTTTGATTAATTCATGAACATCAAAATAATACTTACCCAGTGGATCATCACTCGGTACTTCCCCAATATAATTACAGATTTCTAAGAAATTGTAAGGTTTAATTCTAACACATGGGAAGCTATAACCATAACCTCCACTTGGTAGAAGGGATACATTTATTTCCATACTTTTTAGGATTTAATTATGAAAAGAAAAACAACTATGAACTGTTTTCATAGCTGTTGTGTTTATTAAAAGTAAAGAGGTGATTATTTAAACCAATCAGGGGTCTACTTTTCACGGACCTAACTTGTCTATATTATATTATATTTTATCCTATTATAATTACATGTTCACCCTCGCCAGTTATAATTTACGTTGAAATTATATTAATATTATGAGTGGAGGGTGTTTTACAATCCAACCGTAATAGGCCAATAATCACACTCTTTCATGTATAAGGAATCTAAGGGCTTACTCATCCAAGTCTTCCACCTTAGTATTCTTTCTAACTACCTCTTCTTCCTCCCCTAGTTTACCGTTTTCCTTATAGTAACCTAGGTCCAGGAGGGATTCTAGTTTAACACCATACTTAGTAAGATTCTGTTCAATTACTTCTTTGCTTGGAACTAGTTTTTTATTGTCAACAGTCCAACTAACAACAAGTATACCAATCTCCTTACCGCTTTCACTACGTAAGAAATAGAGACCTGACAAGTAGCTATCCTCAACCATCATAGAGTGAGCATATCTTTTATCTATTTTCTCCATTTCATCTACATTAGCGACCACTGTTTTATGTCTACTAAGAAAAGTAACCATAGGATGAAGACTGGTCCTTACATTCTGATAATTCTGTGCTATCTCAGGTATACCACGATCATAGCAGACACTCTCATAACACTCACTGAAAAATCTAAAATGTAGTCCTGTAGTAGTTTTTAGGTTATCGTGAAAAATACTAATTACTACCCTATCAGCGTTTAAAGATAGTCTAAGCTTTTCTATTTCATTGTTAACACTAGTCTCGACATCATCTGTTAGGTCATATACAGATTCATCCTTTTCCTTCAGGTTATTTCTATCTTCTGTAATTGTCTTTGATATAATTTCCCTAGTATTCTTGTCGTTTAGTGTTACAAAGAAACTAACCACTGCCATAAGTAAGATAATGAAGACTATTAACTTTAGAATAGCCAACCAACTTACCTTACTTATTGTACCTAAGAATTTATCCCAAACATCCGCTAACTTACTAAGAACTGTTACTTTATCTTCTGTTAACATATTCTTAATCCTCTTTCTGCTTCGCTGCTAATCGTTCTCTTCTCATAGCAATGCGCCTATTCTTCTCTTCGTTTTGCTTAATTAGGTTCTTCCTACTAAGTCCATAGAGTCCTGCACCAATGACACCACCTATTGCAGCACCTTTGACGGCACTCTTACCTGATGCTTTTATGAGCTTTTTAAATCCCTTGCTTGACATTTTTCTTGTTGCGTTGACATTGTGATTGAACCTGTTTCTTACACTTTCGTTCAAGAATTTTTTTGCCTTTTTCTACATCTTCCGGTTTTACCCCTCTTGTATTTATCTTGTCAACAACCTTGTTGATCTTATCCAAAGTGATTGCATCTTTAGTTACAGCATCCGTCACCTTCTTGGATAACTTATCACCGCCTGCTCTAAGAGTACTTCTTGCTGCTAAGGCTGCACCAAGTCCACCTGTTGCAAGTACGCCCTTTGCTGCATCGGATTCACGTTTCTTAGCCTGCTCTTCTGTTTCTGCGTAGCTATTATCTGAATAGTATCTTCTAATTAGTATCATAATTTATTTACAAAGATTAAATAAGTACTTATAGTTTTCTAGTTTCTGTAGCATTGACTCTACTTCACTAGAGATCCCTTTAAATACTACGTCTTCTGGTATGTCGTGATAAAATTCGACAGCAGTTTTATTAATTATATCTTCTAGTAGTTCGATTGGTTCAGACTTATCACAAAATTCTGGATTAATGTCAAGAGGTCCCATGCTACCTAAGACACCCATGAATGTTTCAGCAATCTTATCTTGATAGCCGATAAGATCTTCATACAGGTCATCTAGGTATTCATGTATATCCTTATGTTCTGCTGCCCAATGTAGATTCTTGCATCTAATCTTCCAAGCCTCTACTCTATTTAGGTAAGATATAAAAATGTCTCTGTCACTATCACTAAACTGTTTTACTCTATACTCTATCATCCCTAAGTTATTAATTGTTAGAGTTAGGGAAGGGAAAGATAATAACACTTACCTCTCCCTCTCCTAGTTAGTAATGTTAGAGATTCTTAAACTCTAATGAATAGTGCTCAAACTTAGCTGAGAGTGTAACATCTGAACGATCACTTTCTGCCTCAGCCTGACCATTATTATCGATACCTGCGTCCTGAATAATTACATTGTAGAAAGTAAGCTCACGAACATCAAGTCTCTGTGCGTTTGTAATAAAGAGTTTGCAATCCATTACTACATCATCCTTACGGAATGAGTACTTTGTCTCACGATCAGAAATTTTTTGTCTCCAGTCATCAAGGAAGTATGTAATTGCCTGATCCTCTCTATCAACAAATGACAGTGTTAAGTTACCTGAGGTCGTCTGGTTGGTCTGCTGATAAATTGCATAACCACCACGCATACGCTTCTCAATACCAGTAACACTAGTATCAACACCTACCTGAACACTATTGAGGCGTGCATTAATAATATCATCGCCTGGATAATAAACAATCTTAGGAGCTGAGAGTACTTTAAACTCCCACATGTCACCACGCAAGAACTCCTTATTGTTGTCACGATAGGTTGAGGTATAGTCAATAAACTTTGCTCTAAGTTGACTACCTCTTACAAGATCTGTAACTGTTGCCATGTTATTAAATTTTATATTGGTTTGTTATAGTTTATTATTATATCTAAGTCTACTATGTTTTTCACTAGGTCACTTATCTTAGTTTCAATTTTTAGACTTAGAGTTCCTTTTTTCTGGTCTATCTTAAACTCCTTAACTAGTAATGATCTAACTATAGAAAATCTGGTCTGTATCTTCCCTAGTATACCTTCTATCACTCTTTTAGTAGCACCGGTATTTGGGAGAGATAAGTAAGTCCATTTGTTCTTTTCTAGTTCTCTCTGTATCTTACCAAGACAGAATCTCATTAGTCCAGAAGTTTTATAGTCAGGACCATCAAAGTAAGTCGGGTAATAGTAATACTGCCCATTATCAATCATGTAGTTGGCTTTCTTTTCAACTAGGCTAGACTTGAGATCGTCTTTACTATACGTTACACTTCTTTCGATTGGACTAGTATAGATAATATCATTCCCTGTAAAAGAGTATGTACCACTTAGTAGGCCTCTCAGGAACGTATAATACGCTGGTCTATACTTACCAGAACTATTCATCATACTCTCATAGAAGTATAGCAAGTAGTTCAGTTTATCGTCTGTATAGTTATTCCTGTAGTTACCTTCATTACACTCTATCAATACTTGACTCCCAGACTCTACTACCTTACCTAGTAACCACTTCCACATAATCTCATAACTACCATCTACCACGTAATTATCTGGATCTGGTAGTAAGATGAAGTCAATATAAGTAGTATCTTGGTATTTAAGAAGAGACTCTAGGCCCTTCTTATGTGATCTTCCTGTCTCCTTAGTAGATCCACTGAGTTCCCACCTACCTTCTACAAGTCCCGGATCTCTCCAATCTTGCTGTATATAGTAGTTACCCTTATCTTCTACACTGTAAGGCTTATATTCAGTTTCTATGGTTACTTTACGGTTATTTCTAGTATTCTTCCAGATCCCTTGATAAGTTTCTATTAGTCTACAGTAAACTATCTTAGAGTCTCTGTTTATAATACTGTCTATTCTTTTATCTAGTTCAGTTGTCCATGAATATCCAAAGAAGGTTTCTACTATATTATATCTTTCAATAGTTACTTTATAATAGTACTCCTCCTCTGTATGTTCAATCTTAACTGTGATATTTCCACTAACACCACCGTTACCAATCGTCCTAGACCAAAATTCGATCCTAGATTCATCCTTGCTTAGCTTGTCTAGTATCTTTCTGTTTATATCTACTGCTGGTTCAATGATGAGGCCTTCCATATTATACAAGCCGGTCACATGTACACTAACAGGACAATATAAGATATCCCCTACTAGTTCATACCCTGATTCTGTAAGTTGATCTATTAAGTCCTCAATACTAGAAAACCCCCTAACTGAATGGTAATAATCTCCACTAGGTTCTTCAGGTATACTATCACCGTCATCATAGTAGAACATTACTTTGTCATAGTATTGTGGAAGTATTATGTAGGAACTCTCACTTTTTAGTTTTAGGTTTTCATAGTTGATTCTAAATGCAAGTGTGTGTGTCCCTTTAATGATAGCGTCTTCATCTATATTTCCTGCATCGTACTCATCCTGTATTTCTTGTAGTACCTCAACATCTCCATCAGTATCTTCATCAAATAGTGGATGACAGTATGTAGTATGTGATTCTAGATGACATAACCTAAGTGTATCCCTATTACTATGTGACAGTGTTTTTGGAAGTTCTAAGTTTTGTGGGAGATCTTCTATATTCACCCAACCACCTAGACTATCTAACCAAATCAACTTATCAAATGTATAGCCCCTAGGAATATCTTTATACTTACCTTTACCTTCTATGTTTACGTTCTTATAGATCTTACCTGGTACACCCTTGTCTGGTAGATTATTTATAAAAAATTCATCTTTATCGTCAAGGAATGTACTGTAATCTATATAGTTTCTTCCACTAGCCCGTTCTTCGTCTAGGATAGGCCTGAATAAGTATAATGTGTTTCCAGATGCTACTAATTCTCTGAGATAATCGAAGTCCTTAAAATCTGTTCCAAACCATAATGTTAATTCACTGACAGTTCTTACAAATACAGGCTTTTCGAATGACATCTCAGAATCAACTACCTCTGCTAAGATAATAGAGTCTTCCCGCTTATCTTGTGATTGATAGTTTATCCTAGTTTTTCCTAATTCTAAGTACATTCCTTATCCGATTATTTTTACTTTCTTTGGGCTGATCTTTATAGGCTTGTTAAACTTACTAGACACTGTTCCGAACTTTTCAGTAATACTAGTTACTTTATCAGAGTCTACTTGTATTGCGCCACCATGATCAGGATTTTCCCCAACAATGCTAAATGCAACTGTTAAGTCATTACCTCCAGATTCTATTTCACCAGATCTCTCCTCTATGAAATCTTTAAGTGTCAAGAGAAGTTCATACTTGTTGATGGTACTCTTCTGTGGTGTCATACAGTAGATAGTGCACTTAAAGGTTACATTCTTATAAGGTGCAATACATGTAAACTTCTTATCCACAGAGGTAATTTTATTATATGGTTTTTGATACCCAACGAAGTTATTAAATCCATCTTGTCCATAGTCTAAGAAATCATGTGCCTCACTATTAAAAACTGAGACTTCCATACACCTCTCAAAATATGTTCTAAATGATTTATACTGATCATCTGCAATCGTCAACCTAAATTCATTACTAAACTCAATGGATGTTGGGAAGCTAATTTCACCATCATATAGTCCTGCCGTCTTAGTAGTGAGTTTTGATTTCTGCATTTCAAAAGCTACAATCGGCAACCATCTATTATAAGCAGTCATTACACCATGATCTAGCTTATTCCACAAGTTAATTTCTTCGATCGGTGGTAAGAATGATTTTCCACCGTTCTCTGATAAACCTACGAATGGCTCAAATATAATCTCCCAGTATGAATTAGTATCTAGGGTCATTACTTTCAGTGGGTTATTTTTTCCACCTACTACCTTTCCTGCTGTTGTTATGTATGGGCTCTTCTCAAATGTATCAAACAAGTCCTGTACTGTTCTGATTTCACCAACATCGGATACATTACACAAGTCTTCCAGTGTCGTATTCATTCCCTGAAAAGCACCATTACCCAAGTAGTTCTGATTGAATTGATAATCAGATGGACTTGTTGGTACCTTTCCTATTGCTGCATCTACAAGTTTATTTGCAATACTCTTAATAGACATACCCTTAATGGATTCGCCTTTAGAGTTTGCCTTAGTCCATGATTGATACTCGCCCCTTGCATCAGCCTCTTTTTGTTCTTCCTTATCATAAGGTCGGTTTATCGGGTATTTCTTCTCAATGCTTTCTCCGTGTATTAATCCGGTTGCTGCATCTTTGATTCTCTTAAAACCTCCCTCAATTGCTCCTCTTAGTCCACTTCTAGCTGCATCTGTGATAATACTTGGTTTACCTGGGAGTCTATCACGGTTTACTTTGTACTTCTTCTCTTGCTCAGTTCTTTCGTATACTAAGAGAGATAGTGTTTCATCAAGTAGTACCGCCCTAGCCTTTTGACCAAGTCCTTTACCCCAACCACGACCTAAGACAGTTTCTGCAATAAATCTAAGATAATTATTTGCATTTATCGAGTCTATTCCGAATCCAGGTAATTTTGTACGTGGTCTGAACCTAGGACTGCTCATCATAGCTTCCCTGTACAGTGCTGCTTCAAACTTTTTTATATTCTCAGGACTAATCTTATTACCACTAAGATACGTAGACATGAGTGACGATATCTTAGCAGCCCAACCTTTATTTATTGACTTATCTTGTAGGAAGTGTAGGAGATTTTGGTAGTAGTTATTGAGATCTTTATAGTCACGTATCTTGTTAACTAGTACATCAATCCCAACATCTTCATTCCCTGGCTTACTAACTTCCTTACTAAGCTCAATCTTTTTATCTCCTACTTCTACCTTACTAACTTCCTTACTAAGTTCTAAGTCCTTGTTTTCGATATTTAGGTCAGATCTTTTATTGCTTAGGTCTGGGTCTTTCTTGGTACGTTCAACTTTCGCAACTTTCGTACTAAGTTCTTCAGCATTTCCACCTTGATTATCATTCACTGCTAGTACTGAATCATATAGTCCATCAGATTCAGGATTAAATTGTGTATGTTGGTCTGTTGCTGCGTCATTGATTACCTTACCGACTATCCTACTAAGCTCTAGATCTTCCCTACCGTCTTCTATCTTGCTAATCTCCGTACTAAGTTGATTATCCCTAGTGTCATTAATCTTACTTACTATATCACTAAGTGGATAATCTCGCTTGTCATCTATTTTACTGACCTTCTTACTTAGTTGCGGATCCTTTTCAGTATTTTCTATCTTACTTATTTTCTTACTAAGTGGGTATTCGTGATCTCCTTTTTCAATCTTTCTTACTTCCTTACTCAGTACTGGGTCTACTACCTTTCCCCCTACCTTACTAACATCACTGCTTAGGTTAGGCGTCTCTTTTCTGTCTCCCTCTACCTTACTAACAGTCTTACTCAGATTATTAGTACGATTATCACTGATCTTACTTACTTCCTTACTAAGTCCAGGATCGCTAATATTATCACTAATCTTGCTAACCTCCCCACTTAGTTTAGGTTCTTTCATATTACCTCCCACCTTACTAACATCACTGCTTAAGTTTAGGGCCTGTTCTGCTCTTTCTACCTTACTTACTTTCTTACTTAGTTTTTGATCCTTCTTATTACCTTCGATCCTACTAACATCCCTGCTAAGACTTGGATCGGTTTCTGTTTTCTCTATCCTACTTACCTTCTTGCTGAGTTGCTCTTTCTTCTTATCTCCTTCTAGCTTACTCTTCTTTTTTGCTAACTGTACATCTCTTGTATCACTAATCTCTGCTCTCGTCTTACTTAACTCAGCTTGATCACGAATACCTTCTATCTTACTAACATCTTCACTTAGTTTGTATTCATTATCATCTTTAATCTTGCTTACTTCTTTCCCAAGTTGTAAGCCATCTCCTACTCCTTCTATCTTACTAACAACCTCACTTAGCTCTGCGTCTTTATGGTTATTTACTTCTACCTTACTAACATGCTTACTCAGGGTTGCACTCTTACGTTTTCCTCCTAAGATCCTCTCAAGATTCTTACTAAGTGCATTATCTGTTGTTCCTGAGTTTATTACCTTCTCTACATTCTGACTCAGTGCAGGTTCTTTACTACCATTCCCAATCTTCTCGACTAGACTACTTAATGTCTGAACCCTCTCATCACTAATTGTCTCAACTGTCTTACTGAGTTCATTTTCTCTCTGGTCATTTAGTCTTTCTACTTCCTTACTAAGTGATTGTTCTCTTGTGTCTTGAATTTTCTCAACATCCCTGCTAAGTTCGTTCTCTCTATTGTCTTTGATTGTATCAACCTCAGTACTAAGTGGCGTTTCTCTAGCATCATCTATTTTCTCAACAGTCTTACTAAGCTCTTTCTCCTCAACACCCTCTATCTTACTTACTTCCTTACTGAGATCTACCTTCTTTTCGCTACCCCCTACTTCAATAACAGAATTAGATAGGGCTACATTCTCATTTGACTCTATCTTCTCTACCTTATCTGATAGTGGTACTTCGTTCTTTAATTGTCCATTGAAACCTATGACACCAATTTTATCTTTTTCTAAGCTAGTATTTTCTTCATATTCTGTCCTAAGTTTTCTAAGATACTTACCTAGGGCTGATATTTCTTCTGGCTTAGTAAATTGTTCACAGGATCCAGGAACTTTATTATCTTTTCTTATTTCCTCATCCATAGTTTTACATGTCTAGTGTTTCAATAATACTCATCAACGTATAGGAGAATAGTGTATCACCTGTTTCACTATAACCTTGTTTTAATGTTATCTTGAATCTATATGTTCTCTTGTCTCTGGTGTATTGTAGTTCATCACCAACTTCTAGAGATCCATCATTAGTAATAGCCTCAACACTATCCCTATTTCTATTCCATACGTCTTTCATGTCGTTCTGATTAATAATGAGTGTTGTCGTAAACTCATCATAATCATTCTCAAGTGTACTATCAGAGGAATATGATCCACCAAATACATTCTTCCACTTACTATTTTCTTTAGGTCTTAGTACTATGAACTTTGTACCTAACATTGCTAGTTGTGCTTTTATTGTCTTTAGTGTAGCTTTGTAGAATTTATTACTCCTCTCTACACTCCTTGATGCCATATTCTCTGCCATACTTTTACAATATATTATCTAAGATAGTACAATAACCTTCTTCATCAACAATATACTCAACTAGTTTAATATACTGCTGAATTGTTAAGTTGTCTGATAGCTTCATAACAAAAATATTTCTATCTAGACTTGTACTGCACCTATTGAACTTAGACAGTTTCCTAATGAAGTCTTCTATCTTAATCTGACTATATTCCAAGTCCATAGGTATATAGATTTTTATGTTCTTAATATCTCCTGTTATACTGATTGAGTCTTTTGGTATTTTCTGACTTACTTCAAAATCTTCTACTCCATCAGACTCAAGCTTTTTCTTAATTTCTTCTATCATTTTATTGAAGATTGAAAAATTCTTTAGCCTAAAACTAACCATAACTGTTAGAATTTATTATTAAATACATTAGGAGTTAATCCCAATGACATAATCTTCTTTAGGATCGTTGCAAACTCATTTTCATTTCTGATTGCATACGTATAGAGTGATACATTATTTAGCTTAGACTTATTGATCACATTCTTCCAGTGATTATATACACCACCAATTGCCTTATCCTCTTTACTATTATGTACTGCTGATATCATGAAAATACCAGATGCAATAGACATTTGAACGGGCGCTTTATTATCACCCTCTGAGAAATGATGTCCCTCAATGTAATAATTCTTCTTCAATACATTAAGGAGGAACTTATTATTTAACATTCCTCTAGTTGGTGTAATACCTAGTTTTCCCAATGTATCTGCCCCTAGCCCATTAATTGCTAAATCCATACCAGACATAATTACATCTGGGATAGACTTTAGTGGGCTCTTGATGTATGTAAGTGCTTTTGATAATCCACTTCCAATAATCTTAGTTGCATCATACTTAGAAATACCTGCACCCTCTGAGAAACTCCTATCTTCCTCGTCTCCACATGCCTCAGTAATTCTTCCTGTTACTATTGCATTATTGTCAAGGAGATTAATCTTAGTACCTAATGTATTGCTCAGTTCCATCATAAAATCACATACTGACATGTAGTTTGTGAATTTGATATTAACTGAGTATGAGTTTGCGTTTAGGTTAATTACTTTCGCATCGTACTCCATACCAAAGAATTTTCTACAGTATGAATCGAGTACTTTATTAACCTTATCTAAATCTTCCTTACTAAGACCAAAGGTATACATAATTACTTGGTTATCATGGATAGTAAATGTAATCTTATAAGCAGTTACGTTTCTATCATTGAAGCTAAATTTCTCCTCAATCTTAGCTCTCTTATCCACATTCTCACCAACCACAATACCAGCCACTTGATATACACCAAACTGACGTCGTATACCTCTATCTACTTCTTGATACTTGATACTTGACATTGGCTTGTGGAAGTAATTTAGTAGGAGCTTTGTTGCAATACCTCCTAAAGTTCCCCACTTAGCACCAGTCAAAGCACCACCAAGTACTGTATTATCATCCATCAATCCTCCAGTTACTGCACCGATACCAGCTCCAATGCCAGCACCTTTACCTACAGTTTCTAAGACACCTGGTAATCTATCAAGTGTTTTAGGTCCTGTATAGTGCCCCTCTTGGATTGAAAATTTCTTGTTTCTAAATTTAATCATATACTACTTAGAGCGGAATAATATTATGTGCATTTGCTGCTAGATCTCCGAAAGTTAGTTTACTTCTATCAAGCCTCTGTGCAAACTTAGACTTTCCATATTTTTCTGCAGTTCTCTCCAACTTTGGTATTACCTTCTTTGGAATCAATGGGTGATCCCTAACATAGGCAAGGACTGGTGTTCCCCAAGGAGCTGCTATAGCTGCACCAGCTGGTCCTCCCATTGCAATACCCATAGGAGTAGATGCCTCACTTAATGCTGCAATACCTACTACATCAGGTCTCTTGATGGTAGCCTTAACTGCCTTATTAGCTGTCATACCTACAGGAGTTGTTGCAATCTTATTTGGGGCAGCCTTAATATCCTTTACTGCCTGAACTGCATCCCTCTTTACCTGCATCGCTGTCTTAGGGGCGAATCCTTGCTTTACACCATAGCTAGGAACCTTGCCAGTGAATACCTGCTTAACTGCATTTCCTGCCTTAAGACCTACATTGTCTAGCTTTGTCATTCCCGCATTAGCAACCTTCTTAATACCTGCCATAAGTTTAGTTGCTTTTGAATACTGCTTAGTTCTTAGTATAATCATAGTATTTCTTATAATAAAAGTTCTCCGTACCAACCAGACTGTAGTGAATAGTTATCACATCTACTACGAAGCTCCTGGTATGATGCATCTACGTTACTCAAGACATCTACTGACATATTTGGTAGTTGTAGAGATGCTTTAAGCTGTCTAATATAATCTAGTAAGTGAACCATACACAGGTCCATAAAGAAGTTACCCCTTGCACCAGTCTCTACATCTAAGAAGAATATCGCTGAGTTTTCTGATTTACTATTAAACGATTTCTTTGGTGTGAAGTCTGGAATAATTGGATAACTAGTGAGTCCTTTTAAGCATATAGTCGTCTGTGGTAGGTCATCTAAGAATACATATGGTTTTCTATAGTCCGTCACGTATTGATAAGCGCCTGGACCTGGATAACTAGATGTACCTCCAAAACCTGCGTATGTATTACCTGAACTTCCCGCACCTACCCTCCACATTGGCATAGAATTAAAGACAAGGATTACTCTATTTAGTGGTATAATACACTTAAGCCAGGATGTAAAATTAGATTTCAGCTCATAGTAACCATCACCTATTGAATCACATGGTACAAGTTGCTCTCTATCGACAGTACTTTCCCATATGAGAGGGGTAGTTAATTCAAACTCCCTTAGTGCTTTTTTGAAAATCTCTAGCAATACTTCATCTGCACTAACGTAGTCATTTATTCCAAGTAGTTCATCCAGACTGTGTATTCCTAGAAGTGTAGACCTAATAAATACTTTCTTCTTTAAGTCTGATAGTAATGTTTTATCTGCCATGCTCTTTTATTTTATTTGGCCGCACGATATTTTATAGTAGAGGGTAAGTAGGAAAACTCTACCTACCCTCACTACCTATGTAATTTTAAATATTTCCTTCAAATGGCATACCCATATCGTAAGCCTCATTATAAACCTCTACAAACTTGAGAGATCTTGGATAACGAACCTCTACTAAGACACGAACTTTATTCTGCCTTGCTAGTTCATCGTTGTTAATGCTAGCAATTGTGATCTGGTATGCATCAACAGTATAAGACATTGACAAGATCTCAGTACGGAAGAAGAAATCAAGTGCAGACTCCATATCAGAGTACAGTGTCTCACCAATTCGTCTACCAATAAACTGTCTCAAGATCTTAGGGAATGACTTACTGAGGCGGATGAATAGACGACTATTTGCTTCATCAGACATAATATTATCCTCTGACTGCTTTGTATAGTTGTCGTTCATATTCCAAGCCTGTGACTGATTATTCCACATAACGGTATTAATCTTCTTGCTCAATAACAACTGACGTGTCTTCTTATTGAATTCTGTCACTGGCTTCTGATACTGTACTACACCATTTGTTTGACCGATAATTGGTGCGAACTCTCTATCAAGGCCTCTATTTCTACCTACTGCCTCCCAATAAAGTGTACTAGGTGCTGCATAATACTTAAAGCCAACGGTACCTGAGTCAACATCCCAAGGTGCACTGACATAGAGCTTATAACTATCCTTGCTCAACTTATTTGCTGAATTAGCGATAGCGAGGTAGTTTGTACTGTTCACTGTACTAACTGGGTAGAAGTAGTTTTCGTTGATCGCCAAGTTAGCCATATATGATTGAACAGCTGGTGATGTACAACCAAAGTCAGCAAGTCCCTCAGTCTGATAAACCTCATCAAGTGCAAGTCTATCAAATGCCTTCATAATGTCAGAGTCACTAACATTGAGTATAGAATACTTCTCAGGGTTAATGCCAAGATTTACATGAAGCTCCTCTGGATCTGCCTTATCGAGAGTAATACCCTTCTGATACTTGAAATACTTACCCTCAGACTCAGTACCAACCTTTGCGATATCACCTACCTTTGGCTTAACAATGTGCTCGTTAAGTGATGCAAGTGAAGATTCGTCATAGTTAGCAGTGCCTGTTGTATCCATCTTAACCCAACCTGGCTCTGATGTAGTAACTGTGCACTTGTAGTATGTTACCTGACCACTTTCATTGAGCTTTGCATACTGACCGTCTGTGCCTTCTACTGCCTTGAGTGTAGTAAGATCTGTATACTCCTGTGCACTATCAGCCTCTGTACCACTAGGGCTATACAACTGCCAATCTCTTGTAGTAGTTGTCTTATATTCGTAGTAATCAACAGACTTCTTACCAACTACTGCTACGTCACCAACACTTGCAGTAGCTGCCTTCATATCAAGCTTACTGTCATATGCCTTAACCTTAACAAGATCACCAGACTCAAGCTCATCCTTCTTAACTGGCATCCAACCTGTCTGCTTTGATTTAGGAAGATAGCCAAAGTAGTCAAGACCAAGATCGCTCAAGTCGTCAGGAAGTTGTAGTTGAATCATCTTAAGTGACTTATTCAATTCATCTACTGTTACATCACTACGACCAGCAATCTTACCAACATTGAAATATACTGGCTCACTGCTTACGCTAGGGTCAATTACTGCTACCTCATAGAAGTCACGATCAAGTACATCTGCCTTTGGTGAGATAGTACCGTTCTTAGTGAAAGTGTCTAAGACGGTTGTAAGTACTGTATAAGGAGAGTTACCACCACTATTTACATCTGCCTTACTTAGTTCCTTTGTAATCACTGCATCATGATTAAACCTGCGGATACGAACCTTAAGCGGTGTACTTGAATTATAGTTGTTTACTGCATAATTCTTAGCTGGCTTAAATCCTGAGAATGCTGCACTATTCAGGTCCACAATCTTCTGTCCGGGATTTTCTGGCGTCCAATCCTTCTCGCAAACTACTACATACGCGAGACCATCCACGCCACGCTTATCGGACTTATCTAGGACCTCAACACCAACATAAACCTCATGGAATACAACACTTACTGCATCCTTAGGGTCACTTGCTACTACCTCTGCCTTCTCATCCTCGTATAATGTGTATGATGGGCTGAAGAAGATTGATGTGTCGTTAAGGTATGATACAAGCTCCTTAAGATTCTGTACATAGTAGTCGTATTGTGGTCCCTCGTCTGTTGTCCTATTACCAAGTGAACCTACGCCATTGATAGACACTGCCCAACCATCTGAATTATGATCTGCACTATCCTTATCAACATCTACTACCAACTTAAACTCTGGTACCTTCTTGAGCAATTGACCATCACGTACAATATAAACACTATTGTCATCTTTTACGAGTGGTTTTGCAAAGAAGATATCACTAGCCTTACTTGCACGAACTAAGAGCAAGTTATTTGAACCAGCGAGACGATAAGCATTCAACCACATTGTCTCAGCCATTGTATGATCGTCTCCCTTATATAATTTATTGAGTGACTCTACATATCCCTTTGTTAGGTCCTGTGATGAATATGTAGCAATGAACTCTGCCTGGCTAGTAATCAACGTTGGTACTGATGGTCCTGCGTCTGATACAATAACACCACCAATAATCAAGTTTTCACCTGCCGTTGGATTTACTGAGGCAGTTCTAATTTTCTCATGAACTTTTACGTATGGTTCCTGAGTCTCTTTCCACTGTGCCATTAAATTTATTCTTATTTAATTAATTAACCAACCTCTACTAGATATACTGGGTAACCTGCTTGTATAAATCCGTCCACTACTGACAGGACTGCATTTAGATTACTCCTAACATCTCGTACAGTTGATATCTGTATTTCGTTATATTTGTTAGATGCGAAATTTGTTGATACCTGAGCTGCTGGAATATTCTTACTTAATTTCCTACTTAAGTTTCTTAGTTCAGGGTCATCTGCTGTATTAACTAACATCTTAAAATCAGAACCATCAGAACTAATTACTAGACAAACCTTAGTACCGAGTAAGTTAGCCTTCTTTGGATCTCTGGTATAATCTTGATCCTCTCGATAATACTTCTTATTGAGCTCTCTTAGTATTGGTGCCATAAGTCTATTATCTGCACCTTTCCTATTGAAATGCTCATTCAACTGTCTAGCTGTTCCAACTAAGGCTCCAAGTGCTGCACCGATAATCGCACCAGCCCCAGCAAGCATCTTACCTTCTTTAAAGAAAGGGACTTTCTTGACACGTCCACTAGCTAATGCACCAGCCGTTGCACCAATACTTGCCCCCTTAATCGCATCATTAACAATATAATTACTAAAGTCTTTCTCTCTAAACTTAATCATATTGTTTAATTACTTTTTTTCAAGATTAACCGCCAACACCAGGTGCTGCGCCTGGAACTGCTGCTGGACTAGAACCTGCTGCCTTCTTTGCCTTAGCTGCCTGACCCTTAACAGTAGTCTCATCTGGAAGACCTACCAAGTCCTCTGCATTGTATTCAGCTGAACGCTCACCTGCTGCATTGATAGCAACTGGCATCATACCATCATCCAAAACTGCTGATGTCAACTCATCATTAATTACTTTCTCTGCCATAATAATTTATTTTTAATATGTTAGTTATTTATCCTAAGATACTTTTTATTCTACTATATCTACCCTTCTGAGCAGGCGGTTGTACTTGCTTTATACCAGTATTTAACGTCCTCACTGAATTACTTGTTCTATTGAGCTGGGTAGTTAGTTTATTAAGTGCATCTAATTCTCTCTCTCGAATCTCTCTGTCACTCTTACTCTTCTTCTTATTGTTGTACGTATTGGCCACATTTAATGCAAGACCTGACGCACTAAGTACTAAGAATGGACTTTTTAGATTCTTTACTGTATTTGGATTCTTCTCAGCCCATGCGGAAGCTTTCTTCTTAACATTGTCAGATAGCTCACTTACACTGCTATAGAGTCCTTGTCTAAATCTGATCATATACTATTAATAAGAATAACCCTCCCTCTGGGTCATATTAGTTTTCCAATCTGCTCTTTCTCTCCTAAGTGCTTGTCTCTTTGCATATTCAAGTCGCTGGTTATAGAATTCATTATCCTTTGCCTGCTTACTTCCCTTGTTATATGCCATTACACCTGCCGTTAGACCACCAATCATTGCGCCAGCCTTACCAAACTTAGCTGCACCTCGACCCATTGCTGATAATCTAGATACTTGTCGTCCAGCTGCATTAACACCAGGCTTGAATAGTCCCTTTGTTGCACCTATGACAGCACCAGCACCAAGACCAGCCGCAGCACCTGTCGCAGCTTGTTTTACAATTGGCGAATAACTATTGGTCTTTTTCTTTTCAGCGAGAATATCAGCATCTTTCATACGTTTGAGATTATCAGTATCATCCCAGACCGTATAATTTTTTCTTTTTAACTTATATACTGCCATCTTACTGTTGTTCTATTTGACCTGCCTGTTGTTGTGCGAGTTGTGCTTTTCTATCTTGTGCGTCTTGATATTTATATGCACCTGGGTCAAGTGTCTTACCAATCTTTTTAGTAAGTGCCTGACTACCATCCCAAGTTGCCTTAGTGAGACCTACACCAACACCAATTGCACCAAGATTAGCAGCTGTCTTATGATTTTGTATGAACTGGCCTACCTTGACTGCTGCATTATTCTGAGTACCTGTAATACCCTTGCCTAATGTACCACCCTTACCAAGTTCCTCAAGTCTCTTACCAAACTTCTGAACCTGCTTAGTACCCATCATACCAAAACTACCAACATTAGCTGCAAAACCTGACATTGTTTGTGCGGGATGTGCTTTAAACTTGTTAAAATCCCACCATCCTGGCTTTAAGCTACTAGGTTTGAAATTCTTAACAGCACTAGTCACTTTACCAATGAAACCTGGATTAACTGCTGCATACGCCTTCTGTTGTGGAGCCTGTGGTTGTTCCTGTTGTGTTGCTGCAATTTGGTCATTCATCTGTTTCTTATCAGACATATAACCCATTACTGCTGGAACTGTTGTAAAACCTCCGGCCATAACCCAAGTAGATTTCTTCTTCAAGTTATTACCGACCATCTTACCAAAGGATTTTCCCATTGTTGATATACCACTCAATGCTGAATATGCTTTCTGTTGTTGTCCTGTCTGTACCAAGTTTCCGTTCTCGTCAGTATCAAGACCATTCTTCTTCATATTATGTTGAATGAACTTACCTCCTGCATAACCAGCAACTCCCATAGTAAGACCAGTTGCAACATTACCTGCCATGCTCTTACCAAACGTTACACCACCAGCCTTACCTACATTACTTGCAAGTCCAGCTGCCTCTTTACCGAAACTAGTAATAGCACCTTTAGCTTTCGCAATATTTCTAAGTGTACCAACGGAGAATCCAAATTCTTTCTGCTTTTGATCAAGACTACTCGCCGCTGCCATTGCTTGTTCTGGATTACTCTTCGCACGTTCTGCAATACGATCAAGCTTTCTATTTTGCTCTTTCAATAATTCGTCGTGCTTTTCCATTTGTTCTGCTTGGGCCTCTGCTTGTTCTTTCATCTGTTCACTCTGATCACTACTCTGTTTCAAACCAAGTAATGTAGAACCAACAGTAAGAGCAGCACCAGCCCAAAACTCTTTCTGCCTATATTGAATCATCTTACAGTCCTCCTATATGATTAAGACTGCATTGAATCACTAGCAGATTTAAGACCTTTACCCAAACCTCTTGTAGCAGCGGCACCAATACCTGCTCCTACTAACCAACCAAGAGGACCACTTGCTGCACCTGCCAATCCACCTAAGCTAGATAGACCTTGACCAATTGCTGAGCCTAATGTTGCACCACCAGCTAATCCACCGGCAATAGCAGCAGGTTTTGAATCAAGTGCCTTACCAACACCGCCTGCAATACCGCCTACTGTATTCTGTGCGCCTTCTGCCCATCCAAATGTTTTTCTTTTTATCTTATATGTTGCCATAATTAGTCGTCCTTTAAATTATTCCATCCTAACCCTCTATTTAGTTCGCTCTGCATTTCTCTTAGCTCTGCCCTAATATCATCAGTCCTATGAAGTTCCCTCTGACTAGTTTTCATCCTACCTAGTCTGTTGAGGTCCATATCATATTTTCTGTTTCGTTTAAATCCGATAGAGGGCGCATTTGTATTAATGATATTAGAGAAACGTTTTATTATCATCATGCGTCTAATAGATAAATCTTATAGTTTAATCCGAAAGGTAGTATATTAAGGGCATCAATAGCGGAATCAATACTTGGGAACTCTAGGACAAGACTTCTACTAGGTTTATCGTACTTGATTGCATCACCTAATAATTCCTGTACTTGATATTTTAGGTTGAAGTCTGGACTAAATGAGCTATTGATAAACTCACCGCCCTTGTTTCCTCCGTTATTATTGTTATTGTTCTGTTGTCCGTTATTGTTATTTGGTTGCCCGTAATTGTTAAAACCACCTCCCTGTTGCTGTTGTGGCTTATTACCTCCGTTACGATTCTTATTCTTACTAAATAGCTTCACCCTATCTGAGTCGGAAAAAATCTTCTTACTTAGGGAGAGACTAATATTACCAAGTCGTCTGTCGTATACTTTTGGAGATAATCTAACGTCATCTGGTAATTTAGCTTTTGCACCAATCTTAAGGTACATACGATACTTATCCTTGTTGAAGAATGAAGTACTAATTACAAAACGTTCGATTACTATATTATTACCTCTCAGGATTGGAATTAATGCGCTCGAATTAATTGTTGGAAACTTATTACGGTCTCCATTTGTTCTCTTCATTAATTCAACATAAAGAGTCCGCATTGCATCATATTCTGAGAAGTTCTTCTGTCTAAAATTTATCATATCCTTACTTAACTATTGATAAATTATACTTAACACCCAATATTTCTATAATGTCTAATGCAATACCTAAGTGACTTGTCTCTCCAGTTACAGTCCTTTCTTTTGGATCTGTATCTGTGATTTTCATGTTGAAGTAATTCGGGTCGCCAATTAGTTTTCGAGTATATGGGTAAAACTCCTTGTCTTTTACTGTTATCTGATAAGAACCTTTATCTGTTTTTATAAAAGACATCAATACCATAGACTTAGAATTAACCTTACTTACCTTGTCGGCATCTTTCTTAGAGATTAGGTTGAAGTCTACATTCTTTTCCTCTAGATGATTGATTGCTTCATCAACTGCATCCGATTCGAGGAACTTACTTCTGAACTTTATCATCTTGTTTTATTGTTTTTTCTTCTTCTACAGACGTCTTCTTATTTCTGTCCTTATCTTCTGTTCTTAGTATTGTATTGATCTCCTCTAAGAAACCAAATCTAGTATCTAAGACTTCATAGTAAGACAGGTCACATCTAAACTGACACTGAAACGCAAAATTAGAGTTATCGTCTGGTTGATAGATATGGTTAAAATCCTCTGTTATCGAGCTCCACTTAACGGCAGCTGTAAAAGGATCACCATATTTATCTAAGGTAGTGAACTCAACGAAATTAGTAAGCAATAATACATCACTATACTTATTTTTAAAATCATGATACAGTACCATATCTGTTGTGTGAAATACAAATTCGACTGGCTGTTTATGACTCATGATATTTCTTTCTAGGTCTCCACGTTTAGGATGAGAATAGTTAGTAGGAGTCTGATTAAATTGATAAGTTATGTAAGAAGATTTAGTAAGTGTCTTCTCCTTATTCAACCTTACTAGCTCTACTCCATAATCATCAAGTATTCTCCTAACCTCTAGCAGAAATTTATCTTGATAGTCAATCTCACGTATCAAGTAATCATTATATCTCTTTCTCAGCGTGTAGATAGTATTATTTGTTGATTCTACCTCAGTGTTTCCATCACCTATTAATAATTTTGGGAAGTTATAGATCTTATAGTTCTTAACCTTAGGTCCCACAGGTCTTAGATAAAGAAGTTGACCTGAATAGAATAGGTAATTTATAAAATCTTCGTTCTTGTAATCAGCCTTAGATACTACAAAAACTGTATTCTTATAATTTTGTACAACCCTAGACTCTGTATCGTCTGCAATCACAATATTAATAATGTGAGGGTCATACGTAAGTCTCTCCAATCGTAGCCCATTTAGTGTAATAGTAGGGTGAGAAAATCTACTAGGCTTACTCATTGGTGTCATAACTAAGTTTCCATTACCAACTAAGGGCAAGCCAAGTGAATTTGATAAGGATTTCGCAGAGCTACCTGGAGAGTATGTTAGTGTAAGCGTTGAGGTATTTTCATTTTCTAAGACTGTATCATACTTGCCTTGTACTACTTGAAAATACCTACACTTATCTGTTGTAATGCGAAGACCGTTGTAGATTATTTCATTTCTCATAGTCTACCTACTAGAATTTAGTTAGCTGCCTGCTGCTGCAATACCACCACCAATGATAGCTGTCTTACCTATTCCTGTACCCCAGGTCTTCTTAGCAAGTGTTCCTATTGCATTACCAAGGCCAAAACTTTTACGTCTTAATCTGTACTTTGCCATATAACCTGTACTGTGTTTAAAAATAATACAGCCCCAGCTAAGAGATTAATCCTAGCGGCACTGTAAGTTGTAAAAAGTAGAAGGAGAAAACCATGTCCTTTATTGTAACATGAGAATTCCCCTTCACTTAATATCTAATTAAATCCTATTATACTTAAGGGAAAATTATATTCCTAGGATTAGAAACCAAACTTGAAGCTTACCTTCTGAACGAGCTCAGGTGCCAAGTAACGTACACCCTCCTGATAGTAAATACCACTAGCCATCTGAGTTGGGTTGTTGTAGTTACCAATAGTTGGAGTATCAGTCAATGGCATGTAAATACCACGTGCAAGAGGAGCCATCTGACCGTCCTGTGTCTTGTGGATAGCATAGAATGTACCCTCACCAGCCTTCTCCTGAATATCAGTAGAACGAAGTACAGGCACACCATCATACCAACCGAGGAGGTCACTGATGTATGTCATCTTAGTGTTGCGCTCGAACTTACCGATAACGCCACCCTTCTGGAACTGGTTAGCTGCCTGGTTACCTGCGATATAAGCAGTAGTAGTAACACCCTTAACAGCCTTAGTTGCAAGTGCAGACTCAACGTTGATCAAGTATGCATCGAACAAGTCAACACGTGAACGATAGTCCATGAACTTAGATGCGAGAGATGCAGGTGCGTTAGAGAGATCAAGATCATCCATTACGTTACCAGCATAACCCTTCTCGAGTGTGCTAACCAACTTGAAGTTGATAGTCTTTGTATAAAGCTCACGAAGCTTTGTGAACAAGAAAGTAGCCATATCTGAACCAGTTGCCTTCTTCATTGCACCAAGAGCTGCGATGTTATACTCAGCAACCAACATATCAGGTACAGTGTTCAAAGCAATCTGCTGCATCTTAGCGATGAAACGCTTGTCATTTGCATGTGCATTAGATGCGCCGTTTGTGCAGCTAGGAGTACCAGTTGTATCCTCCTTACCTACGATGGTGATAGTACCATTTGCAGGAACAGCAGTAGTCAACTCGAAGTCAATCTTACCATTGAGGTAGTTAACAGTACCAGTCTTAAGTACACCAGCAACTGCCATGAAGCTACCCTGACCATTATCGATCAACTCGTACTTCTTACCTGTGCCATCCTCAACCTTAACACGTACAGTACCTGGAATCAACTTACGACCTACGAGTGGAGAGTAAGCAGCGGTACCTGCGTTAACAGTAACTGGAAGTTCGAAGCCACCCATTACCTGTACGTCCTGATACTGATCTGGACCGAGGTTAGGAAGAACTGAACGAAGATCTGTTACACCGAGTACGTCGAACCAGTAAAACAAGCCGTTTGGCTGATCGAAGTCACGCTCGATTGACATATAACCTGCAAAAGAGCTTACGTAAGAAGCTACTGATGCGTTGAAATACTGTGTTGACAAGAGTGGAGTCTCAGAATAACCAGAGAAGGTCTTCTGAAGGAGGTTTGCGTTGTTACCACCCAAACCAAATACGTCCATCATTTCCTCGTTACGAGAAAACATCTTTGCATACTCATTACCACGAAGACGAGCGTCCTCTGCTGAAACTGAACTTGCGCGAAGGGCATCCATCATTGCAGAATTGCCCAAAATCTGTGAATAGTTATTCATATGTTATAAATTAATTTATATTACTTGTTTGTATATTATTTATTGCTGAGCCAAGATACAAGTGTATCATTCTCGCTAAATGTCTTCTCTGAGAACTGTGCCTCTACGATCTCAGGTTCTGCGTCTGGTGCAGGTGCTGCCTTAGCCTCCATAATCTGAGCTGATGCCTCTGCTGCTGCTGCCTTAATAGACTCAACTGCTGCAAGTGCCTTATCCTCAATGTTCTCTACTGTTGGAACTGCATTTGGATCTGCTACCTGTGCATTAGGATCAACTACTTGTGCGTTTGGATCTGCTGCGACCGCATTTGGATCTACTGCAACTGGAGCCTGTACTGGTGCTGCTACTGGAGCTGTTGCTGGAACTACTGCCTCTGCAAAGAACTTGTCAAGAGTAGAGAACTTCTTCTCATGCTCATCTGCCTTCTCTGCTTCCTCAATCAATGTCTCAGCCTCATCCTCTGTAAGTGGTGTAACATCCATTGTCTCACCATCCTCATTGATGATAGCCTTGGTGAACTCACCATCCTCATTCTTATCCTCAACAACTGCAACTGTATCACTGATTGGAGTAATAACCTCATTATCAGTTTCTACAGTATCACCAGACTCAAGTGCTTTCTCTACGTCATCCTGATCAGCCTCCTCTGAGAACAATCTCTCCATATAAGAAGTCATAGGCTCATGCTCTGAGAAGAACTTTGTCTCTGCCTCATTAGTGTAAACATCTGAGAACTGCTTTTCATCCTCATCACCGATAAGATTCTCTGCCTCATCGTCTGACAGTGGGTGAACGTTCATAGTCTCATCGTCTACTGCAACTACCTTAGTAAACTCGCCATTACCCTTATCCTCAACTACTGCTGTGTCATCGCTGATTGGAGTGATAATCTCACCCTCAGTCTCGATCTGCTCACCTGATTCAATAGCTGCCTCAATTGGACACTGGCTCTCACCATCTTCCTCTGAGAATAAACGTACCATGAACTCAGTCATTGGCTCATCCTCTGAGAAGAACTTTGTTTCTGCTTCGTCAGAATAGATATCAGAATACTCCTTCTGCTCCTCATCATCATCGTCATCATCAGCCTCATCCATAAGGGCCTCTGCTTCATCCTCTGTGAGTGGAGTTACATCCATAGTATCCTCTTCATCATCGATAATAGCCTTAGAGAACTCGCCATTTGTCTTATCCTCAATTACTGCAACATCGTCACTAATTGGAGTAATAATCTCGTTCTCTGTCTCAACTACATCGTCTGACTCTAGTGCCTTCTCTACATCATCTTGGTCTGCTTCCTCTGAGAATAGTCTCTCCATGTAAGCTGTCATTGGTTCTGAATCAGAGAAGAACTTAGTTTCTGCCTCATTTGAATAGATGTCAGAATACTCTCTTTCCTCTTCACCTTCAAAGTCGTCATCATTATCAGACTCTACCTCGATAAGATCCTCACCACCAAGAACTGCCTGTGCATCCTCTGCATCCATCTTCTCAAGCTGCATATCAACACCCTGTACTGATGCAAGAGTATGACCACCTGCTACATCTGAGATAATTGCGTTCTGTGCATCAATAGGAGTAATAACGCCATCTTCAAACTCTACTGGATCACCTGAATGAATTGCTTCCTCTACGAGATCCTGAGTGTGTGCGATACCTGCTGATGCCTCTGAGAACATACGGCACATCATTTCATTGTCATCTGAGTAGTACCTAGTTGTAAATACTGGTGCACCTACATACTCGCTGTACTCTCTTTCCTCTACTGGCTCTTCAACCTCACCTTGACCACATGCTGGATTTGCACCAAGACTATTAAGGAGCTGAATTGCATAGGTACGTGCGTCTTCCTGATTATCGAAAATCTCTACTGACTGTACACCATCCTCCTCGAGCTGTGCCCTCAATTCCTCAGCACTCTCCTCTGAATACTCCTGTGCATCTACAATGATATGATCAAATGGCTGAACACCTACTACAAAGAGTGGCATGAAATCGCTGTAGTTACGAGTCTCAACGTTTCTATCAAGCTCCTCTACTTCCATCTCATCGTCGTCCATAGTTACCTTTGCCTGGTCACCTGTTGTCTCATTAGTAACAACAACTGTATTATCCTCATCTGGCAACTTCTCAATCTTAAGATCACCTACCTTAGCTGTCTCCTCACTCTCGATTACCTCTGAGAAAAGACGCTCACAGTACTCTTGATCGCTGAAAATACGAAGAACTGCCTGATTGTCTGTGAATACTGAAAATTCCTTCTCATCACAGTCGCCATCCATACAAGGGCCCTGCTTTGCAAGATCCTCAACAAGACGCTCATTACCAGCCTCAGGATTTAAACCGCCATCCTCTGCTTCTGGGTTAATGACACCCCCATTTACGTGATTCTCTACTTTCTCATCTGGTGCGCCAACCTGATTACCTGGGTGAACTCCATCTGCAGACGGGTGGACAAATTTTTCCAACTGACCATCCGGAACAGCGACGAGATCATAAGTATCAGCTTCGTCAGCAGCCTCCTGTGCTAAAGTAACCTCACCATTCTCTTTGTCAGTGATAGCAACGTTACCATCACCTACATTTCTATACTCTACTTCTTCAGTATCAACAACACCATTCTCCTTAGCGGACTTGATATCGTTATCTACCTGCTTAGCCAATTCCTCATCTGTATTTGAGAACATGACTTCCATAAATCTAGTCTTCTTCATTTATGTATTTTTTAATTATTTCTTAATCGTAACCTGACTGCCATCTAAGAAAATAACATCCCTAGAAATAAGCTGATCAATAATGTCCTCTGGTGCATCTGGGTATCTATTTCTTAAGATATCCATGAACTGCTTAATACCCATACTCTGATTAGCATATTCTAATTTCAAGTCTGGGATAATACTAGAATCGCTTACCCAATCTGAACAGCAATCCTCACTGAAATGTAATTCCCTTGGTGTAATGTCATGTGCCTTCTTAAGAATCATAATACCTTTCTCTGGCAACATTCTACGATCATCAAGTCTATCAATTAGGTCAGACTTAAACTCTCTATCGCCACAAACTACATCCTCATCAAGATCAAGAACCTTAGTAACCTGAATAATCAACTTACTAAACAACCTCTCCTGTTCAAATGCAGTAGGACTAATTACTACATCATTATCAACAATACTAGCAAAGCCCTTCTCAAGCATATCATCTGCCTTATTACTGAAGGTCTTTTCGAAAATATCCTTAGTAACTGTCTTTCCACTAAACTCTTTCAGCTTAGTTTCGAACTCATTAAGACTGTCCTCATGCTTCTCTGTTTCTGGATTCAACTTCTCCTTGAACAGCTTTAAGTTAAATCTACGTCCACCACAATTAGGACAAAGGATCTGACTTACGTTCTCAGCAGTCTCCATTACATGACCACAATCTCTACATACTACCTGGCGGAGAGTCATACCACCTTCATTATATTCCTCACTAAACAACTTACGTCTCTGAGAAAATAACTTCATCCTAGCCATTACTCTTCTCCTCCTTCTTCTTCATTTTCTAGCTCTGCAGGTACTGGATTAGAACCGAATACCTCATCAATCATAGACTTGGCAAATTCAGTGTAAGCCTCTTGTATCTTCTTCAGACGCATTGGACTAACCTTACCTGTCTTGCTCATTTCCTGCATTGCTAATCTATATGGCATCTGTAATTTCTGTGCTGCTACTCTTACTGACTTGCCGAGAGAGCTTGCACCAATCAACGTAGATACCTGTTTTCCTGATACTACTTCTGGTGTAATGTTCTTAAAAATATCAAGCACATCAGACATAAATAGAGACTTCATGATCTTAAGTGTCTCTGGGTCAATCTTCTCTAGACCACCTGACTGCCTTACAAGTTGTTTGTACTCTAAGAATAATCTCCTAAATCTCATACGGGGACTAAACTTTGCATATCTAACACGTTCCTTGAGAGTACTAATTGAAAATTCCTTCTGCTCTTCCTTGAATACACCAGAATAAGGAGAATCATTACTAATCTCTACAGCTACATTGCCAGAGCTGAACTGTTTTGCCTTAAGCGTAGTGAAGTGATTGCTAATTTTTGAACTCTTAGGTAGCTTAGTGTCTCCAAATACTGAAAGATCTGAAAACTCCTTAACAAATAACTTAGTACTACCCTCACTAGTATCTGAAAATGTCTTTGTACTAGTGTCTGAATGATCTACTACTTCTACTACTGATGCATCTGCCCAACTTGGATTCATAGTTACATCAAAACCCTTCAGAGATACTAATTTCTTAAGTGTATCATGGGAGTTCTGATTATCCCAATAACCAAGAATTACCGCTGACACACCTGGTAATATTGAATTAGAGATCATACCCTTCAGACGCCTAATGTTCTGAATTGCTTGATCATCCATTCCTTCCTCTGATAGGATAGTAGCTGTACAATATACCCACTGATCGCTGTCCTCAATCCAGATACGATCAATATAGTGAGTAGGGGATGCAACACCAACTAACATAAGCTGGTCATCCTTACCTGCCGTCTTACTTGCAACACTTGGATTATACTTATTCTGTGCTGCCCAATTACGTACTAGGTGAGTGAGAGAACCTAACATTCTCTTCTTTGCAATATCCTCCTTGTACTTATCACTAGCTAAATACTCTTCAACCACACGGCGCGGAATTATACTAGAATCACTTGCTGGTATACCGCCCACTGAAAATAATTTAACTTTAATCTGCATTATATTTATATTATTTAATTTATCTCATAACCTGCTGGGGTGTTACCTGGAGTAGGCTCTGCAATTAACATAAGAGACTTAACAATACCTGCACTATCTGAGTCTATTACTTTTAGTTCTACTGTAATACCATTCATATAACAGGTTAGATACTTATCTTGTCCCTTTGCTTTTATTAGAACGTATGAACTATCCAATGAGTTATGTAATATCTCCCACTCAAATACTTCATCTACCATCCCAACAGTACCATTTCCTAAGATAGCTAAGTTTTGATCACCTACCATAAATCTAGCACCATACGAACTACCTAGGAGCTTATTAAATATAGTAAAGATGTCTACTGTATCAACTCCAAAATGCTCTGAAAAGTAATATTCACCTTTTGGAAGATACTCACCGTTCTTAATACCTACTACTACCTTCTTAGTTGTCTCTTTTATTGTATCTGTATTGTAGGTGTAGTCTGTAAAAGGCCGTTCCTGTGTTAATTTAGCAGGATCTCCAACCAACTGTAATCTCTCCTCGCTAAATACTAAGACGCCCTCTTCATTGCAGACATTATAAACAACTGCAACTTTCTTCTCGTCTTCTTCTTTGCGAGGTGTATCAGGAGTTGAATTTTTCTTCCTGCTACACTTACACAGGTCTAGTCTGAGTAGTTCTAAGTCCTTCCAAACGTACTCACCATCAAGACCATCAAGACCTATAATAGTCACTAGCTTACCTGTATCAATGTCAAGCCTAAAACGAACAGACTTAATCCGATACTCACTAGAACTATCAACACTGAACAATCCACTACTAACACTACTAGACTTAACCCTTACAGTAGCACCAATTAAGTCATCATAGCCCCACACACCTGCAGGACTAGTAAGGTGAATTCCATCTGTTCTAAATCTACTCATACTATATATTTCCCTTTATTGTTTTCCCAGCCTAATCGAATAGTAGAGTTCATATTACAAACTCACTGGGAAATGATAAGATGTATTACTACCCATTAAGGCGCTCTTCCATCTCTTTACGTTTCTTAAGTCGAGTGCGTGTATTCTTATCTGAACCCAAGTAACCACCGAGTGCACCAGTAGCAACACCAAATAGGCCCCTACCTACACTCCTACCGATGCCAAGACCTAAACCAGCGCCTGTAACATCTCCTGCAATGGCACCAGTTTTTCTAGAGCCACGTAAGATCTCTGCATCAGACTTTCCTTCGTCGTCTAAGTCCTCAGCCTTTTTCTTACCAATGTATCCACCAACCATACCTGGAACGATAGCGCCTAACACTGCAGCTCTACCACGACCACGATGTGATTGAATATCCCCAAGACGAATAGCTCTTTTTTTTTCGCCATCTGAGAAATATGCGATTCTCTTAATAATCATAACTTATTACTTCTTAAAGTCCATTTCGTTACGCTTCTTCAAACGAGCCTTAGTGTTCATGTGACTAGCAAGTCTATTTAGGCCTACCATAGTTCCGGCTGTTGCTAAACCTGCACCAATACCAGCTGCAGTACCAACGTTCTTGTTTCTAATTACCTTCTTTGCAAACTTATTAAGCCCTTCTTTCTTAAGTTTCTCGTCTGCAAGTTTCTGAAGTTTTACTAAGTTTCTCTTATTACTTAGTGAATCTTTTACCTCTTTGCCAAGCACTGTACCAACTATAGAACCTTCAATTGCGCCTGATATTGTACTTGCTTTCTTAGCTCTTCTTAGAATTTCCTCATCACTTGCACCCTCTTCATCTGCTTTATGTGCCGCACGTCTACCAAAGTAAGTACCTTGTGCTCCAAAAGTAGGATTCTTTACTTTAGATAATGGTGTTCTCTCTACATCTCTATCAGAGTAGAATCTAATTCTCCTTACGATCATATTATTTTATTTATTATTTTGTTTAGTTAGGCCTACTACTATTCTTAATTGTATCTAGTAGTTCCTGCCTCTGCCTTTCTTCCTCTTACCTAGTAGAATTCTTAGGGGACCTGTAATGCTTTTAATTCTAGATCTAGCTTTTCTACTAGCTTCGTTAACTATAGGTATTTCCTCAATCTTTTCATCTACCTGTTCAATTGGGTCTACTGCACCAACTATGACACTACTATAATCAATACCGCTAGTTGGTATGTAGCCTGAAAAATTCTTTCTCCTTCGTATGATCATAGTATGGATTTGTGTTATTCAGTTTCTTTTAGTGGATTATACCCGTCTTGATTTTCTAGCATGTCTTCTTGATTCTCGACCTTGCTAGTAAACCTTTTCTCTTTTAATTCGTCCATGTGTCTTACTTTTTAGGCATTGATACAGGAGGTGCAGTTTTCGCTTTATTCTTATAGAGACTTGTATTATCTGGCTTCTGGTTTGTATTTTCCTGTTGCCTAATCCTAATACAGTCTTTATTATCTGAGATTTTTTTTTCATTCTCAGACCTTTGTAATTGCGTAAGCTGCCTATTCTTCTGCATCTGTTCTTTAATACGCATCTGTTGTCTCTGATGATTCATTTGGAGCTGTTGTCTCTGTAGTCTCATCCTTTCAATCTGCATATCTCTGGCTGACACTTCTTGACTCTTTGCCTCTGCCCCTTGCTCTGGTAATTCTTGTCCAGACTTATTTTTATCTGGATCAACTATATCACCTGGTTCTGGAGCTGCATAGTATTTACTCCTTAGTAGAATCATCTTTCCCTGACTTTTTCTGATTATATAGTGCAGCACCGAGTGTAAGTGCTCCTGCTACCGCCGCCAAGCTACCTGTCTTCTTTGCACTACCTACTTGCTTATCTGTCGGCAATCTCTCTAGGTACTTCTTAATGGACTTATCGCTAAGTTTTGGGTGAAGCTTCTTTATTTCCTCTACTGTCATCTTACCGTACTTTTTCTTAGCACCGCCGATTAAAGTAGCAAGTCCAGCAGTAGTACCACCCATACCCATTAAACTAATACCTGCCGCCTTAGCAAGTTTCGTTTTCTTCTTGTTTTCTTCTTCCTTCTTAGCTACATCACTTTCGTCAGTAGCAGAATATTGTTTTCTTAGTATTATCATGTTCCTTCTTCCGTTGGTGTTTCTAAGATACTTGGATCCATACCTTGCTGTTCCAACATATTAGATAGTTTTGCCTGTGAATATGCTGTATACTTATTGATTGTATCTTCTGTTATGAGAGGCTCTGTATTTGGGTCAATGTCCTTAATGAGTCCCTGTATATAACTGAGATAAGCCTTTGTATCAATAAGAGGTGCTGATCCTTCTAATGTTTGGAGTGCATTAGTGACAATACCTGTAATACCATTCACAAGTCCGCCAATACTTTCACTCTGGTTTATTTGATTATTATACTCAACGCTAGTCTTTTCGCTAATATGTAGTTGGATTCTACTTGGGTCAATCTCCTCATGATATACTGTTTCATATATCTTAGCAGCTAACCTAGTAACTGATTCTTTAATACCTGTCATAAAACCCGTCACCCTACTATTAGCTCTCTCACTCTGTTGTAGGATCTGCCACTTACTACCACTCGTACTATCCAAGATTGTTGCTGGGATACCGAGAGGGCTAAGTACATTACTCCTACAGTTATCGAGGTTCTGCATAAGATCTAGTAGTTTATCACTGAGTTTATCTAGTGGCAACATACTATTCTTATTACCAATTGTTGAGTTATAGTCTGGTACAAACTTAGCTGATTGACTGAGTGTATTCTCTAAGAAAGATACTGCATCAAATTGACTTGTTAAGAATGATGCTAGTTCATTTGTATTATTAGCCAGCTTAGTAGTTCTTGCACAAATCTCATTAGCAGTCTCAAGTGGTGTCTGCTTATCAAATTGCAGTAAGAAAATCTGAATACTTGATATATCCCTCAACGATATAAGTGATACAAGTAGCTCTTTGATAACCAATTCTTTCACCTTTAGGATAGATGAATAGAATAATGGCTCCCCTGCTAAGTATGAACAAGTCTTAAGTACCTTTTCTATATTATCTTTTCCGCTTGTCTTTCCAAAACTAGGCTTTATTGTGTGATTTTTATTTTCCCAAGATTCATCAAGGTCATTTTCAAGGCGTAAGTTAATAGAGCCTAACATAAATGCACTCTCTGATGGAATTTCATAGAGCTTATTATCAGAACCCCTAGTAATATAAGAATCCACTGTATCACCTGTCTTGTCTTTCTTCTTCTTGAGCACTACACTAACTGGATCATTAATCTCCTCAAATCTAAACTTAAGGTGACCAAGTTCATCCTTAGTATTCATCAACATACTAGTATAGCTTCCATGAAATACAACATCCTTAACATGACTCCTTATGTAATCGTAGATCTTTAAGTCATTGATTAGTATTTCATTTATCTTCTCAGTCTTAAACTCATCTGCTGCCTCATTATTCTCATCCATAATAGTGACAGCATTTCTACCCTCACCTAAGAAATTAATTATGTAGTCAGCAAAAAAGTTAGTAGCTAATTTTACAACATCTAATAACTGATAACTCTTGAGCTCGTCTGATCTTTCGTAGTAACCAGACATTAAATTACTAGGTGATGCATTTCCAAGGAGAGGTGATTTTCTCTGACTACCACCAAACCTTCCACCACCAGTTGATCCAATTTTACTATAACCAGAACCACTATTGAAGATGTTAGATCTCAATGGAACTCTTGATGAACCAACTGAGAAACTACCAAACATCTTCTCAAAAAAACCTTCGTGCTTCTTCATTTTCTCTATAATTTTATTTTATTTTAGTTCCCAAAGCCTAATCGAATAGTAGATAACATAAATTATCACTTTGGGATATAAACCAAACCCTAAAAAATTACTTCTTAGAGTCTTTGTTTTTACCTAATAACTTACTAGCACCGCCAGCAACAATAGAAGCTGCTGCCAAACCTGCTGCAGTATTTAATGCCTTCTTACCGTTACCTTTAAAGCGAACATCACCATTCTTGAAACTTCTCTTGATTAGATCAGCCGCTTCTTTAACTTCTTTATTCTTCAGTAGACCTTTAACAGTCTTACCTTCATAAGCGCTAATACCATCAAGGCCCTTCTTAGTTGCCTTAAGTCCATAATAACCCGCAGTTCCTAAACCAAGACCTGTACCAAGACCTAAACCTGTACTGGTATAATCAAGACCCTTACGAACCTTCTCTTTTGTCTCAGAGAATTCCTTAGTAGCCTTAGAATCTTTATCTGTAGTTTCTTTACCCTTCTTGTACTTATCATACAACCTCTTACCGCCGTATGCTAAAGCTGCTGTACCTGCTACACCAACAGCTACTTTTCCTGCATTTTTAAGACCCTTTCTGAGTGCCTTATTCTCTCGAATCATTTTATAATACTCAGGTCTGGTTGGTGCACCCTTTGTATACTTGCTTTCATCCATTACAGCTTCTTTCATTCGATTGCCAGCATCCTTTGCCGAATCTAGTGCAGATTCCCAAATATCGTTTTTAACATTACGATAATTAGTAATAGGGTCATAAGAATGCCTTCTATAGGTTCGTATTCTTTCTATGACACCACCACCTTCTATTCTTCCTTCAAACTCTCCACCACCACCAGGAGAGAAATCACCTTTTTTTAATTCATCGTTGGCTTTTTTCTAAACTTCTTTAAAGCTTTAGCAAAGTTCGATCTTCTTTCCCTAAGCTCCTTTCGACCCTTTGAATTTAAGTCTGTATAATCTCGGTAAGCGAAATATTTAATTCTTGGTATTATCATTTTCACCTGGTATATTATATAGGTTACTTGCATCGATCATTACTGGATCTTCTTGCTTCCTCCTAGACTTTATCAATTTTCTAGCAGCTAGTGCCATTCCAGTACCAACCGCTCCTATTGCAAGTGCCCTATTACTATTCTTTCTTTTCATCACAGCCTTTGACCTCTCTACTGCACCACTAACTCTCCTACTTAAGTCTGCTCTCCTCGCATTCATAAAGTTAGAAATGCTTTTTTCTGTCTCAGCTAGTTTCTGATTCTCTGCTCTTAGGTCCTTTGCAAATTCTCTTCTAATCTTACCTGCACCAAATGGACCTTTACCTGATATATCTCTTCGTGCCTTATCTTTCAATGCAGTTCCCGCAATATCTCTACGTAGTCTTGCATCCCTCACTAGTTTTTCAGACTCGGCATTTATTAAGTTGGTTCCTTTTTCTAGGTGCTTCTGTGCTTGGTTGTCAATTTTCTTAGTACCAAGTTTATTTGCTACCCTATTATAACCAACCGCTGCACCAATAGAACCAACTACTCCACCTGCACCTACTAAGTTTGCAGTTCTATTCTTCTTAGTCTGCTCTTCATAGGATTCAGCGAAGTATTTAATTCTTGGTATTATCATCTTTCTTGTTATTATTTCTTACTGTATTCCTACCTACTGCCTTACCAACCTGCCTTGCTCCATAAACTGCTAATAAAGGTGCGGCTAAGGTGGAGGCTTAAGTACCAAAAGCAGCACCTAATGTTTTCCCTGCTGCCTTCCTATATTCCTTACTTGCTCCTACCTTCTTTAATAGTTTCATACCTTGACGACTAGCTTCAAATTCAGATACTAATGTTGGGGATTTATAGGCGAGGGGTACAGCATAAGGGGCAAGTTTATTCAGGACACTCTCCTTCTTACCCTTCTTTTCATCACGCCCTGCTTTAATACCGCTAAGTAGTCCACTAGTTATACCAAGACCATTAGATATATGAGTATCATACAACTTAATCCCTGTCTTTTTGTAAACACCCTTGCCTAATTTAGACTCAAATTCACCTACTTCATCTCTTAGATTATGTGCAATCTTACCTATCTTACTACCACCTCTACCATTTTTATGCATAGAGTGTCCAAGTTCATGTGCAAGGAATGCCCCTGATTCATTTCGATTTTTATCACCAATGTTTATAAGGTCCTTTGAGTTAAGTATTGACTTAGCATCCTTGATCCAATTCCTAGTTGACTTATTCTCTAGTTTGTGGCTCGTACCTTTTAGGCTCGGGTTTCCAGAACTCGCCTTTTGCAAGGTTCTTTCAAATCTATAATTTGCAAAATTTCTCTTAGCTAACTTAATTTCTCTTTTTGCTTGTTCTATTCGCTCTTTTGGTATAGAGCTCGTATAATAATCTTCCTGATTGTGCCCATTTGTTAAATATGTTTTCTGATTCTTAGCTATTCTTCCTAGCTTACTGTATAATTTCTTATTCTCTTCACTTAGGTTATTATCGCTAATAGGTATCCGATTATGAGCAAACTTCCTAATATTTTCCCCTAATGGGGCCGCTAATGCAGTACCAATTGCTATACCACCTACTGCTAATTTAGCCCTATCTTTAGTTTCTTTCTTCATATTTTTACAAGTCTAGTGCCTAAGAAGTGTTCCTCTTAAAATATATCTTCTAGCATATTCTGTAATTGTATGCTACTATCTTCCCTAGCATTTCTTGTCATCTGCTCAACTATTCTAAGTTGTTTATTTGCAGAGCTACCACCATCTTCTAGGTATTGTGAGTATTTCTTATAGCATGCCCAGATAGAACCAACACAAGCATCAGCAATATCCTTAGAGCCGTCTAATTTACCAGTCTTTCCTTTATGGTCATATTCAAAACAGTTAGATTCCTCTGGATGATCTATTTTAACGTGACCACCATTCTTACCGCCTGTTACGACCCTAAGCTCTAGGCACTCACGTAACATTCTCTCATTATATACCATCTTAACTCTCCCAGATAAGACAATATTTTTGAACATAAAGTAAGGTTCTGTTGTTCTATCTACTGACAACTCTTCATAAGGAATACCAACACGCTCACAAGATTGAAATAAACCAGCACTAGCAAAAGAGTCAGCACTAACATTTACATTATAGTCAACGTTTAATCTCTGTATGAATTGAAATATATGGTCAAGTGAAGTAGATTGTCCCTTCTTCCTACCAAGTCCAAACAATAATGGAACTTTGAATGTAGGATAAGGAGTTGTATCAAATCCATCCGTGTCTGTTATCTCACCATCGAAATAAGAAGCTGCTATACCACATACGTCATTCTTAAGTCCAATATCTAGGTGTATGAATAATGTTGTATGTCTAGGTATCTTAGTAAGCATAGGTGAGACTCTGTCATAGATTGTATCATCTAAGTTAAAGAAATCTATGTCATCAATTACATCATCACCTAGGTTAGTAATACTTGAACACTCAATAAGCTTAGATATGTTACCTTGGAAAAATAACTCCTTACTAGTATAACCAAATCCTGCTAGGTCTTGTAATGACTTAATTGGATCTAAGATAAAATTTCGCTTAACCTGTATTGGACATTCTATGATTCTATCCGCATCTAGTTTACTTCTATCTGTTGTTTCTTCTAGTATAAAAGGTGTATGTACAGAATCTCCTCTATAAAATTCAAACGTCTTACCTTCACTCTCCTTATATAGTTCAGGTCTTGCTACCCAATGTGAATATTTAGCAAGGTAGAGTTCATCCTCTGGTACAGTCTCTTCGAATTTATCTGCCACTGAGTGATCCGCATCCTTAGCACTACTATCAATAATGAGATGTCCAAAATTATGTCTCTTACTAACGAAACGGGACTGAAAACGGATTAGGACTTCACCTAGTTTACTCATTGCATCTTGTGGTCTCCAGAATCCAATCTCAGAAAGCACAGTAAATACAAGCTGAGTACCTAAGACTGCATTCGATTTAGGACCAGATGAAATAAGTCGAATCTGCGGCTTATTGTACTGATTCTTAAAATATGGACTCACCGAAAAGACATTCCTAAAATAAGTAACAAAATCTTTATACGCAGTTTCCTCACTAGCATGGAAGAAACCAAATGCAATCTTAACACCACCAGCTAGACCAAGACTAAGATTCATATTTGTACAACAGTCTAGGCGATGATACATATAAAGTCCCATCAGTTTAGACATAGTTGACTTACCAGAACCAATACAACCACCAAATGATACATAAGGCGTTTTAGTGTTGATAGGTGTTGGATAAATCTCAGAACCAGCCTTTTTCCAGATATCAAAAATAGACTTACCGTGATTTGTTACTTCTGGGTTGCCTAAGAAATAATCATCATGTACAAATTGATCAAAAGATACCGGTACATGATTCATACCTAATAACTTGGAACCTACTATTATCTTCTCATCCCTGCTAAGCTTTGAATACTGTAGCTCAATGTCAGAAGGTAACGCTAAGTCCCCAATTGAAGATGTAGGGTCGGATTGTACTATAAATTTTTGTCCGTCCATAATCTTTCATTTTATAATCGTGTTCCCCTAACCTCATCGAAGAGTAAGATTCTTGTTTCAAATCTATTAAGGGAAATAATATGGTAATTAAAAAAGCTTATCTACTAAATCTATGATATCAGATATATACCTAACATCTTCAGAATCATGAGACTTAATATAGTAGTTCTTATAACTATCTAATTCAAATAATAAATCCTCCTTGAAATCAGAAATGCCTGTCTTCCTACCTGCTAATTTATGCCAAGATCCACCTTTAAATACGTATCTTGCATTATAACTACAACTGAGCCATGTATCAAAAGTTAGGACTCCATTTTTAACTTCACAATGTAAGAAAGGACCTTCATCATCTGCATCAGGGTAATCTTCATACAATTTCTGTGACTTACTGCACAAGTCCTCTACTAACTTTTCAGAGACAGTCCCTTGAAGTTTTTGATCTCCCCTAAAAGCTGGTAAAGTTGCTACATCTTTTGCAGAATAATACACAGTTCTTAACACTATCATAGATTAATCCTTCTCTGAGTCTTGGTCTTTCTTATACTTATCGTATAACTTCTTACCACCATACGCAAGAGCTGCAGTACCTGCTAAACCAAGACCAGTATAGCCTATCTTCTTAAGACTCTTACCTAATGCCTTCTTAGCGCGAAGATCATCTGCAAGTTTCTTATTAATTTCATTTCTCTTAAAATTTAATTCCTTAGCTAACTTATTTCTATACTCTCTAAGTTCCCTCTTAGCCCTATTATCAAGTTCCGCATAATCAGCTCTAGCGAACTCCTTCTGCTGTTCTTTTTTTTTGTCAGCTAGTTTCTTAGCACCAACCGCTAGGCCTGCTGCAAGTGCGGTACCAGCAGCAACGCCACCACCGATCTTAACACCCTTCTCATGCTTTGCGTAGAATTCAGCTGCATTCTTACCAACCTTAGAGTTCTTAATACTCTCCTTGGTACGGTTAAATATATCACGTAGTTTACTTGCCTTCTCCTTAGCTACCTTTGGTGTTTCCATTGGTACGTTTTTAGGCTCTGTTTCGTATACAGTTCTTGCAAATTCCTTCTGTTCTTTCATATCTTTATTTTTGTTTTTATCGTATAATTTCTTAGCTCCGTATATCAATCCAGCTGCAAGTGCTGTTCCTGCTGCTACCTTTCCTGCTTTCTTGAGATCCTTACCTAATGCCTTCTTAGCTCTAAGTTTTTCTGCTAGTTCCTCATGCTTCCTTATAGAATCTTTGACGTCGAATTGTCTGTCAATTGACTTCATACTCTCATCAAATCTCTTCCGCCTTGCATTATCACGTGTATCGAGTATGTTCCAAGCTCTTCTTATTTTTGCGGTATTTTTAGCATGCTTCTTAGCTCTTTCATACTCTCCTTGTAACCCTTCTATCCCCTTTAGGCCATCTAGTTCACCCTCAAGCATAGAATTAATGGTATTTCTTTTCTGATTCAGCTCTTTCGCCAGACCATCTCTATATTCCTTTAGTCTCTTCTTACCTACGAAATCTAGATCCTTATAATCATCCCTGGTAAACTCTTTCTGCTTCATTACTACTTTATTGTTTCTTTATTCAAGAGCTTCATGAAATTATCTATTGCCTCTTTTGACTGATCTGATTGTAAGTCTAGTCCATTACCTTCTTGTGCAATTTTCTGAAGCTCTAAGTTAGCTCCCTCTATCTTGATGTCTGACTTAAGTTCCTCTAGCTGATTTATATATCCCATTAAGTGATCTACTATTAGGAAGATATCGGCAGTTGTTAAGTCTTGTCCAAACATTCTAGCTGGGTCTGTGATATACTCAATTGCAATAGCCAGTTTCTGAATTAAATGCATTATCAAGATTGGCTTAATGCTTGAGTAGATTTCTGACAGATATAATTCAAGTACTCTCCTACTCTTTGGATCACTAACATTCACTAGTGTCTGTGTTAGAGAGTCAAAATTTATCTGCAAGTCTGTTCCATATTCTTTGTTATACTGCGTGAATACATTATTGAGTGCTAGTGACATTTCTTTTGCCTTTGCCTCTTTTTCATTCTTGGCGAGGGCACTAGCATCAAGTATTAAGTTCTTCGCAGTCTTAGGAAGGCTTGGGGCACCTGATATAATACTTTTGAGATCCTGACTTACATCACCACCTTCAGAATCCTCATCAAGTAGTTCATAATCATCACTCCCTGTACTACTTCCTCTTTCCTTATCAATAATCGCCTTCTTAAATTCTGGATCACTGAAGGGGTTGATTGGATTGAAATTTCCTCCCATAACCTTTTCCTTTATTATATAACCTACTTTCCAGGTGTAGCTTGAGTTGCTGAGGAGGGATCATATGACCTTAACTCACTAGCATCATTTTCTGCTGTTGAATCTGCTAAGGCCTTGAATTCTTCATCACTCACTGCAAATCTTTTATTTCTTATTATTATCATCCCTTACTGTTCTTCTACCTATTACCTTACCTACCTGCCTTGCTCCAAAACCAGCTAATAGAGGTGCGGCTAGTGCAGAAGCGTAAGTACCAAAAGCAGCCCCCATTGTTTTTCTTGCTGCCTTCCTATATTCCTTACTTGCTCCTACTTTCTTTAATAGTTTCAGACCTTGACGTGATGCCTCAAATTCAGAGACTAGTTCAGGTGTCTTGTAGGCAATAGGTGCTGCATAAGGAGCGAGTTTATTTAAGACACTCTCTTTTTTACCTTTCTTTTCGTCACGCCCAGCTTTAATACCGCTAAGTAGACCGCCAGTTACGCCAAGACCTGTTCCAATACCAGCACCAACCTTAAAACTATTGTTAGTACCTAAGGATTTCATCGTCTTTCTATCAAGTTCGTCTATCCTATGCTTTAACTTATGTGCAATCTTACCTACCTTACTACCATTCCTGCCACTTACGTGCATAGAGTGTCCTAACTCATGAGCAAGGTCTGCAGTCGGGTCAGACAGAGAGTGATCGATGGCAATTAGGTCTCTAGAGTTAAGTACTTTCTTGAATTCCTTAAGATTTGTTTTTATCTTTCTCTTAGAACCTTCATGTGGAGTCCCCCTAAGTCCCTTCTTGCCAGTTTGCAACTCTACTTCTTTTCTATACTCCCTGAGCTTCTTAATCGCATCTTTTGCCGGTTTAAACTGTTTCCTAATACTTTCTTTTGTAGTATCACTTATTTCAGACATATGGAAAGACCCTTCACCTCCCTTTCCCCTAATAACAGCCGTTTTCTGTTTATTAGCAAGGTCTTTCAGTTTACCAGAAATGGATTTACTCTCTTCCGCAAACTTCTTAGAATTACTTTTTCCTTTTTGGAGGTAGTACTTAGCCGCATCTTCATTAAGTTTAGAACCAGAACCAACTACTGCCAGTAAACCTCCAGCACCTGCAAGCTTAACTAGATCTTTATCTTCTTTTTTCATAATACCGTATTCCTTTTAAACTACAACAGCACATCCAATACTTAGGTGGAGTGTGTTATCCAGGTTTCATCTTACATCCTGGCACTCCATCATAAGCTCGGAAAACATCTACTGTGAACTAGTTACTGTTATTCACTAGAGGTAATAAGGCATGTTAGTTGCCCCATTAAATAATTTTTCACAGTTCCTAGCATGTACGTTAATATACCAGATGATTGGTTTTGCTAAGTAACGCACTACTAGTTTTACTTTCTTTACTGTTGCATTCATAAGTTCCTATAGCCTCATCGAAGAGTAGAACCTGCCGCTGCTATTCACTATAGGAATTAAAAATTATGGAAAACAAATTAACTTTTCTTACTTACTGTATACACCATCAAAACGATACTTCCAGAAATTCTTCTTAATCTTGATAACTGTTACACCATGCAAGGTAGTTGAATCATCCTTGACAACATTATATCTAGCCACCTGACAATCGAAATACTTACCAGTTGAATCCTGACGTACCTCAACATCACTCAGTGTAAGGCCATTAATGCTATCCTTACAGTTCTCCTTAATTGCGCTGATCACTGCATTGTAGTCTGTCTTATTGCTTAACTTCATAGGAGCTGCCCAGAAGAAAATAGCACTAACTAACAAACAAACACCAATAAAAGTGCCCATTGCAATAATAGGGTTCTTGAATGTCAAACCCTGCTTTAAACTTTGTAAAAATTCTTTCATGACTTTTATTTTTATTACGTTGTTTATTCCTCTACTATACAAAATAATAGATCGAAAGAGGCCAATATAGCTTGCTGAGAAACCATATTATGTACCCACCTAAATATTTTATTCACCAACAAGTTTAAACTATACTGGACGCTCTCTCTGAAAATCTATATTTGTATAAAGTCAATTACAAAAAGAAAGACAGATAAAAACAACTCACCAAGCATGTCAATCTGTCCTAACTACCGAATAAAAAATACTCAGCTCTTTCTACATATAAGGAAACTACTAATAATCGGGGTAAAAATCGGGGGGAAATTTGTGGCAGGTACTATAATATTGACTCATTTCTAATATTAAATCCCCCTGCCATCACCCAACCCCGCTAAAATCACCCCGGAAATGCCTTAATTGTGTAATATTAAGCAGTGATTTTATGTATTGTATTGAAAAACTTATTATGGAGGCGAGAAAGAATAATAGTAAGCTCGATCTCAGTGTGTATCAAAGAATCAAGGCGGAGCAGGATAAGTATGTACATTCTGTTGGGCAAGTTGATGAAGTAGGCCAGGCGAAGATCTTACAGAAACTCTACAAGGATTATACAGTGTCAATCAGCGAGTATAAGAAAGCTGGGAGACAAGACCTAGTAGAAAGTGAAGAGGCAGAACTTGAGGTACTTGAAAAATTAATGCCACCTAAAATGAATGAGGATGACATTAGGAGGATAATAGAAACTGCCTGTGATAGTCTTGGGAGGAAAGTAACCCTTGCTGATACTAAGACATTACTAGCAGAATTACAGAAGGACTACCCAGGGATAACAGGAAAGCAGGTAGTGGATGTAATTAAGGCGAGGTAAGCAAAAAAAAAGATTAGGATAGACTTTTATGTTCTATCCTTTTCTTTTCATTATTTTTCAGCTAGCCTCTTCAGTTCTTTCATCATTTCCTCACCAACCTCAATCTCTTTACCGTCAACAGTAATAACAGTAGGCTTCTCGACAACTCTCTTACGACCACTCTTCTCTAGATGTTCAAAGATTTCATCTAGCATTGGTACATCATCTCTCCCTACAACTCTCCAAGGACCATTACATACTATTTCTTGGTAGAAGCTATTAGAGATTATTTCAAAATTTCCAGGACCATTATACTTAAGCCTACTAACACTCGGGCCACCTGTTCTTGGGTTACCTATAGACGGCTTGGTTTGTAAGTAATCATGAACAGACTTCTCATTCTCATACCTTACAATAATACCATGATACATATTTACTAAGTAACCGTGGAAATTCTCTCTTTGAAAAATACGGAAATGAGACGATATATTATTATCATCAAGGTTAGGCAAGTATTTCATACAGTTCAGGTCAAAACGCCCAACATTACCGTTTAGTTGTCTTGTAAATTCCATCACACTATTACTTACGGTGACTGAACATATTGGGTAACTACTTGTCGTTATCTCCTTAAACCTAACCCTATTACCAAACTCTAGGATTGGAATACGCTCTCCATTACATAGATACATACCTGGACCGATGAAAGTCTCAGAACATACCTTGAAAGTACAGCCTGCTTCAAGCCTCTGCATCACTCTACTGTTGAGCTTATTATCTAAGACAGTTCGTAGGTAATCTAGGTACATACTATCTTCCTCTGTGCTTCCCTTAACAATTGGGAGATTCTTACTTAGCAAGGAAATCTCACACTTCATTGCTTGTCTGAACCTAGAATCAGATTTTCTAAGTATTAAGTATTTATCATGATTACTTAGTACTTTCTCCTTGTCGTAATAAAGTCTTGATATAATATGACCACCGATTACTTTGTCAATTGATAGTATAATGCCTGTATTAACCTCGACCACTATATCACCAAACATCATATTCGGGGCACACATTTTATACTCAGGAAAAGCTCTCTTAAGTTTACGATCCAATACGCACCCTGCATCAGAAAACCACATGTCTATATTTTTATGATCGTTCCATAGATACCAAATAGGTCTGTCCAAGTCACGCTCACCTTTTTCTAGTGATATATACTTAGTCTCTGCTGTTTTATTAGCACAACCATCAGATACAGAATACTTATTTTCTAGGCTTATCACCTCTAATTTTTTTTGACCCTTTCCAAAAACTACTTCTCTCACCACATAAATCATATCAACGCGCCCACTAGTAGAGTTAGTGAAGTGTCCAACTCTTGATAAGTTCTTTTCTTTCTCATCATTACTTCTGTAGGTATAAAATTCTCCTACTTTTAATTCTCTAGTTGTAAATGCTTTCTCTTTCATAATCTTTAAATTGTTAATATATTTCTACCTATAAGGAATCTAGGGCGGGTAAAAAAAAATAAGTAGGAAAGTAATGTTCTTAACTCTCCTACCCATTACTTACTCAACTACTAGCTCCTTGACAAAAGAACTGACGTAGTAATTCTCAATACACCTACTATTTCTCCTAAGGTATATTCTAATTAAGTCTGGTATGTAGTCGTCAAAATTATCCTCTGTTATGCTGGAGAAGATTTCATCCTCACTCATTCTCATTACATATCTTCTCTTTGCATCCTTACTACCATACTTACCTAGATATAGTTCATACAGCTTATCTAGTGGAATCTTAGTGAGGTCTGGTTTCTGTATTACACCCTCCGCACTTCTTACTTGAGATACGCAGAGTGATCTAATCTTATCAAACTCACTAGAAAATAACTTATCTACCCTATCTGATAATCTTACATACCTAACTGCATCTTCCTCTTTCTGAAATAACTTAACAAGGTCGGTTGATTTTGACCTCTCTGTGTAGACTGCAAATACTCTCATACTTCATTAATATAGTTTAATTTGTTCAATTCTAGCACCCCTATATCTTGACCTACTAACATTGATATACTGCTTCATCTTCTCTGGGTCACTTGCATTCTTAACCGCATACTCGAAGGGTCCTGTTTCTTCTAGCTGACTTAATCTTTCTTGGTCTTCTCTTACCTCTTCATCGTACTTATTACTTAGGTCTTCTCGCCATGAAAAATTCTTATCGATACTTGAATACTTCTGATATACTTCATTGATTCTACTCTCAACCTCACAATACTCCGGATCTTCTTCGTAGTATCTATTAGTCAAGTCATAGTATTCATAAGTCAATTCAGTATCATCAAGTAGGGCTGTATTATACCTACTCTCTAATCTCCTCACTAACTCCTCAGCATTCTCTTTTCTCTCATACACTCTTCTAATATCATCATCCACACCATCATCAAAATCTGGCGTGTAAATATAGAGCGCGAATAATATCCTTTTCATACTCTACTAATATTTTTAATTACACCCATGCGCTCGAACTCAACACGCAATAACATATTTTTCTTTCTCACACTATTAAGGAAACTAAGGGGAAATAAAAAAGAGAGCAAGGCAGTTTCACAACTACCCTACTCCGAATAAATGTTAATTAATTGTTAAAAACTTATCTATGCAAAAATTGAAATACTTCCTTGTTCTAATGTTTTCTTCATATCTATTACTCTCTGATTCTCACTTCCCACCCAAGGCTTAAGAGGTGATTTCTTTGACTCAATAAATCTACCATCACAAAGAACATCAATGTAACCTAAGATCTCAAGTTTCTCATCACCCTCTGCTTGTATTTGTTCAAGTGTATAACCAGTATAGAGCCAGATTGTTTTATTAGGGAGATCTTTTTTTAATCTCACTACCAAATCAAGTACTCCCTTCTTATTCCAGACTGACATAGGATCACCACCACTCAACGTAACACCACTGACATAAGGCTTTCTCAGATTACCAAGTAGTTCCTGATAATCCTCTTCCTCAAATTCATGTGCTTGGTCTACATCTGGGTCCCATGTAAATTGATTGAAACAGCCTGGGCAATGATGAGTACAACCCGAGAAGAATAATACCTCTCGTAATCCAGTTCCATTTAGTAAGTCGTTATGATATGTTTCTATTATTTTCATCCTCTCTTACATATTTACTCTATCACCAATTTCTTTCATCTTACCCTCATTAAATCTGACATCGCCTGTTCTAGTTCTGGTAAAAGATAAGTAACCATTCCCTAACTTCCTCTAAATGAGTGCTTTATATTTTTCAATATAATTTAGACTATATAATTCTCCACTTACTATAGTCGTTGAATCAGTTTTTACTTAACTGACTGCTAGTTTAGTAAGATTCCTCCTACTAGTTCCAGCAATTAAAAGTGTTTTCTATGATCAACCTAAGTCAATCAAAGGCACAAACGATCTTATGCGTCTTACTTTCACTATATCAGAACTTCCACAAACAGGACACTTACATTCATCTGTACTGTCATTACCAATAAAATGATGACCACAACTTACACAATAATCTGCTTGATGATTTACACCTAAGTACAGACCCTTAGACATACCATACAAGATCAAAGACTTAATTCCCTCAGTATTATCTAAGGAGTTAATCTTGATGTGTGATATCTTGCCACCATTTGAGTAATTCCAGAACTTAGACTCAGCATCCATCTTATCAATAGGGCCAATGTCTTCTCTAACATTCAAGTGGAAACTATTTGTCAAGTATCCACCCTTAGTAATTATACCATTCTTCTCACCATACTTGTTAATGAATTTCTCGTTAAACAATGGGAGAAGAGATTCACCTGGCGTCGTGACACTACTAATATTTCTACTAGTACCGGATCATATCTTAACTTACTGCTAATAAGTTCTATCCACTTCGGAAACGTACTAATCTCGTTCCCTACTCTACTCAGTTACTCTCAATAAAACAGCTAACTATTTATTGATACCTTTTCGATGATCTCTACACGCTAGTCAATATTCAGACTAGGCACGGGATTAGCATATTACATAGTAACTTAGCCTTCCCCGTTAGCATTACTTTCCACAGTAACACACCCTTTAGTAGGTTTGATAGTTTTAATACGGCACGCTCTTTTACCGTATACTGCAAATAATATTCCTGTCTTCTTCTTGTACTCTTCAGCCTTCTTTGATATATGCTCTAATGTTTTCAATGCAAAACCACTTTCGTCGTCATGATGTGATTTACCTGTTGCCAACATAGACAATTCATGAAGACCGCCATAACCAAATGATACTGTTGAATACTTAAGAACTGGCTCAATCTTCTCGTCTGGCTTTAAGTTACCACCATCGAAACCGCCTTCACAGAATACAAGAGGGCTACTAGATGCTCGAAGATTTGATAAGTATTTATAGGTTCTTACATTAATATTCTTTGCCATGTCTAGATAGAAGTCAAGTGTTTCTATCCAGTCTTTTCCTTCCTCTACTGATTTCTCATAGATCATTGGAAGGTTTAATGATATTACTCCGAGATTACACCTATATATCATCATCTCATCGTTATCATCTTGAGGCGTTGGTGTTCCTGAATTCTTAAAACAAGGACTCAAAAACGCTCTACACATTTATTCCCTAGTTACCTAAGGCACTGACTATATCATCTATTACAATCATTCTCTGTAATAGTCTTCCGCTTCGATCTAGTTCTCATCTCTAGACCTACTCCCCTACACTCATCAGGGATAGTCGATACACTTTCTAAAAACAACTTAGCTTAGCACGGTCTCATCCTATATAACAGGACCTAACCGTTAGCAAGATTTTACTCTTACACCCGCGAGAAACGGTTCAAAAGATTTTAAATGGGCTGTAGACTCTTGCTTACCCATTGGACTTACAATTTTTCCCCACTTATGATATACATCACCTACATAATTTGGGGTTTCACCATCTGCTGTTTGATCAAGGCTTAAGTAGTCTGGATATTGAGCGATCTTAGTACATTCAATCGCTTCATCAAACAACCACTCTAGCTCCTTACCTTTACCATGCAGGTCTGAATCAAAGAGGAATATAAGTTTTGGAAATACAACAGGAACTTTACTCCCCGGCTTTCCTTGACCACCTTTTCTAACTTTCAAAATAGTCGATGCAATCAAGCTTCCCCACTTAGACTTATCATGTCCAAAGGAGAAGGATAAGACAATAATTCTAATACTTTCATACTAGTTTAGACTATATCATTAACCTTTTTAGTTAATAAGGTTAGACAGCACTTCGAAATCAAGAATTTCACATGACCTCTACTTCCTCACGGAATAGTCGTTACACCTTCTATGAATATTAATCATAGCTTGGCACGGTATTACCAGCTATCCTTTTCAGGACCTTAGGCTTTCTTAGAGAGCTTATTAATCACTCTTACCGTTAGCAAGTTTTTTTATTACTCACACCCTACATTTATAGGTTCACTGTCTTTTTCACTTAAGTATTACTACCTAAGGCCGCCCTATTTTATCTTAGTTGACGGAAAATCACCACGACAGCTTGCAACAGAACCACTACTCATTTCGATTTGCTGAAAACCTGTCTCGGCCTCTCTTATTACTCTACCAATTGCATATTTCTCTTGTTTTTCTGGATCTACTGCACAACCCGCATCTTCCATTAACTCCTTATACTGGTTTAGGTAAAAATCGTACGACTTCTGAGCATAAGGGGCAAGTACTGTATCAATCTCAGGAGCTGTTAATCCACCATACTGATTACCTGCTATAACACTAAGTACATCAGCAGTGACAGAAATTGCTGCCTGAAGTGATTGTGGCTCGTTGTACTCTGTATTAGACAACATAAAACCATTATCTAAGATCTTACCAAGGTTAAAAAGGCTACAGTTTCCAGTAGGTATACCACCCTCTAATACAAAAGAGTGATCATCTTCTACTTCAAGGCACCATACCTGAGCCTTATTATTTAAATAAGATGGAGTAATTGACCTAACTCTCCAATTTCTATTATAGCTAGAACTTACTCTATACTCCTTAGTCTCTTTTTTTCTAACTCCATAGTTAGTGACCTGCCCAGTTAAGTCTTTAGTAGAGGTTACAAAATATCCAGCAATATTCAATAAATTATAAAGATGCTTATTTATTTCCTCACCGGTTACTTGAATCCCGTTAAACTTTAGTGTAGTATCTGGTATCTTTGCTCCATCAGCACACATTAAACCGTTTATGTAGTACTGAATATCCTCAGGTTTGGTGAAATATAACCAAGGTATTTCTTTACAATGTCCAAAATCCCTGATATAAACCATTGTTGCTTTTTCTTTTACACCACTTTCTGTAACACTATACCCGCAATCAATAAATCTCTGTGAAAAATCCTCTATTTTATGCCCACAAAGGCGTATTGTAGTGACATCATTATAGCCATCTTTATGACTCGTCCCATCACCAAGTGCAAATCCCCAACACCAAAGTTTCTTTTCTCTTAGGCTAAGGTCATTCCAATCGAACTCTGTTATGTCTGACATCTTGAGTAGGTAATCTCCTACTTTCAAGTTAGTGGTGGTAGTATTATCTTCTAGTATCCACCTATGATTTCCAGTACAGTAGATAGTCCTTTTTAATCTTCCACCCCTACCTATTACTACTTCATTTAATCTCTGCCATCCATAACTTCTAACGACTGCCTTCTTCCAATTACCGTAAGGTGTTAGGACTGTTATTTCATCACCATCTGAAAAATCGTAGAAAGACTTAACACCAACACTAGTAATAAACTTAGTATCTCGCCGGAAACAATTAAAAGTGTCAAGTCTAGCTGCTTGGTCATGTGCATAGATATAACCATCAGATAGTGCTTCTCTTTCCATTTCATTAAGAAAGACTCGCCTATATCTTTCCTTCTGTTGTTCTCCATATATTAGGCTTCTTTTCGTTGACACAAGGGAGCTATCACAGTTTGCATTTGACTTATCTGCTTTGTATGATAGTTCTAGGGTCTTTGCATCAACAGCCTCCATTATTTTCTGGGCATCGATTTTATAATTCCTATATTGCCTATAAGATTCAGCCACCTTATTAAATCCACACTCATCCAGGGACACTTCAACTAGCTTATGTAGTTTCCTCACTGTTACCTCTGGCTCCTCAATTCTGCTCACTACTGCATCGCTTACCTTCTTGCAGTCTTTATCAGTCATGTCAAATAATACTCTATCTGCACTTTTTCTGATAGCGGCATGAATCTTCTTAGGGTCGAATGCTTCAGTAAATCCGGCTCTCTTCTTCTTGACAATAATCTTTTCGACTTCCATCATTAGTTTTTCCTTCTTTATTATTATAGATTTTCATACTGAGACTCATCACTGAATCTCTTGTCATTTTCAGTCAACATGTTCCATAAATTTTTGACCAAGTACTTTTTCTATGTAGTCCTTGGCATTTACTATTTTTACTACACTGTCAATCTTATTATACTCCTCTGTAAACCTGACATACTTTCTCTGTTTCTCAAGGTAATCATTGACATCCTTGAAACAGCCTGCTCTATATTGATCTTTTAGTACTACGTTCCCTATAAAATCAGTGTCTTCCTGTACTAGTAGAATCTTCCTTACCTTGCAACCCCTAAGTAAGTTAAGTTCTTCCTGTATTGCTGATTCTATTACCTCGAAATCTCCTGCTGATCCTGGAAAGCGGACCCTAAGTGTATGATAGAAAATTGAATCACTAATACCTCTCTCTATGATGGCGCCCTTCTGTTCATTAATACAGAGACCGCTTAAAAATGATTCGAGTCCTACCAAGTGAAGAATGCCATAGTTCAGGTCGTTATATTCAGTCAGGCAATCAAATATAGTAGTCTGATATTTTTTCCATGACTTGATTTTCGACCTCATTACTGGCAAATCATACTTGGACAATTTCGAATCGATAGTAGCGCTTTTCATTGCACCACTCATACCATAATAAATTTCTACTTCCATATTATCATTGTTCATTTCTATTAATAAGGCAATAATAATAGTAGGACCGCAAGATTGTACGGTTCGGAGAAGAAAAAAGTTAAGGAACGAACACACTGTCATTCCCTAACTGTTGCTTATGGTTTACTGTAGTTATAAGTTACTCCACCACTCAAATAACCAGGTAGTCTAGCTGATATTTCGTTAATCTTATTACCTAGTTTATCTGTAATGCTCCACACTACAACTTGATCAAGACTTCTACCTGACATAGAATCCCAAGTATCTAAGACATCCCTTAAGTACCTATTATTCTCTAGCTCCTCCATGACAATACTAACTAAGTCATCGTTAATATAATCAGGAACTTCAGACTCACACATCATAGTAAGTCGTCCATACTCATACTTAACATAGACCTTGAAACTGTCTTCCCATTTGTCGGGGTTGCTAAGGAGTACTAATTCTAAGTCTGGTATCTTGGGGGGCATGTTCTTATAGTACTTATCACCATACCTTAATACATACCAACCTAGTTCAGGACTAAGATCAGACAGTTCTAAGTTAAATCTCTTACTTGTCCATCGATCTTTAAACTCATTCCCACTAAAACTCTTCCATCCTACCATACTACTTACATACTAATTTTGTAATACCACTATCATTAAGACTAAGCTGTATTGACTTGTTGTTGAATGCTGGGACAGACTCCATATGACTACAGAGCATGATACATCCAATATTCATCTGACTGAGTAGGTCGATACAGATTTCATGATTCTTCGCATCTAAGTGTTTCAAGAATTCATCCATCACAAGTAGTCCCATCCTAGTTACTATCTTAGACAGGAAGTTAATGTCGAGTATTGTCTTCTGTCCATCACTACAATTCTCATAGCTTACTTCATTTCCGCCATCATTAATATAGTGTGAACCGAGATCTAAGTGCTCAACCTTACCACGTCTTGTTCTGATTACTTCATACTTAACGCGATTATCACTAAACTGTTCTGCGAGACGTGACATAATTTCCTCATAGATCTTACCAGTTGGACCAGTAATTTCTTGATACCTAGCCAACATCTCTGCACTCTGACTAATCTTATCAAGTTCAGCCTGACAGTTCTGAATAGTAGCGAGAGTTGAATTTCTATCACCCATTAATTGAGTATATTGATCCCACACCGACAAGTCACTCTCAATCTGTGCCATAGTCTCCATAAATCCATGAGGCAGTTCAACTTTCATTGGTTCTGCTCCCATCCTCTTAATAGATTCCACTACACTACCTAATTGTGACTGTGTCTGCTCTACTCTCTTGGTGAGGTCATTGATTGTACTAACCTCTACCATCAACTCAGTCTGTTTCTTGCTCAAATCACCTAAGATAGTTTTACAGCCAGTGTCAATTTCATCCTTGCTAATACCTGGATACTTGTTGAGGAATTTTTGATACTGCTCTGTCTGTTGGTTGAGGAGTTCTTGTATCTTATCACTTAGTTCTTTCTTATGTTTCTCTAAGTGTTCCTGATTCTTTAGTTCCTGACCACAACTAGGACAAACTTTCTTACTATCAAGTCCCTTAAGCTCAAAGTATAATCTCTTACCCTCTGTCTTAATCTGACCAAGTTCCTGTAGTAATTCATTGAGGTCATTAATTTCCTTCTTAATGTCTTCAATTTCTGGACTAATTTGGCTTTGATAATCTCTCTGCCCTGCTTGTCTAGTCTGAAGTTCACTAAGCTGCTCTTCTAACATACCTCTCTTAGCAGTTAGGTTGGCAGTATTAGTTAGGTAGTCATTATACTCTTTCCACGCCTTCTGTAAGTTAATACCATCTTGTTTTTTATTCCACAAGTCTTCCTTACTTAGTTGTGGTAGTACGATGAGACCTAATTTTTCATCGATATACTTAATAAGCTCATTGTTCTTATCAAGTGTCTCCCTCCAACCTTGTGCATTCTTAGTAACCTGTTCATATAGTAAGTCAGCCGCTTCATGGAATGTATCAATCTTGTCCATCTTATAGAACTTTGATACAATCTCAGACTTTCTCTCAGGCGTAACACAACCTATGAACTTTGGATGGTTTGAGTCGAAGAAGTAGACGTCCATGTAATCGATGAATGGAAATCTAGTGTGAAGTTCAAGATCAAGACTAGCCTTATTGTTAGACTTCTGCTCTTCACCGTTTATGTAGAACTTCGTATAACCAGCACTACTCTTTCCCTTCAATACACAACCTCTAGTGATCTTGTATGTACCACCTTGATATAAAAATTCTACCTCAGTCATACACTCACTTGCTCCGAACTGTACATACTCCTTGATATTTCTGTTTTCAAGGAATGCATACTTAATGGCGCTAAGCAAGCTACTCTTACCACTACCATTCTCACCCGTTACAAGTATCTTATCCATGTCACTCAAGAATAGTTCAGTCTCATCAATACTTCTCCAATTCTTACAGTAGAATCGAGTAATGACAAAATTGAAATCTACCTCCTTAGACTCAACATCCTTGACACACTTTAAGATCTCACTATGTACACCTTGTAAGTTATTTGACCCAATTACATTACTAATCAAGCCATCAATTTCTTCCCAAGCTGGTACATTAATGTTGTTTACGTTTCCATTGATTGTGAGATTCTCTGGCTTATATACATTCCACACGCCAGTCTCATCATTCCAACCCTCAGCGAGTCTATCTGATGTATACTGAAAGCGCATTAAGTTATTGTCGGGATTTAAGTTTACCCACTTGAAACTCTTATCTGCACAATCTAAGATAACACCAGTACTTTCTTCACTGTCTGACATCTTACAGCGCTGAGGAATACCAATACTTACATACTTACCAAGCTGAGCAGGTCTATGTATGTCTCCACAAATAGCCAAGTCAAACTTAGTCTCATCTAGTACTTGTGAATGAATCCTATCACTATCTGTATATGATATTGTTGCATGAGTAAAGAGAACGTCTAGCTTACCATCAATCCAGGTCAAATCAAACTCTGGCCTCCAATTATAAAAGCCAATTCTCTTACCATCTATCTCTACCTCCTTACAATCAGCATAATGTAGATTAGAAGGCAACATAACAGATAAACAGGAATCAGTAAACTCAGAAAAAACAGATTTATTATCTTGGTCATGATTTCCCCATATTATATAACCAACTCTGAAGTTCTGCATGATCTTATCTAGAAATGACTTAACCTCTGCTTGTACGTAGGGTCTATTTATTGTCTTCTCTAGTACATCACCTGCAAATACAATTACACTTGCACCTTCAGCTTTTCCAACTTTTATTATATTATCTGCTACCTTCCTAGACTGAAATAATCTATACTTCTCACTAGGATTTCTCTGTGGGTAGTCGTGAATATGAATGTCACTTACTGCTAGAATCTTTGTCATACCGTCTTCATTAAGGATGAGTAATTATTCATTAACCACGTAAGAGCTGCATAAGAATGTTTACAGAGAGTTGTTGTCTTAGCTCCCTTCTTTGGTGCATTATTAACAGCAGGACCAAGTTCAATACTAGATCTCTGCGTGATAAATAATGAATTCCTATGCGATAAGATATAAGCTGATCTATACTTGAAGTCAGAACAGTCACAGTATATCTTAACTCTATTATTCTGCCAATTGCTCAGTGAAAAATCAGGATCAAGCTCTATGAAAACTACGTGATCATGGTCCTTCTCTGAATTAACCCTGAACTTTAAGACAATATGATAGACCTTGATTGCCGGCGAATTTGAGAAGAAGGATTTAAACTTGGCCAACACTCCTTCTGGTTTTACCAAGTGATATACCTTCTGAAGACTCGCCGAACAACTACTAGCTCTACCAATCCTACCGCTATCTATGTTCATCAGCTCACCAATTGTAAACTGGCGGCCAAATAAACTACCTAATACACTTCCTAACATAAGGCTTAATATATTTCTTCCTTACTCTGGGTCACTGTATTAATGCTCCCGGTTATACTCACGATCTTACCAACGTTCTTGAGATAGATACCAGAAAAAGTTGGCACCGCATTCTCATTCTCGTTGTTTGTATAGACTGGCTCTGCAATACCATCACTCAAGACTATACCATTTTTCTTGATCTCCTTGGTAATCTCATTAAACTCATATACACTACCATCGGATGAATTAATCTTTACCATACTTTAAAAATTCTTTGTTAAATCTACTTGTAAAATTATTATAAAAACTAAAACTACTAATACCAGTCATACCATACTTATTACAGAACGCAAGCCAATCACTATAAGGTTTGATTGTTCCATAATTAGGTAGACCCTCATGAATTATTCTCCTAGCCTCTTCTAAGCCAGGGTACCTCCAAAGGTCAAAAGATTCATACTGTTTCTTAAAGAGTTCTACGTCATTAATACTAGAATAATCTCCATCTAAGATCTCAGCAATCACCTTATCACCCTTCGTACCTTTCTTTCTCGTTACTCTCATCCCATTATGTCCCATACCAATTGCGTCACAGTAAGCCTTGTATTGATAGAGTCCAAGCTTTCCCTTAAACTCATCAGGCATTTCACTGTATATCTCACTGTATGTTCTAATCTGTGGACCACCTTTATCCTTACTGGTCGGGATCTTGAAATAATCCATCTTAGGCGACAGAGAGTAGAGTAAGTCGGAGTCTTTTGTTATTATCACGCTAGGTTTATTATCTGTTTCATATAATTCCCTACTCGCTAAGTAAACCAAGTTGTCATATTCCCAACCTGGCACGAAGAACGATGGCACTCCGAAATCTACTAAGTGTTCAATAATTGCATACTTAGCCGTTCTTCTTACTTCATTACTGTATACTTGATTTTCTGCTGTCTCGATCTCTTCCTTACTAACACTAGGATCACTCTTTAGCTCTTCTAGTAATTCTCTCGTCATGTAAGTATCTTTTGGTGATGCAGTACCTTTCTTTGAGCTAATATCACCTCTACTGTCTTTATACGCACCCCCAAGTAAGTGAGTCGTATAGTAACCACCAAAATCTGGAGACCACTTATCACAAATAAATACGTACTTATCCGCAGTAACCCCAAAATCACGAGGTATCTTATTCAATGTATAGATGCAACTTTTAATTAGATCTCCCACTGTATATTCTCCTGCTTTCTTACCTACCGAAATACCATAATGATTTCTCGCTAGGATATAACTATTGTCGATTAGTGCGTACTTATATTTGTTACCTGAATTCATTTAATTAATAAGTGTGAATAAAAAGAACAGAAGAAACCTATACTATAAATCTCTTCTGTTCTTATTTGTCTATGAGTACTTACCTCTCATTAGAAAGGCAAGCTATTTCCGTCTGAACCAGTAGGATTACCAAAACTTGATCCTCCATACTGCTGCTGACTATTACCTGGATTAACAGGGGCACCAGTGATGCTATCGAAGTGTGCTGCTGGTGGTGTGTTGAATGGGTCAGTATTTCTACTAACTACTTGCTCAGGATTATTAGCTACATTATTATTCTCGTAGCCAGCCTGTGCATTACCCTGTGCTGGACCTGACATACTAGCAAGAACTGGATCATTTGTTACCTGACCCTGCTTGTTAGTTGGTGTCTGATTCTGAAGTACTGTCTTATTAGTATCTTCAATCGCCTTCTTGATTGCCTCGAGACTATTACCACCACTAGCCTTTTCCATCTTAATCTTAGTAAGCTGGTCTGTCATATACTGGATTGTCTCCTCAATGAGTCGTCTGTTGAAAAGACGCTTCTCATTTGATGGTGTACCTTCCTCACTACCTGCTGCCTGCCAACCTAAGAAGAGCTCAACTGGATTTTCCATAATCTGAGCTGCCTCCTCTGAGATCTCTGCATTCTCTGTGATAGGTACTGGACTAACCTTATGAACCACTGATATATTAAAACCAGGGCCACCAGCATTAACACTAACTGACATCATAACGAAACCCTTACGGCCAGTTAAGTTCCTGTTGTAGGTATCGCTGAGCCAATCCTTGTTAAGGGAACTCTCAGTAATGTTAGTATCCTCAATGTTACTAGCTACTAAGTCCATAAAATTCTTAGCAGTCAATACAAACAGGCCATCAAAATTCTGACGAGCTGCTTGCCTTGTGTTACCCTCCTGCCAAAAGTTCATAGCATGAGCACAGAAGATAGTATAGTTCTTCTTGCGGACAAAGTTCTTGATAACCGGATCCATTGCATGTTCACGACCATCAACCTCCTTATAGAGCTCATCAAAAATTACATAAGCCCTGTTAAGAACTTCCTCTTCCTCTGCAGTTAAGCTACTAACCTCACGACCTGAATCCTTGTCCTTAATCACATATGCTGACTTAGGAAGAATTCTAATCCAAGCGTCATAAACAGATTCTGTACCATCACTACCCATGTTCTTACGTGGCATTCTAACCTCACGTGTTCCCATAAGTGTGACATAAGGAAAATCAGATACAGTACTGTTCATTGGCAGTAACTGATATTTACCTAAGTTTCCCTTGAAGTTACAGAATACCTTCTCAATCTGCTTCTTCTTTTCAAAATTTTTACTCTTAGTCATTGGTTTAATCTGACCAATCTTCTCCAAAAAAGAATCTACATTGTTAAAACTCATAAAACTTAAAATTTAAAATAAAAACTTTATATAAAATAATTCACTTGCGTAGAGAGACTTCAATTCTCCCTACATTAATAAGATTTCTAAACGATCTGAGATGACAACTTATTATGGCCATCCCTTCTCTACATATAAGATATCTAGACGCCCTTACCTACATTTATTACCACTACAAGATCACCTTATTTGTCTTCAGTAAGTCCATGTCTAAGTAGGATTTCCCCAAGTTAACACCTACCTGATGCTCTGCCCAACCTAGTGATGTTAAGTTACCTAGGCCATCCATTAATACAGACTCTGGAAGGTTCAGGAGTTTAGGAAAATATAGTACTACCTTATCAGTGTCAGGCATACTATCAAGCTGACCATCCTCTAACCACCCTACTACATCATCACCCCCTGGATAACTTAAGACATCACCATTCCAACATAGTGAATAATTAACCCGCATAATGTAAGGCTCAAAATGAATCCTCCCAACTAACGACTTATCACCTAACTGAATACGACTGATGATGTGATTCCGCCTCTCTAACAGCTTATATATATTCTCAAGCGGATAGTCTGGGCGGTTGATAATTATGGTCTTGTTAATAATGTAAGAAACCTCCCCTGGATTAACAAGGATACCACAATTACCCATCCTAGAATTCGTCGGCTCCTCTAAGTAAGTAGCCTCGATGTTAGATAAGATACCATCATTAAATACCATAACTTGTATCTAACCAAAAATTATTACCGCCTAGTTCAAACAAGACAGACTCATCATAATCCTCCATATCATCAATCGTACTCACCCTAGCATAAACGTAAGTAAGTGTCCTAAGTCGTCCCTCCTTATTAACCGCTCTGATATTATAAAGAAATTGACTAGGTATCTTCTCAACTGCACTACTAGGTAAGGCAGAAAATGGTAGAGGTAAGAGATCATCTACACTGTCACCCTCCACAAATATATCGGCAGGGTCAACAACTTCAAAATAAACAACTTTCTTTTTCTTCGCCATACTATTAATCTAAAATTTATATTACCACATATAAGGAATTACACAATAGATGGCTGCAAAATTGTCAACCTTGGTCCAAACCCATTATCATCTCCCTTAAGTCATCATCAAGGTAGAACACATTAGACCTACCCTTAAACTGCCGGAAATTACTGTGAAGGTAATGTTTGAAAGACTTATACATCTCACTATCACCGCCCGCCTTAGAGATAACCCAGAATGACGGATTAAACTCTGACTTCATCTTAATATATGAATCCAGGGCCTTATCATTCTCCTTATATACTACCTCAACAACACTAAAGCAATTATCTAAGTTTCCACCCTCACAACCAAGCATTTCAATAAATACTATCATACCTTCTTGCTTATTAGTTTTAAACCATTTACTCTCTTACTACCTTCTTGAATTAAGCACTTTTTAGTATCAAAATAATTATTAAGATCTGTTGCCTTCGCATTTACCTTATAGCCTATCTCCTTGTAAATATCTTTCAGTCTGTCTTTAATGTAGACGTTAGTATGTGACTCACCTACATTAAACTCACTTAATATTCTAGCGCTTAAAATACTAGTATCAAAACTCATCACACTAAGCCTTCTATCAAGTTCAGATGTCTTATACCATACCGCCTTACAGACATCGAGACCAAAGACATTAATATATACATCAAACTTCTTCTCCTCTATAAACTGTAAGATAGATGTATTGCCAACTTTCCTACAATAATCACAGAGATACTTAAGCTTATAATTTCTATCTGTCAGCTTATTATATCCTCTAAAGAAATCCTCGAGCTCCTTTAGATCTTCCTCTGGTACATCTTGTAGGTCTATGCCGAATAAGTCCTTAACATGTTTCTTTATATCCATCTCCCTGTAATATAACATACTAATTATTATATCCTCAGGCTTACCACTGAATACCTTAGAGATTTCACTCCAATTGTGTAATATTATTGGTTTGTAAAGTTTAAGATAGAGCCTAACATTTTTCTTTGGTTTCTTTATCTTACTACAGAGACTTACTATATCACCTACTGAGTTGAGATTATCTATAAGCTGATCAATCTCAAGATCTCTTACAAAAACTTCAGTCCTTCTATTATGTCTTTTATCTCTTAAGTAACTGTGTATAATACTTTCACAACCCGTATTAAACTTATCACCATCCAATTTCTTAATGACCCCAAAAGACGTGTTATGAGATATATAAGCACATAGTCTCTTGTTAAAATTATTAGAAAAACCAATCTTAATGACATCGAAAGAATCACCACCTATCTTCTCCCGGGCTAACATATTTATAAAGTATAGCATTACTCTCCTTTCTTACTTAATATTTTTAAACCGTGAACTCTTTTTGAATCAATACTCAATAAACAATCTTTTACATCAAAGTAATTACTAAGGTCTGTTGCTTTTGCCTTTATCTTATAACCCACTTCATTATAAATTTCATTTAATCTAGTTTTTATTTGAGTATTTGGATAAGACTCACCTACTTTAAACTCACTCAGTATTTTAGAGTCCAGGAGATCTGTATCAAAACTAAATACGCTCAATCTCCTATCAAGCTCGGCAGGCTTATACCATACTGCCTTACAGACATCAAGCCCCAAGACGTTAATATATTCACCAAACCTCTTTTCTTGAATCTGATTTAGGATTGATGTATTACCTACTCTCTCACAGTACTCACAAAGATACTTAAGTTTATAGAGTCTAGTACTTTGCGCCTCGTAACCTCTAAAGAATTCCTCAAGTCCTTCCTTATCTTCAATCGCACTAACATTACCAAGCTCATTGAAAACAGTGAAACGATTTGCATAGTCGACTTGTTGAATTTCATAGGCTCTCATCTCTGATACCATTACTAAGTTATTAAAGACTGGCGTTAGTATTGTTTCACCACCTACCTTCTTTCTATTAACCGCTACAAAGTCATCCTTATAGTTCATATACTTTGCAACAATCTGGTAGTTTTCTGATAAGTATTTCTGTTCATCACTGTTACCTTTATCGAATACAGATAATAAGTTCTCAGATTTCTTTATCTTCTTCTTTAGTTTATCTGCAAAAGTTTCTGGTGTCACCTCTTTACCTGGCGATAATGTCTTATAAAATAACATCGCCTCATTTCTCCATGGATTCTCTTTTAACCTCTGACGTCCTAGTATCTGAGGTAAGTCTAGAGATATATCAACTGCCAGTGTATCAATATCTGCGTCACTTACTACATAAGACTTTGCATTGTCACTATAAAAGTCAGCCCCTAAGTATACAGTTCTAGTACAGAAGGTAAACATCTTCCTTGGTTCATCTCTTAACGGGACAGTACCAATATCGAACTTCCTACCAAGTGTCTTACGAATTCGATTAACATTATCTTGTGTGTTAGCAACGAGTATATTGACCTGCTCTGGAGTTAACTTTGACTTCTTGATAATACTGGTGATGTTATTGACTGAGTTAACGTAGAAAACTGCTTCCTTTGACTCTACTTTCCTAACGCCCTTCTTACAAGTTTCATCTTTAACGTACCTATAGTCAAATTCACCATTTAAGTAAGTCTGTATGATGGGAGTAACCTCAGTAAGAACACCCTTTAAGTTTCTAGTAATGATCTTTGGCTTATTTACTCTACCAGGATCTTGTGCTTCCCAGTCTAATTCATAATATGGTAGGTCTTTGAATTCCTCCAGCATTTCAAGATACTTATCAATCATAGGTGTTGCGCTGACATAACACACTCTTTGTATTCCTTGTAAGTTACTGACAAACTGCATCTCCGTATCCGACTTGAACTTACTATCAGTGAAGATACTTTGAAATTCATCCACCACTATCTGAAAATTCTCTAGACTGTCCTGATGCCTGATGATATCCTTAACAATCCTGAAAGAATCGTAGGTAACAAGAATCTTAATAGGCCTATCGTTCAACCTGCAAGCCTTGATGTAAGTACTGATCTTGTAAGTAAGACTATCAAAGAAGGATTTTTTATCCCCCTCTTCTTTCTTTATTTTCTCAGGATCAGGTTTATCAAGCCAGTCAAACCTATTACCCCTGTACTTTGGAAATTTGGTAAGGTCTTTATCAGTACCAACTTCCTTTTCATATTCGTTTACTACTAAGAAAACCTCATCCTTGTGTTGATCATACTTGTTCTGTAGTAAGATCTTTCTAGGACTGCACAAGATGACATCCTCATTGTTAGTAATGCAGTATTCAGTAAATCCACATCCTGGTATCTGTTTGTTCAGGATGTGAGGGAAGTTGAAAATACTGTAACCTTCCCATTCGCTCATGTACCTAATTTTTTCTGGTACTAAAATTGTTTCTTTCTGCATATGCTTTAACTTTTATTAATATTTTATTAACATATTTTTCGAGATATGGTCCCGTCGCTGGGAGCTAGGTACCACACTCGCTTGGGTAAACCCAAGACATTTCAATTACACTTATAAGGTTTTAAAAAGTAAAAATATACAGAAATGTACGTTTTGTAATACTTTTAAAAAAGAAGAAGCTATATAAGAATAATAGCTTCAAAAAATCGTACACTATTTTTTATATTTTCAATGACTCCTCAATTTCGCCAATCGCTCCGCTCTTTGCTACATTTCGTCATCCTATTGAATCTTAAAAAATGTTAACTGGGAAGTACCGCCCTAGTCTTTCTCATTTTATCGATTCATACTTCGCTCCGCTCCGTAGAATCTCAAAATTTCGCAAGCCGGAGAAAATCATAATCTCTTCTTCAGTCCCCTTAAGGCGAAGCCGCATAGTGAAATGATCAGTGATGCCGAGGGAGCGAAGCGATTTGAGGTATCTCTTTTACTGATCATTTTGCTAGTTCTCTCTGTCATGGAACTTCTTCTGTTTCCTCATTCCATTCCCGTTCCGCTTGCGCTCCACTTCATGTCATTCGTCAATCCAGAAGTAATTTCCCATTCAAGCAAGTGCGGGGCCTAGCTTACCCTTTTTTCATTCGGGTAAGAAAAGTGTACACGTCAACTGTTCGCCCCACACACAGATACGCGCCGAATTTTTATGCAATTTTTATACAGATTCAGGAGGAACGAAAAAAAAAATGGGGCGCAGGATTTTATATTATCCCACGCACCAAGTCTTTTTATAGTCTCTGAATTACACTTTCCGCATACTTAAGAGGTTCAAATGCGGTTAATTCTTTCAGCTTTGTTTTTAGCGCCTTAATTCTTTCTGTTGTATCTTTATTTTTTCTAAGATAGCTAATTGGTTTTGACATTACTGCGCTAACTACTTCTGCCTCTAATCCCAGCTCATTAATTATCTGACGGTCACTTGCTTTTGGGTTTACGTTGATAATATAGTTTGATACGACTGGGAGAGCTGTTTGTACTTTTATATCGAACTTAGTTTTTTCTATGTTCCTTCTGTTTACTTCCCCCACCAGACCTATGAAATTATCTAGTGTATATTTCAACCAATCTCTCAACGGTATTCTAAAAGCAGATTTTCCGTCAGTTACATTGAGCTGATAGGTAGTGGCATCAAAACAACATTGCCTACATAGTGTTTCAAGTCCCTCTAGTTTAAGTGAGCCTCTATTACTAACAAGCCCAACGAACATTCTAGGTCCTTGTTTTGTTGTCATATCCTCCACAAATACCTGCCCTAGCTCAACATACTTATCGATTTTCTTTAGCGATGGTGTGAAAATGCATGTATCACCTTCAAACATAAATCCATCCTTACCATCTTCATTAGTATAAGGTGTGAGCTTGTATGAATAGATAACCCTACCTTTACCTGTTTCCCAAAGCCTCTGTAGTTCTGAATTCTCTTTATCAATCAAGAGGTTTACATTTGGTTCTAGGAGTTTTGGGTTATCTTCTACCAGTGCCTTATACATTGATACTGGTGAAAAGTTTGGATAGATAGTGCTAATACCATATCCAATTCCAGACACCAGTGATTTCATATAGAGTGCCAGTGGAAATACAAGTGATAAGCTCTCTGGTTCTAGTGGTCCTTGTGGCGATTCTACCATCTTAAGACATTGTAAGTTAGGCCTCAAGATTTCACTATACAAGTTACTCAGCATCGTCTTAGTGTACCTAGGAGATGCAGCTGGTTTTTCATCCCCCAGAATTGACTTAGTACCAAAACTACCAGATCCACTCATAACACCACTTCTTACCATTGATGCAAGTAGTGGCTCACATCCAGTTAAGCTATGAGGATGATAAGAAGCCATACCATTCAAGAGCTTAGAACTAGGTTGTAATTCGCCTTTTGGAAACTGAAGTGCTGAATAGATTAACCTTCGATAACTAGGCTTACATCCATCGCTTACATTTGCTAGTGCCCTTTCTGTGTTAAGATAAGTTGCACCATTAACAATTGCTTCCTCAGTTTCCTTACCTATCGCTTGCTCTAGGATCTCTGCGAATACTGTTTCTTTTAATTTATCTACCTTACTTTTTCTAGCCATTATATTATTAATCTTTAAAGTTATATGGATTTGTTAAGATTCCTCTATTAGTTAGCAATCTCTTTCTCTCGTTTATATCTTCATTCAACGCCCTAGAGTAATCAATACCATCAGGCGTAATCTTAATAAGTCTTCTAGTTGACTCATTAAAGAATATATCCTCTACTTCACCAGTCTCAGGTGAAAGAGAACCTACAATTATGTTTACTTATGGCCGTCTAACCTCCATAAGCGAGATTATCTCTCCACTCTTTCTCAAGACGTGTTCAGACTATATCTTCATCTTCAGCATTACCTGTTAAGATGTTGCACATTTCAGACAGCCATTGTAGACTTTGCTGCCTTACTTCCTTACACTCATCAGGAATAGTCGTTGTCGTTATATAACTAACATGCGGATTGTCTCTATTCTTATGATTATTACTATTGCTAGTACATAAGACCTAACGAGAGTTTCCCGCAACAGTGCAATCTTCTAGTAATTATTTCTAACTACCGGGACTAGTTTATTAATCCCTTAAAACGAGAATAATGGCATTTTTCATCCATATCAACTGGAAATCCTGTCTCTACGTCATACTCATCATCTGGGTAATAGTATTGAATCTTTCCAGTTGTCTTGCTCTTTCCTTTCCATAGAGGTGATATTGCTCTATATACAAGTCCAAGATCTATCATAAAACGGGCGAACTTGCTAAAGAGATATAATAACTCAGTAGCTATTAAGTCGCCATCTGCCATTTATATTTACACTAGATCGTCTACTTCTAGTGCGGATTTGTTCAATCCCTCATAGTCTCCTATGAGATTAGACTATATTTTCACCTTCAACATTACTTGGTCAGGTGTCGTATCTTTCGAACAGTCATTTATAGACTTTTACTGCTCTACTTCCGATTAAGGAATAGTCGTTGTCGTTATATTTTACTATAACAGCGGATTGTCTCTATTCTTAGGATTGTTACACTTTGGTACCTAAGACCTAACAAGAGTTTCCCGCAACAATACGATTCTTTGTAACATATTTCTAAGTTACTCAGACTCAGCTATTTAGCCCATCTGCGTCAACTGCAATTACTATCTTGCCGTACCTACTTTTTTGTTTTATGATTTCTATTGCTTCTTCTATTGTATTACAGTCTTTTGTTACATTATTCACATCAAGACCTAATCCAATAACTTTAAAAATACTATAAATTGTTTGGCTCTCCATCGCTCTCTTAGCTGATGCATTGGTAACATTGAGAATTTTACCCCTCAATGGAAGAACTGCTATCTTTGTCGTATCTGGCCGCGCTGTTACTAAGGATCCTGAAGCGGATAGGCCTTCTGTTATGAAAAGTTCACATGCCATTCTATCTTTTCCAGTTGCCTCAGCGAATCCAGGTACTAGGTCATTTTTACTTCTATACAGTCCAACTCCACTAGCACCATCCATCATCTTCTCGGCCAACTCAGCTGCACCAATATCTTTCATTGATTCAGCCAGTTTATTCAGCTTACTAACATGAAGGTCCCAGTAGTCAGAGTTTTTCTTCATGATTTTTTCCATATCTTTTACGACATCTCCAAAATCAGTTACCTTGACCTTTGTAATACTCTTTAGCCTTGTTTTTGTCTGGCTATCGAACATTACCTCACCCGCCAATAAGATAACACATACACGAAGACCATTTAGGAGGTACTCATGTTTTATCTTATACATATCTTTCAGGGCAGTTTTAAAGCATGATTCAGCGATTGTTATGTGTTGTCCTTGATTTACATCTAGGCCATTAACAGATCCCATTTCTACTTTATTACCAAGTTTAGGATCTACTTCAAATGTCACATAAATACCAACCTGCTTATTAAAACTATCATCCTTAGGGGTAATATTTCTGACTAGTTCATACTTAAATGGTTTGAAAGTATTATTTATTTTCTTACCATCTACAAACACACTAACCTTTCTATTGTAGAATTTTTCCTGGATCATCAAGAAGTACTGTAAGTTTGTAATTGGTACTTCCGCTTTAGTTGATTCAAAGATTTCGGGGTCAGGTTTAAAGAACACAATAGTACTAAGATCTCTAGGTACTGTCTGATAGTCTTTAATACCTTTGAACATTAACTTCTCGATATCACCAAGTCTACCCGCTGATTCTAGTACCTTTTCACCTTTAACGCACTTAACGAAATAATACAAGTCTCCCTTACTTCGTGGTCCTGCATTATTCCAAGCTTTTTCTACGTCAGGTATTGATTTGTTGTAGTTATGTTCTCCGATTCTAGATAAGAGCCAATATTCTTCACTAAGGAAATTTGTTGCACTACTACCTACACCGTTCATACCTACTCTCGAAACCTCTGTATTACTGAATTTAGATCCACTATGTAATTCAGAGATACTAAGATATGCTTGTGTTGACCCTGGTTTATCTGGTGACATTGCGATTGGTATTCCTCTACCATTATCAGCAACGAAACAGAAACCATTAAAGTCTCCACTTACCAAGATTGAATCTCCATATCCTGCAGAAATTTCATCTCCCGAATTATCAATAATCTCACGAAGTAGTACATTAGCATTTGAGTTATCGCCAATATACATACCCCATCTTCTTCGGACTGCATCTCTCGGTTTTAGGAATTCAATAACATCTTCTTTAATTTTCTTTGCCATGATTTATAATTATATTTTTTATAGTTATTCTCATACTATTAAGAATTGAGTGCTGTTTAATTACAATACACTCAATTATAAGGAATGTAGGCGGGGACAAAAAAGAAAAACATACTAGGGTTTATTCTAGTATATCTTTCTTTACTACCTTAATAAAGTCTTTTGGAGAACTGCTTATATAAATCTCTATCATCCTTATATTTTCTTTATAGGCAGGCCACTTGTCAATTTTCAGAGAATCTTTTTCCAATAGTAGTTTGTCCTTTGATTCTTCGATTTCTTTAATTGATTCGTTAATTGCTATTCTTACTATATCACTATTTGGATAGAATTCATCATCTAAATCAAGTACAAATTTTAATCTACCTGCTTCATCTTTTTTAATCGTGTCACAGTTAGTTACATTTACCTTACTTAACTCATAAGTGACAATCCTATCTTTAAACTGCATAGATATTCTCTCTACTTCTTCGATTCTTCTATTCCTAACAGTAAGTACATTATACCTTGTTAAGATTGGATATAAGTTACCGAGTACTACAAATATTGGTTCAATTGTTTTCATCTCTCTACTACCTCAATTAGATCTTCAGGTGAGCTAAATAAGTAGTTCATTATCTTATCATTGTCTGGCCATTTGAGAAGATTTTTTGTACTTCCCCAGTCCACAAATAATAGTTTTTGTTCGGCTTCTATATTATCGATAGTGTCTCTAACTGCTTGTTCCACTAGATCATAGTTAGGGTAGTAGTCGTCATCTAATCCTCGAACGAACTTAACCCGATCCATCTCACTATTAAGGTTAGAGTTTCTGATTTTGTCCAGGTCATATATAGTAAGATCACTTAGTTTTCTATCAATAATCCTTCTATCAAACTGTACTAATACTTTTTCAATTACCCTTAGTTTTCCTTTGTATAATCTAACTACACTATACTTTGTCAGTACTGGAAACAAATCCCCACATGATAACATAAATATCGGTTCTATTGTTTTCATTTCTTTACAAGTTCAATATAATCCCTAGGAGAACTATCTGTGAATTTTCTTATTTCTTCATACTTCTTCCACTTTATATTAGCCCTGCACATTGTTAGTTGATATGCACTTATGACATTTTTATAGTATTTTATATCTTCTAACCCATCTCTAAGTGCTAGTTCTACCATTTCTTTTGTTGGGTAGAATTCATCATCTAGTTCATATTTTTTCTTTAGGTTTTTTAGGGTTAATTGAAATACATCTTTCGGCTCTAATAGTAGTGGTAGTTCACGACTATAAGTTTGTATATCGTTACCTACTTGGACAATTATTGACGCTACTTCTACAATATCACGACTGGCCCACATAAATTTTCTATACTTAGCCAAAACCGGGTATACAGTTCCTTTAAACATTATGAATTTTGGACTCATCTGACATTAAAATATTCAGTAATTAATTTTTCAGGACTATTCTTCATAAGGTCTAATAATTTTCTACCATTCTCAACCTCTGGCCACTTAGTACCAAAACTGTGTTTACTTATTCGGCAGTTGATGAAAAATTCCCGCTTCTTTAGGTACTTAATAGTTTCAGTTGTTGCATCTTTTACCACCCTGCTTGTTCTATAGTAACCTTTTAACTTATAGTATTTTTTTATTTCCTCTACCTCATCTTTAGTTAGGTCTTCTAGGTTAAGCAGCTCTAAGTCACCTAGGCATGAAAACTTACCGCCACTCATTAATACTGTTAGTCCAGGTGATTCGATGCACTTTCCACCTGTTTCTACTATAGTTCTGAGCTTTAGAATAACTGGACATACTACTACTCCACTCAGTCCTCTTGCTCTTACAAACTTAGGATCTCTCATAGAAGTCTGTTTTTAGTATGTAAAGTTGGTCTATATTATCTTCTATATTTCCCAACACCTTCAAACACTCTTCCTTTTGTGGCCATTTTTTACAGATCTGATTGATTCTTCTTTTAGAGTAGCCAATTGAATCAATAAGTGCTTTTAGCAGAAAATCATCTATATCTCTCTTATCTACACTGTTTCTGTCAGAGTCAATAATAGCCTTGTCCGCCATACTTAGTCTATTATAGTTAAAATAATACCTACTCACTAGATCTTCTGTGTCATCTCTGAATCCTAGACGAGGTTTTTCTCTATTACTATATATTACAAAGATTCCTATCAGGTCTTCATAATTTACTACAAGTTCACGATCATTCCGAATCGCAGGCAGTACTAAGTATCCTATCAAGTTTATTATTTCCTCACGAAAATTGTCTACTTTAAACTTACCTAGTCTGTCTATATCTTCTTTACTGAATTTAGTCTCCATAAAAATCAGTTCTTAATATATAAAGTTGATCCATATTATCTTCTATGTCTCTTAATTCCTTCAAATACTCTTCTCTTTGTGGCCATTTTTTATAAGCCTTATTGATCTCTGTTCTGCATTCGTTAATTGATTCGATGAGTGTTTTTTGCAGACAATCCTCTATATCTTTTTTACTTACATAGTTTCTGTTAGATTCAATAATAGTCTTATCTTCCCTGTCTAGTTCGTTATAGTCAGAATAATATTTACTCAGTAGGTCTTCTCTATTACCCCTGAACCCTAGACAAGGTCTTTTATCGCTAGTATACATTACGAAGAATGCTATAGGGTATCTAGTATCAACTACAACTCTACGATCATCTAGAAGTTCTGGTAGTACTAAGTATCCAATCAGATTTAGTATTTCTCTACTTTCTCCTACTTTAAACTTACCTAGTCCTTCTATATCTACATAATCAAAATTAGGGTTTCTCATAAAAATCAGTTTTTAATATATAAAGTTGATCTATATTATTCTCTAAGTCTTTTAGTGTCTCAAGAAACTTATCTCTTTGAGGCCACTTCTTACAAAATATATTAGTATTTGCTGTCCTGCACGAATGTATATGTGATTCTAACCTATCTCTTAAGAAACGTTCGATTTCCGACCTGCTAAATCTAAGTTTATCTTTACTAATTTTCAACTTATCAGGTTCAGATAGGCTACTAAAATCTACATAATCGTTTAGTTGTTTAAGCTCATAGAAACTTAATATAACCTTTTGAGATTGCATTAAGTCATTGTAAACTACCACACATGCACATACATCATTTTTATCTATAGTTATTTTACCTTGACCCCAATTCATCGAAGGGAATATAACATAACCAACTAGATGAAAAAACTCCCAATAACCATCTTCACCTGTCTCGGTAGTCTTGCTATTGTCCATAAATTTTCCTAGCGCGTATCTATTTTCTACTAGTAATTTCTCCATTGACTTCTAATACTAGTTTACCTACTTCGGTCTTCCTAATAAACTTATTAATCCTCTCACGACCTTCCTTTTCTGGCCATTTAAGATCACTATCAAATCTCACCAAACCAGCAATACATTTAAATATACAATACTTTATTTGGTCCAATGCGCACTTCTTACCTTTATCTATTTCAGACCTTGCTGGATAAAATTTCTCATCAAGATCGTAGTTTTCATTAACGCTTAGTCGCTCTGTTTCAGTAAGGTCCGAAAGTTTAAGTATGTCAGCAGTACTTTCGTAGTATATTTGTAATTGACTACCTATTTTTACTACTAGTCTGACTTCACTTACTACTTCAGCATTATTATTAAACACTGCAGGTAGTTTTATGCTTTTATACTTTACTAATACTACACCTATGTTTCCTCTACTATTTCTTATAAAACTAGGGCTCATAAAATCCATCTATTATTTGGTACAGTTCTTCTTTTCTAGACATAAGATTTTCTAGTTGGGCTTTTATCTTTTCTCTAGACGGTGCTTTCTTATATCTAGCACAAGCCTTCATATCTATTATTGAAAATTCTTTATCCAATCCTTCTATCAGCATGTTTTTTATTCTAGATATCTGCACACTGCCAGATAACTTACCTACCAGTTCTAGTTCTGAGTCAGTAAGATTGTTATAGTCATACTGTACCTCATCTAAGTGTTGTCTATCAGTTGTCATAAACATAGCAGAGTTTTCACTAATTGAACTATATACCACCGCCACTAGAATACCTTTATTTTCATCAGGGTAAACTTCTACCCTATTCTCATCTAGTTTCAGTTCTTTATAGTATCCAACAATGTGGTATATCATTGAAGGGCTCCACGGCGTGTCTCCTCTAGATACTTCAAACTTTCCTATTAATTCTTTCAGGTCTACATTAGAACTCATCTTTCCTACTTATCATATTAATTAATCTAAAGTCCATGTTATTGTAATCCTCCGTGACTAATTTTAATACTCGATCATACTCTGGATACTTACCAAAGCGTCCCTTATGAGCCCTACAGTTTCCAAGTAACAAAAAAGTATCTGATTCTATCTTATCTATTAAGTAATCATGACATTTATTGATAAGTTTTTCTTTAATCACAAGCTTACCGTTAGTTTTCTCCAGGTAAGATTTATAGAGTGACCTAGCAGTATCTATTGGTATCTCTATTATTTTATAGAACTCACTTACAAGGTCTCTACTATGAAATGTCCAGTACTCATCACAAAATATTAACCTAGTAATCTTAAGTAGTCTACGATTATCTAACATGACGTGATTATACATTGCCATAATCGGATAATACTTATCACCTATCTTTGCAAACTTACCGAAAACCTCTTCGTACATAGCATTCATCTATATTAATAACTGGATCTTTCTTAATTCTATCCAATTTCTTAAGTAAGTATTCGATGGTTGGGTATTTAGTCCCAAACTCCGTCGGATGCTTAACTATATAGTCTTTACAGTCATCTAATCTTTGGTTAACGAAATCAAGTGTATACTCTCTTGCGTCAGCTATTATATGACCTAGTATTAATCTATCCGTCATTACACTGATATCAAATTCATGTAGTGAATAGATATTAATGCTACACTTATAAACTCCTTTATCTGCTTCCCAGACCTTCAGTTCATTGTTCAGAGTATCAAAGACCGTAAAGTATGTAATATTACAATCTACTTGAATATCAGGAACTATTGAGGTAAATATTGGAAAAAGATATCCATTGTTATAGTATTCGTTATCTAGTTTATCATCACTGAATCTTAGTATACTTATTTCTTTCACCATATTACCTCCTCTATAAGTGCTTCTGGATTATCCATCATATTCTTTATATAACATTCAATACTATGAAATTCTGGGTATTTTAGTCTCGGCGTCAAGAAATACATTGTCCTAGCATACATTTTATCCAATCTTATCTTTATAGTGTTTATTAATTTCCTTGTTATCTCATCTTTCTTTTTCATAATAAGGCTAGTAACTTCTTCAAACTGCATTCTATCCTTATCAAATAAAAGGTGAGGTGTAGTTATATTTCCACTAGCATATACCTCGACTATAAGAATATTTCTCCCATTAATTATAACAGAATAAAATATGTTATTTATACTAGCTATTAGCCTGCCACTGCTTTTTTGAATATAATATGGTAGTACTGCTCTTGCAATAATGGGAATAAATGTATAATCTCCTATCAAAGGTTTATATGCTCTTCCAATTAGATTTTCTTCTGATTCATTTACTGTTAATAATTCTTCTATCACTATATCTTTCATCTTACTAATAAGGTATTGATAGGAAAATAAAAAGAGAGCACACCTACTACTCTCTCTCTCTTATCTACTATTTTAATTCCCATATTATATATTTCTCTGGATTCGTTTCTAGCTCTCTTAATCCATCTCTAGCCCATTCTAGTGTTGGGTATTTCAGGTATTTCTTGCACATTGTATTCTTAAAACAGGCTCCCCACCTATATACAATTTCAGACACTGCTCTTTCTCTCGCACTTTTTATTAGGGCACTCTTTTCTCTACATAAGAGTTCGGCAACGCTCTGATGTTCTTTATCTGATAGGTAGTTACTGGCCAATTCAATTCTATGTTTTTCCGGATCTAGGAACATTATGTATGACTTAGTTGACGGCCTATAGCAAGTGATAAATATAAATTCATCTTCACCATACCAAGAAACGCCTTTGAATGTATTAATTATTAGGTTCACATCTTGGTTCGCATCTATCAGTATTTTTCCTGTAAAGTCTAAAGTTTCTCCCATAATACTTCCTCCAGCTTTAAGTTCTCTAAGTTTTTTATAAACCTATCATACTTCGGATACTTAAGAAATTTTCCTCTTATCCTTGTCCCGACGCTTTTGATTTTCTTGATTTCACGTTTTTGACACTTTCTTAGGTCATTCAGTACCTTATTCTTGTCTATCTTACTTACCCAGTCCCTATCATGTGTGGTAGCAGTTATTAATCTACAGGGGGCGACTATAATATTTTTACCGCTCTCTAAGGATACAATGAACACAGTACTTTTATCAATCTCACAGTTCATCGATACCCTATCTTTACCATAAATATAGGGTGAATAATCAGGGATTTCTACCAGACCTACTATTATACCCAGCTCATCATCCAGTCTCACTTTTTCACCTAAGAAATCTTTATCCCTCTCTGTTATCATGATCTTTTCTGTTGATTACGCCATGAATTATACGTGCAGCCCTAGTCAACATTGTATTTATTCTTTGTTGATGACCCCGCACTTAGTTTTTGGCGTGTAGTAACCAAGTACTAGTTTTTCAGGGCAGCTTATGTATTCTTTATATTCCCTGACTGCTTTTTCATAACCTGGATACTTGGGATACCTTTTTAATATGTGTAAGTTCAGTGTGGTCATGTTATTTTCTACCCACGTTGATATATAATTTTTTATTTGTATCATAGTGGGCATTTTTTCTTCCACTTCTTCAAAAAATTCACGCACCTCTTCTTCAGTTAGTTGACCTTCGTCTAGAAATATTTTATCGTCTAAATAGAATGTATGGTAAGTCCTCCCATCTCGTTCAATAAAATATTCTAATGGTCCAGATTCTATCTCCTCTCCAGTAAAAGCAAGATGAAATAGAGATGCAAGTACAAGACCTCTAATCTTTCTATCCGGTCCACTCTTTTCTACTATGAACTTACCCGCTAGATTTTCCATAACCTTATTTTCCAATGCTTATTACAGCTTTTTGTGGATTTGCTATCAGGTCCTTAATAATATTGTCCTGTCTTTTAAATTCTACCCATTTCATATTGTTTAGATTCCTTTTCCTGTCTATATACTCTTTTGATTCTTTAATACGTAAGTGATAGTTCCTTATAACCCTTAACATGTTTCTTCTTATCCTCTTAATGTACCTGCTTTTTAGTGTACCATCAGATCTTAGCATAAATCTAAACTCTTTTATAATTGGCCCAACTAGATTTTCATGAAAACTACTCAGACTAACTACTTTGTGATCCACCATACTATATATAAAGTAAGAACCGGGACAAGAAACTGCTACTATAATTTCTGTTAGTTTAATATTAGGGCCTACAAATCTCACTCCTTTGAACACTCCCACTACCGGAAGCCAACCTAATACTGTTCTTGCTACATTAATCATTCCTAGTTTCTCCTACTTTTAATATAAACTTCTTCAAGTCTTGTCTTTTTTCAAGTAAGATCTTTTTCACTGTATTAACCTTAGGCCATTTTCCAAGTGTGTGTAATTCTTTTGAACCTGTAACCCTATAGTAGTTATTGTAATTCAGCCTAATTAACATCCTCCTAAATTTTCTAATGTACTTTGACTTAAACTTTCCATTCTTATCTATGAATTTACTATATTGCTTGTAAACACTTCCTCTTATTTCAGGGTCTAGGTCTTTACTTATAAATATTGATGAGATTCTAATGCTGACTCCAAAACTAGGGTCTAATCCAACATATAATGGTGTCATACGTAATCTTCCTTTATATACACTTAATTCTACATACTTACCAATGACTGGTAGGTAAATTCCATCTCTCGTTTTTATTATATCTATCATTCTATTATTAAGGATTCTACCTGAAACCTGATACAGAGTCCGCTTGAATAAAAAAGTGCATCTAGGAAGCCTTAGATTTCTTATATATGTAGAATAATAATTGGGTCTATAGTTTAATGGATAGAACAATGGCCTTCTAAGCCGTCAGTCCAGGTTCGATTCCTGGTGGACCTACAATGAAAGTGAGGATAGGTAAGAGCAATTAAGTTTGTTCTTGCCTTTTCTTTTTATCCTTCTGAGATGCCCTAAATTCCTTATTAATGTGATAGAATAATAAAATTTTCAAGTAGCTTATGAGTAGAAGCGCTATTATAATTAGAGAAGTGGACTCGAACTCCACCTTGGAAATTTTATGGTTATCCCCACTTAGCTCAGTTGGACAGAGCGCCCAGAGATGGATCTGGAGAGGTCGAAGGTTCGAATCCTTCAGTGAGATAGCCAAGATGGTACTTAGTAGAAATGCTAAGTACTTTTATTTTTTCTAGGGGGGGAGGTAAAAAAAAGAGGAGCCACACTGTGACTACCTCTATTCTTAGCACTACTTTATTCTACCGCACGCCATTAATTTCTTAGTCTCTTCGTATATCTCTCGAATCGAACTGTACAGACACCTTGATTGATAAGGTTTTAATTGTAACCCTACTATCTTAGTAATCCTACCGTACTTATCTCCCCTACAACATCCGAAAGTGAGACTAGTAAATCTATCTGGGCCAATCTCGTAGAGTTTTGATATTAATTCAAAATCGAGTTTAACACAGATTTTAGTGTCGCGCGAAAAGTATCTATCTCTGTAAACTTTTGATTGACTTAGTTCTTTTTTACCTAGTCTACCAAGCTTACCATCTACTACATACTCAAAGCAAATACAGTTAATTGGGTCTTTTCCTTGACAATCCCAGTCTTTTGAATTATCTGGATTAATAACTAGATAATACGTAGGGGTCTTCTTATCTAGCGTCATCATGATTTCTATGAAGTATCCAACTCCATATCCACTAGTGACCTTTGTCTTAACTGTATTATACTCTGACCTATCAATACTATGACTGACGAATAATTGCGCACTCCCTGTTATAACACACATAAACAGAATTAATGCCGTAATAATCCTTTTCATGGTACAATACTTTTCTCTCTTACCTATAAGGGTTTATGACAGAGATATTTACAGTATTGTATGTTTCGGAAAAAGTGCACCTAAGAACCTGTGGAATCCTTACTTATGTGATAATAATAAAGGTCCCATAGTTCAATGGATAGAACGTAGGTTTCCTAAACCTTTGATTCAGGTTCGAATCCTGATGGGATCACATATATCGTTTGTATGTATTGAGTTTGTATAAGACGAAGTAACTTGTCCGTGAGGATGGGTTACTTTTTTATTTTTTCCTCCTGAAATGTCCTAGATCCCTTATATATGTAATAAAAATTAACCTTAAGAATTAAAATTTTTCTTAAGGCTTTTTGTTTTATTGAAATTTAACAATTAAAAACTATAAAATTATGAAGAAGATTATGATTATGTTAGTTATGTTAATCAGTGTATTAACTACTAACGCACAGGTGAGAGTAGTAAGCGAAAGAAATTTACTTCGTGCTACGACAGAGTGGGTCAAATTGGCCGACAATGGAACAATCTCTACATATCTCAGATTTGTAGCAGAAGATCACCCTGGAATGGATGGTGCGGATCTGTGTACTTATGTAGATTATAAGTACATTAACAAGAAGCCGAGTGGTATTTATACACCGGCTAATGCGAGAGGTTTTGTACTTGCTGTATATAATATGCAGTATGGCCAGTATGGAACATTTGCGGGAAAAAGTAAAAACATTAAAATAAAAGATGGTATGATCAATAGAGTATCTATGGATTTCTTAACAATCCAGGATATCGAAAGTTGGACTACCTTTATCCTAGCAAGTGGAACGGCGTATTACTTAGGAAACGGTAAGTATACGAAACCTAATTTTGTAAAGATAAGTGATTCGACACAGACAGGTCTTGTAAGACAGGCCCGTTATCTTAGGGAATTCATACAGAGATGGTAGAGAAATATTAAGAAGAGCTATAATGCTCTTCTTTTTTTGTTTATAAAAATTCAACGAGAAGCTAGTTACACTAAAGTTCCTCTGGACTTATTCTTTATATGCCAGCAATAACATAACTATCCTTTCGACTTCCCATTTCTACTAGTACCGTAACCTAAACAGTATAAGTAATGTAGATATCTCATACTTAACCGAAAGGTCTCCTGTCGTACATAGCTCACCTTTATCGCTCTAGGGTATCCCAGCGCCTAGTGGCTAGTTAAGCATATCTTGTCGTAAGACATGAGGCTTATAAAACTGGGCAAAACTAAACCTATACTAGATTCTGTACCTCTCAGTACCTCTAGTATCTCTTTCATTATTAAGGATTCTAGGGCGAGCAAAAAAAAATAAAACGACAGAGAGTTAATTGTTGGTGTGTACTCCAGGTCTTACCTAAGAATGCAAATTGCCTGGCACTAAAAACAATTTCCTTTCGACTCTCTATCTCTACCATACCGTAACCTAAGCAGAATAAGTAATATAGATATCTTCATACTTAACTGAAAGGTCTCCTGACGTAATTAGCTTCCTTTACCGCTACCAGGGTAGTCTAGGACCATTTGGCAACTCATTATAAATTAGAGTTGAGACTTATAAAACTAGACGAAATTCAGCCTATATACGTATTATACCTATTATATTGTACAATCTCATATATCCCTTTCTACATATAAGGATTCGAGGGCGCTATAATTACATCAACGTTATATTGATACTTTATATAACTACACACTTCGTAGAATTTATCTAATTTATTTGATAAATAGTATAAATCACTTTTACTAATAATGTAATTATCTAAAGCCAATACTGCTCTTTTATTATAGAGTAGATATCGTTCAATTTTATTAATGATAGGCAAAATTCTATGATTAATTATCACATAGTTTCTCATTGTTAGCCCTAAGTAATTAAACTTGATAGGAATAGATCCGTGATTTCTACAATAACATTTTAAGAATTGAAAGTTATCCTCGAATGTTTGATAACTATATCTACCATATTCATAGAATCTAATTGTCTCTAGCCCATATTTTAGTCTTATATAGTCATCTCTTGCTTTATCATAATCAATTTCATGCAGTTGACTATCTATCTCTACTAGGAGGTTAAAGTCTGGCATGAAATAATCAATTAAGAAATAATTCCTACTTAGTTTATCTTCACCTAGTTGATACTTAATACATAACAATTCCCACAGTTTTCTATCTCTAATTATAATGGGAAATTCTCTAATGTATCTAACGCTTTTATGTTTAGTATCTAAGAAGTTTTTGAAATTAGGAGACCACGTACTGCTTTGATGCAAGTTCTGGTTCCTATTATCCTCTAGGTCTATTTTCTTATTCTTAGTAGAAATTAAAAACTTTGGAAATCGATACTCATCTACCATAAATGTGTATCGATCATTTCTTCTTAAATATCTCTTTAATGTCTTTTTATCCATACATCTATAAGGGATTTAGGGGAGACAAAAGAAAGCAGGCTAGTAAGATTTTCTCCTACTAACCCGCCTATTTTTTACAACTCTTGATCTAGTCGCTTCGCCTCTTTCCTCATCTGTCTAACTCTAAAGAACCTATCAACGCTACAATTCGTCGTCAGGTCTATTACATCATATTTAGACACTCCTTCTCTACCATAAGAAAGGATAATATCTTCAAAATGTATTGTTGAATCTTCCAGAATTAGTCTTAAGCTTTCTGAACCAACATAAGATCTAGCAGTTCCTTTTTCTAGTTCTGCCAATGTTAAGTGTGGTGTATAGCTAGAAAAATCACTAACTACACCAAACTTTTCACTGAGTTCTTTATTAATATTCACTAGTGTATCGTACCAAATGTTTCCTTCCTCTTTCACCTTGAGAACTACATAATCACTGTCATTCTCAAAGATATCTAGTTCAAATACATCAAATACTGGCACTGCGAATTCTGCATTACTCTTATGATTGCTTAAGTACTGGGTAAGATTTGGTGCTTCCATACCCAGTGACAATCTAACACCTTGTACCTCACTTAATACTTCTGATCCACTTAGCTTTTTATCTCTAGCATAAAGTAGTGTTACGTGTGAGTCATATTGAATACCTGTATCTTTTAGATCTCCAGAATCAAAAACGCAATTAAGCAAGACTGGAGTACTAAGATTCGCCGCTAACATTACGCAGCTATTCATGTTCTTAATTTCTTCCATTACTTCTGATTCTTTAGTCTAAATTTAACCTTCATATCACCAAGACGTCCCTTAAGATTTGAACCTCCCTGATTATAACCCTTAGAGTCAGTTACAGTTAGTCCAAGTCCCAACAAGTTATTAAGGAATATCTGATTATCTTCCTGTGCTGTATCCCCACGAGCACTTTCAATAAATTCCTTAGCACCACGAGCAAGATAAGCACTTAACTCCATCTCACCAATCTTCTGGCCAGTTGTTCTATACTTACCTCTTCCCATTATCGGACTATCCTTATACTCATTAATGTCAACACCAAACAATGATGATGTTACTTTATTTGAGTATGTTGGAATATGATAAAGCTCTTCCATACATATATAACCGCACATAAGAGGTTTATCAGTAGGTACATACTTTCCATCAAGGTCTTTCAGTGTCTTTTCATATTCATCAGGTGGTAGGTTCTCTTTCAATTCGTTCAAGTCAGCTACTGAATCTGCTGGCATTAGAATTTCAGATTGAGACTTAACACCTAACTCATCACTCCACTGCTCTACTAGTGACGGTGTAAACTTTGTACTATAAGAACCAACATTGAAGTAGTATACATCCTCAAGCTTATTCTTGTTATGATAGTCTATGAATTGATCTAACGTCATACTATCGAATCTGCCTGGGTAATACTTCTTCACTAGTGGCAAGATTGTATCCCTCTCCTTTGGTGAATTCTTACGTTCCTCCACTAAGTCATGGATTCTGTGAGCAATATTACCTAGTCCACTCTCCAAAAGCACTGATGGGATTTTACGGTTGATTGTACTGTAAGGGTTCATAACAATATCACAAACCTTCTTCTTACCGCTAGGATCAATCATCAATGGCATTTTGTTATCAGGTAGGATCTTTGAAATTACACCCTTACCACCAAATCTATTAGTGACCTTAGAACCAATCATCAAGTTTGTTCGCTTAATTAGTCGGATTCTAACTGTATATACAACACGTTCATTCTTATCTAGGATGACAGGTTTTAATCTATCAGCTGCAACGTACTCTGGATATCTTTCGTATATTACAGATCTATCCATATTCTTTTCGTACTCCTTGATATATTTATTAGAAGTGCGTGAGTAAGTGAGATCTGGACGTTTAATACCCTTTGTAATTCTAGGCTTCTTATTCTCCTGTATTAAGACATCGCTAACATAAGCCTCATCAATATTGTTAGGAACTTTTGTAGGATTCTCAGTTGTAAATTGTGAGACATCTACGTCATCACCAAAAATACCTCCCAGTTTTTCTTGAAGTGCTTTGTTGATTTCATCTAACTGTACAGCTCTATAAGTTTTAAAGATTACATCACCACTTTTCACTTGGTGTCCAATAGGTGCAATCCACTTAATAGCTTCACTAGACTTAACATCTACTGAGAGGTCAATAATAGAGTATGAGTGCATTTTCTTTGAGAATGATTCACTCACCACCAAGGCATCCTCATTGACATAACCAAACATTGCATGGAAAAGTACCAATGCATTAATACCTGGCTTATATGTATCTGTCTCTAATCCCACTGCACCAGTAATCACATCACCTTCACGTACAGTCTGACCTACTTTTACTTTAGGCTCAGTATATACAGCAACATCATTTACTGATTGGATTGCAGTTCTTCTAGGTACTTCAACTGTTTCTTTGTTAGGTAGTTCAATGATAACTTCCTTTTCATTGATCTCCTTTACCTTACCCTTCGGATGTTTAAACCTATCATTAAGTACGTTAGTGTGAAGTTCTTCGTAATTACCTGTACTGACTAATGGTCTTTCTGCAAGTGGTAATGGGATAGCTTGCTTTAACATACTAGATCCCATATGCACACGAACAGAGTCGGTGTAGTTTACAAAAGGTATCTGTCTAACTTCCTCTGACAATCGATAATCTGGGTGTAAGTCAATGAATTCAACTTCACTAACTGGCACTGTCTTTCGCTTCATCCTATGCTTAACCTCAACCATACCATTTGCATCTGGTTTTAATGTATTGGTATCATAGTCTACATACTCTGATGCACAAACTTTATGATTTAAGTAGTCTAAGTATGATATTGTTATCTTATTAAACTTTAAATCATAACAGTCAAAAAGTACATCAGTATCTGTCACATGCGTACTAACAGTCAATGCATTCTGTTTACCTACGTTCTGATTAATAGGGGTTGCACCTACACAGATCAGATCAGAGAAACTCTTATTATAGGCAACTGATGGTGGAATTTGGATCTTATTAGTCAAGCTCTCCAAGTTCATTGCATTGATACCTGGACTAACTTGAGGATCATTACCACCCTTACCAGAATCACTACTACCTTTCCAGTACTTAGCACAAATCAAAGTAAGTACATTGATTGTATCTTGTAGTTTGCTAAATTTTGTCCAGTAGTGCCTAATGCTGCTATAAGTTGAGTTAAAGTTTCCTCTATTGTTGTTCTTAAAGAGGAAGTTCATAAAGCCACTAGATACAGACTCAATCTTCTTATCAACTACCATGTCCTTTATACGATCATCACCAAAAGCCATACATTCCTGAATAAGCTTTGATGTAATATATTCTGGTTTATAGTCGAGGTCAAGTTTAATCTGCAGCTTTTTTGACTGTCTTTCTGTTAGCTTCAGTACTTCTCTTTCAAGTCCCCTAATATTATCCACTTCCTCCAGCTTATACTCTCTCACCTTCTCCGGCAAGCCAAGTTCTGGATTAGTTCTTTTTATTCTCAAGACCCCAGAGTTAATATCATAGTCTCTATCATAGTCAAAGTTTATATAGTATCTACCTGAACCTGACATATTGATTCTACATTCATAATCATTGCCAAGCGTATTAGTAGCAACCCTATACGCACCTTCTATAATAAAACAACCATCTATCTCTCTAGGAACTTCAAATTCAGAATATCTAACGTCAGAGTCATCGTAGTTAATTGTATATTCTAGGTTAACTTTAAAGGTAGCTGTGAGACCGTTTTCGATGAAGTAAGAGGCAGGTTTATCAATACCCTCCTCTGATATACTCCACTTAAGGTCAGTCAGCTTCGCCTTATCATTATACCTATCAATACCAGTAAAGAATTTTTCTACAATGGTCTTAGCGCCTTGACTTCTAAAAAATTGATTAAAGTTACTCATTATAAAAGTGTTTTAATATTAAGCTGTTTATAATCGCAATCAACAGACTCAAAGAAGTTTTCTAATTCCTTCTTTGCTTTTTCTTTTATCTCTTCAGCTCCTACATACTCTTGCATTGGTAACCCTGATGTACTTCTGAAAAATGCTTCATAAGTAACGAGATAGTTGAAGGTATCTTTTAGTTGATGCAGTACTAGCTTAACTGAAAATTTCTCATACTTATCCTCTGGTACTAAATTTTTCAGAGTTTCATATAAGATTTCTCTAGCCTGTACCTTATCTTGATCCTGACTATCTAAGATATTTATAGGAATTTCATAAGATAATACGATTTTGTAATAATAATCGTTTGACTTATTATTCATAACTTTTTAAAAATCTGCGTTCATCATATTTCCACCTACCGAGCTATTTGTTGTCGGCTTAGTGGATGTCTTTTTTACTTCTTTTTCTACACCCTTATTTGAGCTAGAGGTAGGAGAGGATTTACAAACTACCTCTCCATCTCTACGTATGATCAGTTCAATACTAATCTCTTTCTCAAAATCAGGAATATCAACTTCAAATTTAATACTTCCCATTTTTAGATTTTATCAAGTTTATCATTCATTAATACACCCAAGATAGTATCAGTCATGACATCATTCTCAAGTTCAATCTCTCCACTAAGTGCTTTACCGATGATCTTATTTGACCAACCATAAGAAAGCGTCGTGAAGAATGATTTTCTATTGAGGATTGCATTCTGAGTACCAAGATATTCAAGCTCTTCTAGTTTATTCTCAGGGTTACCATCTACATACTTTGGATTAGTAAGGCCTGTGAATACTAGCTCAACAATTTCTTCCTGCATATCACCTGGACTAACTACACCATTCTTTTGATAAGATGCACTAGTCAAAGAATAATACTGCTTTCTGAAAATATTGAAAATACCATCGATATCAGAACCTAAGTCACTTGATACTTGTCTCATATTTGCAACACCAGAACAAAATCTCTGATACTTCTTAATTACTGTACCCTCAGGGAAATAGTACATACTTTCAGGTGAGTAGGCATATCTAGTATCACCAATGTATACTTCAATTCTACCTTCCTTATCTTCTACATACTTAATTTTACCCTCATTATAAGAGTAACAGTCTGCAATAACTACCTTGTCCTTCTCATAGTACTTAATACCTGAGCTACCCTTTGCATTCATTAACTTAATAACTGCATTGAGCTTATATACAGGACTGGTTGAGTTATAAGCAGTACCGATTAATTCCCCTGCTGAATACTTCTCCTTAGGCATCGCTACCCAGTTACTAGGTCTTGGGAATTTCTGCTCTCCACCTCTAACTTTTAGGATCAACCACTTACCCTCTTCTCTAACGGTGCAATCTTTCTCAGCATACAGGTTACCTGTTAAGTCTTGTATACGTTCATGACCACCATGCTTCAAGCCAAGGATTGATTGGGTTGTTGATTCTGAGAAGCTAGTACCTGCAGATAGTCCAAGTGCTGAATTATTTGGGAAACTAGCCTGTAAGAATCTCTTGCTAAGTAAGTCTGGGGTAACTAGATTAATGTCACCTGTCTTTTTCTTAACAATTGATCTTACTGGGACGAGGTCATCTTCATTTGTCCTAGCTACTTCTGGATATACTTTACCATTTGGGGCTGTTCGTCCAGTTGCAAGATATCTAGGAATCATAAGTCCCTCATTGTCCTTATCTTCGCCTTCTCTCGTAAATGTATAATTATTTAACAAGAATGAAAGCTGTCTATTTACGTAACCGCCAAGAGGTCTATATTAGCTAGTGAGGATTAGTTTTCCCCACTAGATCATAAAGCGGTTATTGTTCAAAATTTCTTTCAAACACAGACTATATCATGAATGGCTTACTTATTACCACCCTCGCTCTTATAGTCGTTGGCCTTATTACTTTCTGGCTTGGAGTTATCGGCTAAGCTTTTCTGAATACTTGCATAGTTCTTCAGTGTTTCACCGATACCTGCAAAAATTACTCCAAGTGCTGTCAAAATCTTAATCGTTTTTTCCATAATAAGTTGCTGATTAAATTAATAACTAAAAATTGATTAACTCTACATTTTACTATTATTCATTCCAGCAATAGTTGAGCGTTTTTATAGTGACGCACCTCTTTGACTATTACTCTACGCCACTTTGTTTGATGCCTTGAAGAGATCGGTTTTCAATTGCATGATAAATATACTCATCCTCACCGAAACCAGATAACAATGATTTCTTGGTGATGACAGGCTTTTCATCTACACCACTAACAATAAGTGATGGCATGTTGATAGCCATGATAGATGCAAGTTTTACACGAGCTGCTCTATCAAGTTCATTCTTCAAGTCACTACTAAACTTACCTTCTGTTTCTTTCTCATACTTGTTATACCTTTCAGTCAACATCATAAGTTTCTGTTTGTCGGTCAGTTCAGTTGAGTCAGCAATTTTTCTAATGTCCTTATAAGTCTCATCATCTGTATCTACATAGAGAGTCTTAAAGTCGAAGGTAACAACACCCTTCTTGCTGACAACCTTTAGTGCAAATTTCTGGATGTCTCTTGCCTTTTCAATCCAATCCTCATAATGGTCTTGGAGATAGGACATGAGCTTTGCCGCACTACCTGCACTAATTCTATCGTAAGGTGTTTTAAATATTCCAATCTCATCAATATCCGCACCAATGATCTTAGAAATTCTCAACCTTCCGTATGTTGTTATTTTGCTCTGATAATCTACACCACCTAATTCACCAGTAAACACAATAGGAGTGCCATAGTCAATTACATGATCAACTTCTACATCTTTCAGTAGTTTAGAATAATCTGTGTAATAGTACTTTGGATCCTTTAAGTCATCTGGGTCCTTTGGTGTATATTCAGTAGCATCAGCCATACCATTTAGAGTCTCATGGTTAAATTCAAATACACCCTTTAAGTTTTTCTTGTATATGTAATTATAACGTGGACTCATTTTATTATATGTATCCTCAGCAACTTCTTCAGGTACTAAGGTTACAGAAATAGTATCACCGTCAAAATCCTTTATATTCAAACAGGTACACTACCACCTGTCCCGTTCTCTTATGAACTGCTATACGTCTCCGCATAGAATAGACTATATCTTCTACATTACCTACAATGTAGCCTCGCATTTCCACCTGTGACTTAGGTGTACTCCCTTACATTCATCGGGGATAGTCGTTGAAGTTATAAGTAGGTTTAGTTTCCTACTCTTTACCTGCTGATTGTCTCTATTTTTAAGATTGTTACACTTTGGTACTTAAAACCTAACGAGAGTTTCCAGCAATTAACGAGGTTTTATAACGCCTTGATATTCAATTAGTTAAAGCGTTGAGTGGACCGCATAATGAAATTGGATAATGAATTGCATCATCATCCACCAATCTCATCTTCAGAGCATAAATACTGTATTCATGAAGCGTTGGTTGTCTATTTGCTCGGTCTTGTCAATAATTTCTTAATGACACCAGACTATATCTTTAAGGTAATCCACTACCTTATTTTGTACATAGTCGTTGAACTAGAATTTATTTTCGATTTCAAATCTTAGGTTACTACTCTTCCCTACTGCCTCTTTTAGAAACTTATATACTTCTCCTTTCTTTGATTTTTCTAGGAATTCAGTATATCTAGTGCCAGTTGGGTCGAGTTTTGTATAATGTTGGAATTTAATCATTGTATCAAACTCAAGATCTGCCAGTTCATTAGTAGGTCCTGATATGATAGCAATAACTCTTCCACCAAGTATCATCTTAGGAATTTGTTTTTCCACTCTTCTTTCCCAATCTTTAGAGAATCCGACTTTAATACTTCCAGGAAATTCTAGAAAATACATAAAGCCTTCCTCTCCCTGAAATTTATTATGTAGTAAGTTTCTATTATTAATTCTCATTGCATACTCAGATCCATAACCACGAGATGTTTTGTCCAGTAAGTTTCTTTGTCGGATACTTACCATTCTATCATGTTTCTCTTGGCTCTGGTTCCAAACGCCGATCTTACTAGTCCCAGCATATCTTCCTTGTTGGTGTAGTAATCTCATATGTTCGGCTCTATTCCAGACTGAATCAGAGTAGTTTTTTCTTAATAGTATCACCCTGAATTCTCCTTTCTTGTGTTATTAGTTTTTGAAATCGATTATTCTAGCTGCTGGTCTAATAGGTTTGTTCTATTTATTCCAGCAATTCTCAAAATTACGTACCAGTCATACTAGTACTAACTGCTTCTCAGCATATTCTTTGAAAAGCTTCTTAGTAGTAGGATTATCAAACTCCTCTCTGGTTGCTTGTAGTGCTTCCTTTTTAGTGAAGTTTAAGTTTTCCATAAGATGCTTTACAAAACCTTCACGACACATTTCATATGCTAGATGTGTAGGTATTCCCAACTCATCTACTGCTAAGGTCGTGCTTGGTACAATAGGACTACGTGCAGAGTTCTTAACACGAACACTGTACATATTTCTTGCTTCGTTCTTCTTTGACGTATTTAATAAGTCTGTTGCTAACTTCTTACCTGAATTTAGCATGGCCCTTAAGAGAGCAGTATATCTAACCCTTTCACCAGGTGTTTTAAACTGCTTAATAACGTCTTCATAATTTTGCGGATTAGCGTCTGTATCCTTTACGCAACATAGACGTATAATGATAGAATACCAGAGACTAAGCTTATGGACGTTCATCTTCTTATTACTACCTCTCATGACAAGGCTATAAGGTCTCATCATTGCAGGCAGAACTAAGTAGTACCTATTTATCAGTTTCTTGTAGTCTGTTAGGTATGATGGAAAATGCTCTTCAATTATCTTAAGTAAGCCTTCATAAGAACACATACTTTCATCTGTTATAAATTCAGAGATAGTTAGTTCTTTCTTCTTGCTATCATAAGAAAATTGGCAAGTATCAAACACTTTAATACCAAGCTTTTTCGCACTTCTACCGCTATAACCATTTCTCTTTAAGTCATCCATTAAGAAATCTAGCTTAATTTTTGACCCGCTGAAGATATGATTAAACAAGTCTAGGAATATATCAAACCTAAGCTCATTCAAGTAATAAAAAGGTAGTTCAATTCTAGCAAATCTACGCAGTCCTTCCTCTCTTGAAAATACTCTAGCACCACAATTAGGACAAGGCTCTAATGATTGCTGCCTGATATGACCGCAAATACACCTGTCTTCATAAGGTGAGCCAAAGATATCAACGTCATATACACCTCCCACTACTGGTTGAATTGATGTAATACGCGTAAGATTAAGGTCTTTGTGACTTGTTATGACTCTGTCTTTTCCGTCTGATCGAGTATAATCAATGATATCCTCGTCAGTCAATAATTCCAAACTAGCTGCCATTTATTTTAATTTTTTACAAGGTTTAGATCTTTCCAAATAATCTTCTGACTAATCTCGGAATCCTCAGCTGTTTCATTTGACCACTCCTTATAAACTCTCTTTACGTCGGAGATAGCCTCTGATCTAGTGCGGTCCTTTAATTTTTCATAGATTCCTGCACCTTTATCTACTACTACTTCGATATAATCTGAGATCAATTCTTGTGTAATAGTCTTAGATGAGTTATTATATTTTGGTCTAATCTTTCTGTATTCTACGACATCTTCTGGCGTTAAGTCAAGGTCTGCAAAGTCTGAGATAGAAGTCAACATTGCTGGCTCTCTATTGAACCAAGCAACTCCCATGTCTCTAACTCTCTCTGCTACCTTATGTCTTCCTTTCTTATCGTATATACTAGCCAGTTCTTCAATAATGTCTGTCTTATTCTTCTGTATCTTCTTAAATGCATTATCGATCTGCACTTGATACTCTGGTGGCATCGTTGGGCAGTTCATAATTAAGTCATACATATTGGAAGAGAACAAGAAGATAATAAAAGCAGGCAATTGTCTTTGTTTTCTTTTTCTGGACATAATAGAATCCTTTGAGAGATCCCTACTAGCCAAGTATTCAACGAACTTTTCAATATGCTCACGTACAGACTTGGTATACTCCTCGTTAAATCCGCCATCATCTAGTCCACCAAATTCATCTTCTAGGTCACTATTTCTAATTGGCCTATCTGGTGTGTAGAGTCCAGCTGGGATACGGTTTTTACCTTGCAGGTTAAACAGGTTTTTCATGTAATCTTCTACTGTCTTACTTGATGTGTTCTTTGGGTCAGCGTCTAGTACATTCCTGACTGCATCACTGACACAAGCATCAATAATACCTGCACCACCTAAGCTTACCTTCTCATCATTTTTCTTAGAGGACAGAGCTATATTATTATAGTTCGCGCTAAGTTTAATTTCAGTTGGGGTAAGTCTTCCTTCTTTGTTTGCATCTAATAATTCGCGTTCACTTGTACTCTTAGAATCTTCTTCTGACTTAGATTCAATATCTCCATCATCTTCATCATCGTCGTCGCTATCATCTTGCGCTTCGACATAATTTAAAGAATCAAGATCTTCATCTTCATCTAACAAAAAATCATCTTCATTCATTAGCTTATTATTAAAATTTAAAATTTATATTATCACTTTGAGGAACTCACAAAACTCTTCCTGAAATTTATAAAAACTTCCTCAATAGTAAAGGTTTAACCCCTGCAGAAGTGTGATTTTGTGCATTTGAGGCCCTAAATTCCTTAATACTGAATAAATTTGTTTATTTAAGATTATACGGAATTTCTGAAATGAATCCAATTATTAGTTTGTTAGGGATAATAGGCTAATGAGGTGTGTTAGAAAGGTTGTGAAACTGAGTATAACACACTTATTTTTTGCCTCCTGAAATGCCCTAAAACCCTTATTAATGTAATGAAAGTTATCTCAAGAAAGTCAGAATCTTGGGATAAATTATTTTTTAGGATATTAATAAAATAAATATAAAAGCTATGAGAAAATTAGCAAGTCAAATGATGGATAAGGGTATTATACTCGCCATTAGTGCAGGGGGTCAGGCAATTGGTCAGGCCCTATATAACGTAGGTCTCAATTTGTATGAGAACCATGAGCTTTATACTGAATATGTTAAGAGCATGTTCAGAAAAGAAGAGCAGACGGTAACCGAAAATAAGGAGGTTGCGGTATGTTAGAACTATTAAAATTACAGCTTCAACAAGGGTTTGAGGTTGTAAAAGGATTTATTCAGGAAGACATTAAAGAGTACTTCCAGAGAATGATCGAAGAACAGAAAAGGAAAGTTCAGGAGCAAAGTAAGTAGTGCTCCTGGATTTTTTTTGCTTGCCCTAGTTCCCTTATATGTATGGAAAGGAAGAAGTTATTAAAGTATCTTAAAGGTAACAGGGATTATACCTTTAAGATTAGAAATTTTATAATCCCAAAAAGTATAATAACAGTTAAAGGTAATCCAATAGATTTAGAAGATAACAGAAAGAAAAATCTTAGACAAGGGAGTAAGTGGTCGCCAAACTTTAAGGAACTGTTAGATACTGAGTATAATTATGTTGATTATATTAGGGAATTTATATTCTTAATACGAGATCGTATGTTGTGGGAGCGGATCTGTTGGAAACATAATGTAGTAAAAAACATAAATACTAATTATTTTATTGTAGATTACTTCTTACATGAATATAATTTTGTAGTTGAAATCGATAGCAGATTGCACAATGTCGATTATGATAAGGCGAGGGATGAGTACTTGATGATTGAATATGGCATAAAAACACTCAGATTTTATGAGTTTGGAAAAATAAGCTACGATAACTTTGTCGGGCTATTCAAGTTTAATCTTAGTTTATTTAGTAGGTGTAGCTTGTTTAATAATGGAATAGATTACTCTAAAAATATAATTCAAGCTTACTTAGACCAAAATAAAAGAGTATTACCTCTTATAATAAGGTTAGAAGATTTTATATTATCTCAGAGAAGTAAGGGGATATTTATAAGGAAGCTAAGGTTAAGTGAGAAAAATCTAGATATAGCTAACTTCTTGTTATTAAAATATAGTATAAAGTATTTAAAGGAACTTGTTAACTATTTCTATACTATATATAAAATTAGTGTAGTTTTGGAGACCTAGAATCCTTATACATGAAAGAGGTACTAGTAATCCATTGAGAAATATGGTACTGTATAGACTTAGTTTTGCCTAGTTTTATAAGTCTCATATCTTATTGTTAGATATGCTTAATTAGCCACGTTGGCACTAGGATACCCCAGAGCGATAAAGGTGAGCTATGTGCGCAGGAGCTGCATTTCGAGTTTTCTAAATTCATGTGTAGTACGGCACTGGTAGAGATAGAGAGTCGAAAGGAAATTACTTCAGCACCAGGCAATGACAATAAGACCTAGGGGAAATGCTATCGTAATTAACTCTCTGTCGTTTTTTTGTTTTTAGAAAGCCCTGAAATCCTTATAAGTGATGGGATGAAAGCATGCGTTTTGACGCTTGGCCAGGCTAGTATGTGAACAGTCCCAGGTGTATGCAGAAAGAAAGAATTATAGAGGTATGGAAGTCCTCCGGATCTAGAGATAGATGTTCCGGCTTCGTACGGTGACCATATTAACCTTATTTATGTTCAGTTTTAGAGGTTACATTGCTTATATACTGAACTACCCTTGTAGCGAAAGAGGTAAGCTATGTACGCAGGAGGTCTGCTATAGCATACGTTAGTCAGACTACGGTACTGGTAGAAATAGGAAGTCGAAAGGATAGCTGTTTTTGAGTAGCTAGCTTCCTGTTATTTTTTTTTGCTCCTCTGAAACTATCGAAATTACTAGCGGGGAGTTTTAGAACCCTTATAGGTAGAAATAACCTTAAAATCTAATAACACAATGGGCAGAATATCAAGATCGATGCGCTCACTAATTGATAACAAGAGCAGCCTTAGTAGTAAAAGCTTTGCTCTCTTGGTATCAACAATAACGGGTGGACTTATTGTAATCTGTATTTGTTATGCACTTATTTATGATGTAATGACAAACGGTTACATAAAAACAGACTTAGCTGACTTGGGTATTTTCTTACTCTTCGTTGGTATGTATATAGCGGGAAGTGGTATACCTAAGACAATAGCAGGAAGGTTTGATAAGTTCCACCCATCATCTTCACAGGAAAATAATGAAGAGGGTGAGGGCAAAGAAGAAGAATAGCAGGGTGAGGTAATCTAAGATAATAAATTCTTAGGTTACTTCTTTTTTTCTTTCCCCAGTAAAAAAAAATAAAGAGCTAGTATTACTACTAACTCTAATATCTATTATCTCTATATGCTTTGTAGAAATAATAATATGCAGGTCCACCATTAAGGGTAGGTCTCACGTCTACTCTCAGCACTGGAAATTCCGGACAAGCACTAGGAAGGTTTACAACATCCTTCCATCTTAGTCTAATTCTGTCCGGGTCTCTAGTGCTATCAAGACCACAACCAATACCCTCAATCACTGCCTTCTTATCTTTTACTGCTCTATATAAGATTGGCGCATTATCATTACTCCTAGTTAAGTCACAAATACACTCATCGAATATAAAATAATCACCCTCCCTGATTGTACTATACTTAGCAATAGTAAGGTGATCATTGCCTAGACCTGGGAAACCTAATTTAATTTCATCAAGTCTATCCAAGAACGCTCTCACATACCTAGGCCAATCAGTTTTTATACCTCTACTATTTCTTACTAACTTAATTACTGATCCAACTACAATCATAATCTCTGAGTTTAAAGTTTCTATTATAGAGTCTGACTATCCTATCAATGGAGTCAAAAGTATTCAAACTCTCTACTCTATCTCCGTCTATAGGGGAGAAGAAAAAGTATGACTTACTTATTATGTGGCTTCTAGTGTCGCACTTATCTACCAGTTCTTTATGAATAGGTATGAGGACTTTATTGTATAGCTCTATTGTCTCTTCATGTAGTATTGCCTGAGGTATTTTACTGTTCAAGAATATTCTCAACATAAACAGTAGATCTTGTAAATTATCAACACCACCTAGAGCTACCTTATAGAAATACTGCTTAGGATTCACTCTAGTAGATTCATAAGGGTCATACATAGATAATACAATACAACCTTCTGATAATATAAGGTCTAGTATACTCTCGTCTTCTAATATTTTTTCTATTAACTTGATCACGCTGGCTTTATATTAACATCAAGGTGCATTACAAAATCTCTACAATAACCATATATATTTCTCAATACATCAACCGGATCATTTTTCCAGCCGATAGTCATTAATCCTACTTGAAATCTACCATCTTGCAAAGGCCTACCGTAGCCAATCTGATCTAGTGGCCTATCCATTTCATCAATAAACTTAGATATTGAACTTAGATTCATATACAATAGCTTAGTTCTAGGCATACTAACTACATACGATTTCTTAAATAATCTTACCTTTACTGCATCTAATATATCGTATGCGTCTTCAGGGTCCCTATCAAACTCTTTCCGGTCTATACAAATCAACCGTTCTTTGTCAGGGTTTTCTTGATCTACTACTACAACAATAAATCCTTTTAGCTTCAGTATTATTTCTAGGTTTTCATCAATAACACTAAGTAGGTCTTGTTCAAACTTTTCTATCATATATCAAAACTAATATAAATTTCTCTTGTCTGATTCCAATACTTAGATTCAAACAACATTTTCCTTAATGTTTCTAATGGACTATCACCCTCCTGAATAGTGATATTTTCCTGGGCGAATAGAGGCTCATTATTATTTGAAGGTAATCTGCTTGAGAAACTAATTGATTCCCCAACATCAAATATATCTATCCAATCAAGGTAGAGGTAAAGCCTTTTTGTATATTCAAGATCTAGTACAGCATCGTCCCATGGATACCTTAATTTCTTCCTGAAATCCTCTAATATTTCTTCTAGATATTTCTTTGGACTCCTCGTACGTTCTAGGTAGATAAATGTTCCATAACCGTACGGAATATTAATAGCAAGTACTATACCACCATACTTCTCTACCTCCTCAGCATGGTCTAATAGGAAGTGCTGTATATCAAGTCTTAAACTCATATTCCGGTTCCTTTCCTAGTTCTGGTACTCTTACGGCCATTAAGCATTCTGGGTTTTTATCAGAATCCCAGTACGCCTCCAATAACTCTTTAAGATATTTATAGTAATCATCTTCTTGCACCCCCGGATTCCATCTCAGTATTAAGCCGATCATCCAGTCCTTATATTTCCAGAACTCACTTAACATTATATTATGGTCTCCAGTATCACGTGCACCTATTAAATACTTACATAGACGGAATGATAATGCACTTGTATATTCAGGGCTATAGTATTTTCCATTATGATTTTCTTCTATCAATTTCCCACTAGCCCATGCATTATTCTTGTGATTCTCTTCTTTCTGTACGTTCCTTAGGTACCTCTCACGTCTTCTTTCTTTTTTTCTCTTGCTTGATGACATCTTCTAATATTTGATCTGACAACCATCTTAGGCTACACCTAATAAAATTATCAATTGAAATACCTGATTTATAACTTTCTAATGCTTGGATACATTCACTGAGCCTTATTAAAACTTTTCTAGTTAATTCTTCATTAATTACCTCATCATGTACTGCAATTATACTAGCGTCCTTCATTCTTTCTAGGTTCACAGTATCCAGATAATCACTCAGATCTATTTTATATTCCAACAGGTTTATATAAAAAATATTCTTCCCACTACTTCCATCAGTAACATATAAGAGTCTATTATAGTTTAGAAGTAGATCAAGTAGGTAGTAATCATTCAACATTAGGTTAATTATATTACTAACCGCTTTCCTATTATGATTACACTTTTCTGATTCGCCCATACACTTTCTTATAGTTATTCTGTATGTAGGTTCTAATATCCTCCTGTTGTTGTAATGGTAAGTCTCTAAAATATACACACTCAAGAGGATTATGGAATGCAATGATCTCTCTATAATCAACGTAAGTTCTGATGTAATTAATAGGCCTAAGATATTTGTCCACCAGGCCTAAGTCTTTCACATCAATTTTTACGTTGTCACCTAGAGAGAGAAGTAGTTGATATTCTGGGCACTCTGGATTAGGGAACCAATTACTGAGATCCTCTACTTCTGCTAATACCTTCTCTAGGCCCTCAATACTATCAACAAGTACTCCGTCTAGATAGATATCCTCCATTCTCCTAGTAACTGTTCCTATTTTAGTACACAGGAAGTCTCTATAATGTAAGATTCTCCTTATTGTTCTAGATATCTTATTTGCATTTAATCTCTTTGTCATACTAAAAGCTCTTCTAGTGTTACAAGTTTACCATCAACTTCAACCCCTAATAACTTACTCATCCTTTCTGATTCGCACCAAAGATTATTGAACAAACCTCCAAGCTTACAATCTATAATGGTGTGTTTCCCATTTTTCTGCCCTTCTCTTATGTAGGCTAGCTTAATTACACTATTACCATCGTCAAACATATCCAATAATTTCCTTATTAGCTTACTATTGCTCTGTAAGTAATCCTTAGTGGGGTCAAAGGAAAAGATATCAACCCATTCTACGCCACCTATTACACTTAGTAGTTTATTTGATATGGTATAAACTATCTTATCGAAATCTAGCCCATCTTTATATGAATCTTCAGGCAGGTGAACTACTCTTATTGCACTACACCAGTACCAATCTTCTTTAATTATTAGCGGTAATTGTCCATGTAATAATATCTCCATCCCTAGGTCATCATCTGCGTAATAGTCTAATAATACCTTAGCCAATCTCATCGCCTCGACATCCTCTCTGATAGATACATGCATTACCCAGCTTTGTTCTTTTAGTAGGTAATATATTCTTCCTACTATATCAAACCCGCGTCGAATTGTATCAGTTCGTGCTCTGCTATCCCCTTCGATATTTACATAATCAATAGAAATTACTAAGGCTTTATTACTAGATGCAATTCGCTCTACACTAGATATACAACTAGAATAGTCCTCTAACAGGTCTATAGTATTATCCAGTAAAAGACCCTCGCCATCAAGTGCACCGAGTATATAAGAAAGTAGGTTAGTGGAATTTACACTACTTATCTTTTCTATATAAACTAGTTCAATATAGGAGAACATGTTTTTATCTACGGCAATTATCGCAAACTTACCATAAGTTTTTATATGCCTGAGAACCTCTGGTGTTCCCATGATAAACTCGATAAGCTTTTGGATGTCCTCTATGTCATCAACAAATCCGTACTTCTTATACGTATCTCCAGTATAATACTTACTTAACATATCCAAATTTTTCTACATAATCATTTATCTGCCTAACTATATCAAAACAGAACTCGGATTTAACCTTTGCTGGTATGATTGAGATAATGTCTCTAAACCAAGTAGACCTATTATCAGTTGGGCTTAGATCTTCTACTAGACTCAATAAATCCTTTCTCAAGTTTCTCAAGACGTGCATATACTGAGCCCTATATCTAATTGGGTCACTAGGTTCTACAGTTAAACGATAATAAATAATATTTCTAATTCTTGCTACTATGTAACCGATTTTTTCTTCTCTTGTTATCATATACTTATAAGGAATCTAAGCTAATCATGTAAACAAAAATAATAAGTAGAACCACCGCCTACTTATTATCTGTCCCCTCTAACTTAATATCTTTCTCAGAATCGCCAAGTATCATAAACCAATTAAGCAGGTCTTTTATCTTTGTCTTATGCTTCTTCCCATTAATAAGTAAAGGGATGTACCTATCTGGATCAGGGTCGTCTATTACCTGTTCAATTATTTTTCTATACCTATCTAGTAACCAAACAATAGCAAACAAGTTGATCGTACAACCGTCATCATAGTACACCTTTAGGCAGCGATTGAGATGTGCAGAGAGTGATTGATAATCCTCTAAGTTATTACCAATTGCAATAGTTCTTTGGTAGGAGCTGAAAGTATCATTTACATACACTGGCACTTTCCCCCAATTATCTACTATCTTAAACAGTAGGTTATTTTCTGCAATTAGTTGGGCGAGTTTTTCTATTTCCGTACTTAACATTATTAACTTTATTTTATTACTACTACCAACTTATCTACTCTGTTTTCCATAGGATACTTAGTTCTTCAAATATAGTATCACCATTTACAGATAATACTAACTCTATTGCTTTATCTGGATCTCCAGTGTTCACTATTCTTCTATTTCTTCTGTTCACATCACTAACGCCTACTAAGAAAGAGCACTCATTCATAACCTTCGATCTAATATATGAAATTGCACCTTTTATCCTTGTTAGTAGTTGATTAGTCCCTGCAAAATCAATATCATATCCAACTACTAAGTTCTTATGACAGTGACTTACTATCTTATCAAATAGTTCTGGACATATTCCATCTTCTATATCAAGATCACCCTCTAGTTTTATATAGTTCACTGTCCTATCCATCACATACCCTCCTATATCTAATTCTGTGAGGAGCGGAAACTTTTTGTATTCTATTAACATACTTAGAAGCTCTTCATCTTCCAGCATCATACGTAGTAATCCCTTAAATTCTTTCTTATCGTATTCTGTCATTTTACTGGCACTATTGAAACTGGATAACTGTCAAAAGTACATTGGTCAAACAAGAGATCCTCTACTACGTCTCTAGCTGCATAAAAGTCCCCTAACATGTGTGAGGTTATATACTGGTAATTCACAATAAATGTGTTATACCTAGAATCCTTGTACACATCTAGACATTTATTATACAAATCTAACAACCACACTGTCTTATCCAGATCTATATCCTTATCTATAATTGCAAGTCTAAGACATAATGATAGTTCACTGACCATATCTAATCCACTCTCTAGATCTATACCATCAACATTTTTTATAATATTATACCCCTTACCTTCAATATCGACGCACCACATGGGAACTTTTTTATATACTAGTAGGAAGTCTAGGTATTCATCTCTTAACAGAATTCTTACTAGCTCACGGACTATCTTATGGTGTTCTTTTTTTCATGCGTCCTATCTATTTTAGCCTTATTAAATAAGAAACTACCCATCATCTCACTAATTTTACTACTGTTAGTGTCAGTACTATCTGCCCGAAATGTAACATGATCACCAAGAACAGTGATCTTAAGCATTTCATCTATATACTTTAAATCCTCTATTGTTTTATCAGGAATCACGCAGAAACCTATAGGAAGTAGGCCACTGATAATCTTAACTGCATAACCTAAGTCTGTATTCCTGTCATCATCTAGACTAAATTGTACAAAAATTCGTCTGACTACACCATTATTCATGAAGTCTCCAATTATTGGGAACTTTTCAGTATATTCAATAACATCTAAGAAGTTCTCCACTACATACGCTAATACCTCGTATAGTTCTTTTTCATTCTTGACCATGTTTAGCATCTTTTATTTCATCAAAACTTCTCTTGCCTCTCTCCCATAGGTCGGCACACTTAGCTAGTAGGTCTCCCTTACCTATTGTTTTCTCTCCTAGACTTGGTATTTTATAATATCTAGCTGGTCCTATGTAATTCAATCTCTCTGACAACTCCCTAAGCAGTTTTCTTGTTTCTTTTAAGTCAACACAGGTAGAAACACTTAGTTCATTATACTCCAGTACCTTTTTAATCCAAGTACCATCGTTAGCACTATCTAGGATCTGTACTGGTGCATCTAGTGAAATTACCATACTATCATCATTACTAATAAAAGGTCTACTTACAATAATAAAACCTTCTAGTTCAGTAAGTTGATCACAGAATTCCTCCTCTACAATTTTTTCTAACTTCTGCAGTTCAATTATTTCATCCATTGTCATATCTTTATTCTTATCCTCAATTGCTGATATACCAACTATCTCTTTGCCTGAACAGTAAAGGGTTGATATAAATTCTAGTAATACTCGCTTATCCAGTTCTAATCTTATTCCACTACTCGCACGAACAAGAAACTTTCTAGCATTCAATTTAGGCCTTGGTAGGAGTCTAGATATCATACCTAGTAGACCTTTAGTTGCTTCAAAGTCTGGTATAAAATCTGATCCTACTTGACTTTTTGCTAAGTATTTAGTATTATCTAGATCTTCGTCCCCTATAAAAATAACCTGTGGACTGCCTTCGCTATTAACTACTATAAATCCACCTAGTTCGCATAATTGATCTAAAAATATCGTTCTTACAATATTTACTAGTTTATCATATTCTACGTCTATCATAATAATTTATTTTTACAACTATAAGGTATCAAGGGGAATAAAAATAAAGGAGAATAGTTCCCTACTCTCCTCTAACTACTATATAAACTTCGCAGCGTGATTTTCTACTGCATCATCATATACACTCAAGCTTGGATTCTTTGAGTTAATAGTTGCCATTCCATCCTTTAAGAATCTCAGCTTTCCCTCAAATCTTCCATCCTTTACTAGGTCTCTTACTGTTTCAGCTACACAGTAATCCATAGCAAATCCAGCCACTACTATTTCATCAAACTCCTGCATCGCTAAGCTATCTAGTGTCTGTTTACCGTAGGTTGGTATACTTCCATCTGCAAACGAAAATGCACTATACATCTCAGCAGTATCATCAAATCCTTTCTGAAATATGCCATAGTGTTTCTTATTTTCTTCACACCACAACTCCAGAGCATTCATTACGTGTTCACTTATCGCCTGACCAATTGACCCGGCTAAGCAGTGAGTTGGCCAGATTTGATGTTGGTGACCGAAACTCTCAATCCTTCTAAGATATGATACTGCTTGGTCTTTGGTCATAATAGTAGGCGAGTAATCATCACGTTCAACCTGCTCTGATGTAATAATGGTGAATGGATCTACAATGTGTCCTTTCTTATCAGTCCAGGCCTTAGGATGACCGATGTGAGTAGTATAGTGAGTATCCATTGTGCAAAGAATACTATCAATACTCTTCTTATTCAATTTAATCCAATCACCTAAGAACTCAATACCATGCTCCGCGCCTGGTATATATAATTTACCAGGTCTTCCATCATATACATCTACATGAGGACTGACAAAATCAACTTGCGCATCAACTATCAATAATAATCTTTTCATTTGTTATATAAGTTAATTAAATAATTCTTACCTTCCTCTGTCCAAACATTGTATTGCTTTGTGAAGTTAGTGTCCTTAAGAGTAAAAGTCTTCCCCTTAATGAACCTTAACTTACCTCTGTCACACATTGTCCATTTCTTATATCTACTGTTGGCCTGACTGAACTTAATAATACCTTTCTTCTCTAGGTCACTTAGTAGGGTCTTTACATTCCAGTCACCCTCTAAGAATTTGATAACCTCTGTAGTCGAATAGAGTGAGTTCTTGTCTGTAGTTGCATTAGTACTGGCAATTCTATTACAGACTGACTCACACCATACGAAGAGTTTAGGACTAATCCACCTACAGAAGTCGATTGCAAGGGCCCTACAAAACCAAGTACCCCTATTCGCCCCCTCTGCTACAGTCTTAATCAGTCTACCTCCATCAACGGGCTGATTCTTACAACCTGACTTTGGAATTGCCTCCATAAGAGCTTTAGTATCGTCCCTCTCTAAGTAGCTATGAACTGTATAGATTGGAGATACTTTTTCTAGGTCAGATGCACAGATAAAAAACTCCTTTGGATCATCTAAGTCTACAATAGTTCTAACCTTAGTTGGTCCGTACTGATATGTATTATTTACGTAATTCATATACTTATCTTTTCTGTTATTACAAAATTAGACGGATCACTTTCAGACTCCTTGATGAACTTTTCAAGTGTTAAGTCGCAGTATCCATCAATCCAGTCAGCAACGTAGTAAAGATTCCTAGAACCTCTTATCATACCAAATAAGATAGGATCACTCTTTTTCTTTCTTTCTTCTTCTAGCTCCTCTTGAGTTTTCTTATATGACTTACCACTAGGATCATAGTAGAGAATACAGTAATTATCAAAGACGTGTAGCTTATCTAGTTCTACCTTCTTCTCAATTACATCACTCGGTATAGGTCTTGAGAAATTTTTGATATAACACAAGTCTACACCCTTATCAGTCTTCTTAACAAAATCAACTACCTGTCGTTCTGTTATTTTCTTACCAAACCCATACGACAACAGTATAGATTCGAGCTTGTTAATAACTATCATTGCCAGTAGTTTCTCACATAATGCAGTCTGTCCCATTTTCTTAGCATTTTGTAGTGCCTTCAGATATGGTTCAATTCTGTTATAGTAAGTTCCTGCATTTTCTAGAGTTGTCAGCTTAACTTTCTCAAAGAACTCAAGTACACCTAGCTCATACGTCTTTTCTGGAATATCACCCCTCACTGCAAATCTCTTCTTATCTTCGATTAGACTATGCAGCTTATTGTCAAGCCGGTCTAGCTCTCTTTGATATCTTGACTTTGTCCAGAAGAATGGCTTTTTCTTCATCAACTTGTATAACTCTGAATTAGCCTCACAGATCTCATTCTCCTTCTCTGACATCTTAAGCTCTGAGATAACAGTTAAGTCCCTCTCTGGTTTGACATAAGAGTTGAGACTTATTGATCCGTTAAACTCTGGTAGATCATCAGGTGTTACACTATCAAACACCGCACTATCCCAGAGCGGTTCGAAAAATCCCTCACTGAATCTACGATCAAACATCACTGTTATATCATCAGCAGTTAAGTTATCATAGAACTCAGGATCAATTAATATCTCCCTTGACCTCTTCATTAGGTGCCTTAATTTCTCTGCGCCATCTGGAATACTTGCCTGCTGTCTAGAGTAATGTTCCTCTACTGAACGTGAGCTCTCTTTTTTAGCACCTAAGTCACCCTTAAGTTTTTCCATCACACCTTCCCACTTAGGTAATGCGTAATCAACTTCAAACTTCCTATTAAATATAGAAAGTTCATCACCATCTCTATTTAGTATTGCCATGATCTTTCCTACTTAAGTCCTAGGTGTACAAGTTCATCATCTCTACCTATTGTTCGAAGGCAGAGCTCAACTTCATTCGGGTCACCCATGTACTTACCTTCTGTATCTGGACACTTAACACACTGAATCCAAGGACTATTCTTATTAATCCTTGCCTCTGATAATTTCATCACTACTTGAGGACTAGCATTTTCTACGCCAGTATTATTTGTGAGCGCTCCACCAATACCCGCAGCAACATGACCTACTCTTCCTCTGACGTTTCTATGTATGTCTAAGAATTTCTGCATATTGATAGAGTCAGAGTATACTAAGGTCTTTGTTAGCGGGTCAACTCTTAGCTCAACAAGTCTGGCGATAATCTTGCTAGTGAATGATTCCCAAGTACCAGAATCCCACCTAAAACCGTCTGCCGCCTTAGCATAAAGTTGTGGTAAGTTATTAAGGAACTGATCAATACCAATCGTGTCCACTAAGAAAATACCATTAGAACCACCAAATGTATCGTTCCAGTTCTTCATAGCGTGATAATTACCAAGTCTATAACCGGTAAATGCATTATTCAGCATGATCCAAGAATGTGCCTGTGTACCTGAGATTGCTGTACTGTACTTGAACGCCATATACACATTGCTATTACCGACAAAGTACTTAGAGTTCTCAACCAGTACCTTATCTACCATATCCTGTACAGCACCAGAAAATCTCCTCCTAAGTCCAAATTCACTGAAATAGAGCTGATTCTCGTTTGACAATGCTATCTGATCGTTCAATATTTCAAGTGCCTCTGACCTGTTGAATTTCTTATCAAATCCACGATACCTAGTACGAAGCTCACTGAATATAGCAAGCAGTGGCACCTCCCAAAACTCATTCTCATACGCAAGTCCTCTAGACTCCACACAGAAATGCTTGTCTTCATCTAACCATACCTTCAAGTTAGAACTATCGAACTTAAAGTTTTCATACCAATCAAAGAAATACTTAGGAATCCAGTAGAACTTAGACACCAAGAACTTTTTCTCCTCTGGTTTAAGTCTGAGCGCACAAAGGCTTTCTACTTCAAGATTAAATTGATCAACAAAGTCCTGATCAAATGTTTCACTCTTTCTGTCCTTGAACTTAAAGACAGTCTCTGCGAATGGATAAGTCTTCATAATTGCATAAGACATGTTCCACTTATAAACATCATTCTCTAATAAACTTTTAATAATCATAATTCTTTCTATTTTAATTAATACTTCAATTTCTACTATTAAGGGGACTAGGGGAAAATAAAAACAAGGATACCAATACTGATACCCTTGTTAGTTTCAATTAGTTGGGAGTGAAAATTTCTCTGGATACTTAGGACCTATACCCTCATATGCAGTCCTAATCTTATCCCATACTTCCCCTGCATTCCCTGGATTTTCTATCACCTCTAATATACCAACCTCCTTCTTCTTGTAGTCAATAAAGCTCAAGACAATAGGAACATTACACTTCTTGGCAATTAGATAAAACCCTGGATTCCATTTTTCTACCTTCTTAAGATGACCCTCAGGACAAATAAGAACGTTCATTTCATCTGCACCATTGATAGCATTTATTGTATCCATTAGTGCATTTCTACCTGTATTTCCAACTGGTATAAATCCAAATGCTCGAAATACATGATTCACAGGCCAAATAAAATACTTACTGGCCATCAACAACACATGCCGTACTCCCCAAATATAGAAATACATCTTTCCCAGGAATCCATCACACCAAGACGTATGAGGAGCAAATACGACAACACTCTTCTTTAGTTTTGGAGCTTCACCTACTAGCTTCCAACCTAATAACCTCACTAAGATTAGTTTACTTAAAAATTTCATCATAACACTTATAAGGGAGTACGGGGAACAAAAAAGAAGAAGAGACTATTTTAAGCCTCTCCTTTTCTCTTGACTAGTCTAATAGATACTCCCTCCCACTTTCCTTGTCCGTGTGGATTGTCAATGTGCGTTAGTATGTCTATTCTATCTGTAAATCTTTTGTTCATTGTGTCATGAACTTCGTATAGACCGTTGATAGATTTGTCATCACCATCCTTAGCTTTGATCTCAACTACGTCTCCGTACTTATAGACCTTTCTAAGATCCTGTGATACTGCTATCCATCTGATCTCACCTCTCTTTAATTTACTGAGAGATATCTTAGACATATCAGCCGTAATTAATGGCTGATCATTACATTGACTTTCTACTGGATTGTATCTAGTAGCTGTTACAGTTCTTCTTGTTGGGTTGCTTTTTATTGCTAGCTTCCCATCCCCAAAACTACTAGGGTCGATCGCTATTTCATGACCAACCTTAAAGTCTCTGCTATTAACATAATCAATAGCATTTTCTATCGCCTCTTTTTCTCGAGACTTCTTACCTATGTTTCTTACGTTGTAGGCGAACATAGAAATACCTAACATGACAACTAGTATAAAAAGCAAGTTGTCGGTTCTAAAAAAATTCTTCATAATCTTATATAATTTCTAGTTAATAAAAAATTTCCCCAAGATACATCTTATTATATCTTGAGGTATTTGTCTACATTAATAAGGGATCTAGGGCATCCCAAAGGGCAACTTTTAATACAGAGTCCACTTCGAAGAAAAAGTAAGGAGAACATTGCCTCCCTACTTACTTTGCCCCACAATCTTAATAAAATTCTTAGTAGATTGAATTAATGACCTTAGTTCTGAAATTTTCTCGCTTATACTGCTTAATCTATCCTTAAGACCGCTCATATAAGTCTTAGCCAGTCCAAAATCAGAAACATTACCGCTATCATCCTCACAGAGTAGTTTATTGATTACTTTTCTAATATCCTCAAGTCCCTCTGCGAAGTCTAGGTTTAATTCCTCATTTAATACTGACTGTCTTTGTATTTCATCAGTTAAGTAGTTATTACATTCCTCCCTATATACCTCCTTATCCATTGCATCAAGCTCTAGTCTTGCCTGCTCTAAGGAATTACTAAGGTCGTTTATTTTCTTACTAAGTTCTTCTCTATCAGTTGTCATTATATAATAATTTTAGTTTAAGAGGGCTAAGTGAGAAAATAGATCTCTTATCTGTTCCCATACAAATAAAATCTTCTCTACCTCTCGCTTTTACTAGGACGCTTAACCCGCTCGATTCTTTCAGCTCATAACCACCAGTACTTGAGCTAACTATTTCGAGCTGAATATTTCCGTCCTGACCCTCGAGATAAGATACCTTCGCAATATCAGATAACCACTCAGGAACTATCTCACCTAATCTCCATGTCCAAATTTCATCAGGGTACTTATTATTTCTACCCTTCTGTTTTAGTACTTTATTTGTCATACTTTAAGTCACCAACACCTTTAATAGACTCAATGCTATCCTCTATCATATCTACACCTAAGCGTTTAAGATAAGAGACTAACATATCACCTAAGTCTGTATAGTCTTTAAAAGAGTCTAGGATATCATTAATCTTACTGTCTAGATTTTCTCGGTCATTCTCATACTCCTTCAGAATAAGATCAACCGTTACTTTCCTGATGAACACTAAGTCAGATTCACAATTCCAAGTATAATACCTACCTTCATTGTCCAGTACAGTCTCCTTGTTTCTCTTAAAGAAACCTCCACCTTTACTAGTATCTTCCTCCTCTACTGTATAAATAGCCTTAAGTTCATCAAAAGTAGATCTCCTTACTTTACAGATAGGTTTTTGAAGAGCACTAACATGAATCCTAATGATATTATCCAGCTCCTCTTTTCCTAGAACTACATCTCCAAGCTTAAGAATGTCAGTCACTATATAAGATACATGTGTTTCATATACTTCCTTTGCATATAAGAAAGCTTCAAACAGAGTCTTATGTAAGTTACCATCAGAGACTATAAAACTTGCAGACTGATAGAGCTCTGTGAATTTAAAAGGATCAATAGTATTAACAACCTTAGGATCAAAGATAAACATAATATCACTAACCCCCTGTATCAAGTCGATCTTATTATGAATATCCTCATTAACTTCAGAACCATAACCAATCTTGATAAATGTAATTAATGAGTGCTTTGGCTGATTAATTACGTACACTGAATTCTTATTCATACTATATAATTTTGTTAATTGTTTCACACTAATAAGAACTTCAAGCCGACCGAATAGCAAAATTACACCTTTTAAATCCTTATATAAGTAAATAACATTAACAATTTTTTAATATGAGAGAAGAGAAAATTAAAGAAATTTATGAAGAGTGTAAGAAAACTTTGTTCAGCACCAGAGGTTCCTTGTTAGAGAGATTAGTTGACTCTAATAGAAATATTTTTGGAATCGTCGGAAAAGAGTCGTTTAGGAACAGATTGCATGAAACTGTAAAGGAGATGCTATTTGATAAGGACGTAAAAGACAACTTCTTAGAGTACTTAGGCGAAAATGGTATTATAGAGAAGTATAATATTTCAGAGCAGAGTGAAAAAGACGAAGTAGTTAACAAAGTCTTAACCCTGGAGTACGAAGATAACGTTAAGACAATTAATAATATTGTAGATAGAATAGAAGATGGATATTAGTAAGAGAGAAAAATTAATAGTCTTTGCTGATTGTTTATTCAGCATCTATCAAAGAGTATCAACTGAGGAAGATAATACAGTGGATACTATTAAAGAAGCAATAAAGTACCTCAGACCTATGATGAGTAGGGAAGATGTACGAAAGTTCTTTATAAACTCTGCGGATAAGGTAAAGCAAGGTAATAAAGTCCTGTTAATAAACCTACTAGATAGCGATAGTTTTAGCGAGATTCTTAGTAATATTGGCGAAGAGTTCTCTAGACTAGATAGAGAATTGATTGTAGATGAAGTCAATGAAAGAATCTACAAAGCAAGAATTGAGAAAGTTGACAATATAATAGAAGAATTATGGAAATGACAGAATTTGAATTATTAGGGTTTGTTGTTCTATGCATTGGTACTGCATTGTTGCTTATATTCTTAGTAATGTACCTCATAGGTCTTGTAAATGTCCCAAACTTTAGAGAACTTAGGTTAACTAAGGTGTGTGATGAGAGGTATATTATTAACTATACCAACATGTACGGTAGGTGGAGAGATAATCTATATAACTGTACAGACGATATTGGTGACATAAGAATACATAATTGTGAAGGCGATGTAATAGAAAGGATACAGATTCTATCTTACTATAGAGATGAGTATGATGCACGATTAACTATTGATAGATTATTAAATGCAGTAAGAAAATCAAAAGAGAGTAAGAGAACAGTTATAAAAACGTATAGAAGATGACAGCATTTTATTTAATCTGTTCATTAATAGTAGCTGCACTTTTCATTGTACTTATAGTTGGTACAATTACAGCAGCACTAGATATGAATGGTAAAGATTTTAGAGTAGTAGAGACGATTGATAATAAGTTTTCAATATACTGTAAGACCTATATAGGCAGGTGGGTCCCACTATTCGACGTACTGAAGAAAGATAGGAATGATATAAGTGTGTACCTGATTAAACAAGGTACTACACGAGTTGATGAGGTTAGAATAGAAGAGTATTATGCGGATCAGACGTCAGCAGTTAATGTACTAGAAGACCTACTAGAAAAACTGCGTGAATCGAACCGACGTAAGAAAGGTGATGATAAAAGAATAATAAAAGACTTCAGAGTATGATGATGACAGTAGGGGATATGTTAATTGGATTACTAGCTGATCTAATAGTAGTCTGTATATTTCTAGTAGTATTCATTGGTATACCGGCCTTCATTAATCATCTATACAAAACACCTAACCTAAAGGACTTCAGAGTTTGTAGAAGATTAGACGGTGCTTTTGTAGTGATGGCTAAGAATAAATTAGGCTTCTGGAGACTACTTCCTAACATGTGTGATATGGGTTACCTATTCCTGAGAGATTACGAAGATAGTGTCTTTATTTGTAATTCTTATTGGAAAGAGAGTCTAGCAGAAGAAGCTGTGAACGATATTGTAGAAATCATCAAGAAGGGTAAGGTTAAGAGAAGTAATAAACTAGAAACAATAAAGAAGATAAAAGTATGAAAGTATTTCTTATTATAGTAGGAGTATTAGCATCACTATATTTCATTGTACAGCTAACAACAATGCCTGATATGAAAAGGTTTAAGGTTGTTAAGAATGAAGTGAGCGGGCTATTTACTCTATATGGAAAGAACATATTTGGTATTTGGTCACCACTTTACAACCTATGTGAAAGAGTGTCAGGTGAGTTTATCGTAAAGTTTCCCGGATCTAATAGGACAGACTGTTATTATATCAAGCAGACCTATAAGAATCAAGAGGAAGCAATGGAAACGATGAATAAGATAATCAATTCTATTAGACTAGCAAATCAATCACATCTTGAACTAGAGGAAGAGAGTAGGAAAGACCATAATAAGACAGTTAAAGAGTTTCGAGTATGAGTAAGGCAGTTGATAGTCTTTTAAAGTTCTTGAGTACAGCATCACAAGAAGAGCTAGATGAAAACTTCAAAGACTTAGAAAAATACTGTACTGTTGGTCCTCTAGCTAAAGATTATATTGAGAGGGAATTGAACCGGAAATAAGCAAAAAAAAATTAATAGTAGACTTAATTGTTCTACTATTTTTTTCTTTCAAATCAGTAACCCTAACTACACCTTAGTTAATTCTCTGTCTTCCTATATAGATTTTCAGCATAGTTAGGGTTATTTTAAAAAGCACTAAGGAGGTTCTCAATATCTCCTAGGTCATCTCTCTGTATTCTTTTCTCCTCTACCTCTTTTAAGTCTCCTGTTGGTGTTACGTATTGAGTTCCTGGAAATAGGATCTCTTTTGGTTGGATTGTCTGAGAATTTACTGCATTATCATAAGCAGTTTTAAATTTCTTCAACCAGTATTTAGCCCAATCACCTTTTGCAGTAGCTAGTTCTTGATCAAACGGACCATCACCCCACAAACCATCTTTAGGTCTAGGGCACTCAATCATTACTTCTACCTCTGTGTTGTCATCTTCCATTGACGTCATCTTATAAGTCCAGTAGAAATAAGACTTGCCATTATACTTATATGTTCCACTATCGCTGGTTAAGTCCTTCCAGATATCTTCTACTAGTGCTACTGTATTATTGCTTGTTTCTCCATTAGATAAGATTAACGTCTGGTCCTGCAATAGTTTATTTCCCATAATCCATGCCTGACCCTTAATTGTCTTACTTGTCATATTAAATATTAAAATAAAATAGAGAGATTATATTAATTCATAATCCCTCTATCTCTTTTTATTGTTCTACATAACCCATCAGCTTTTCTGCAATTAACATATAGCTGATTGAATTATAGTACTCACCGTAATCTGTTGGTACGTGGATAAAGCTAACTGGGAAGTGCTTTTCTACCTCCTTAATAAACTGCTCATCATTCAAGTACTTAGCAAAGAAGTGAGATAATCCACCTACAATTAGAAGTCCATTACTTGCATCTAACTGTGATGAGTACTTTTCCTCTAATAGGTTAAGTACATTAGCAAGGTAAATTCTTGTATACTTATCTACTACATCTGATAAGTCAATTACCTTTCCCCTTCTCGTTAATATACCAGAATCCACTACCGTCTGTGCTTCCTTTGTTGAAATTCTATATTCGTATGTCTTATAGATATACTCTGCGATGTCTCTAGAAATACAGATAACACCCGTATCAGGAATTCCAATAGTTGCACCAGCTGCAGATTTTTGGTCAATCACTGCGCAAATATCAATACTTAGATAACCACCATCGCAGATTACATATGAATCTAGCTTGTTATCTGTTGTATGAATATTGCTATCTTTTACATTCTGACCGTACTTAGCAAAAGCCGCTTTACATGCAAGACCCTGTGGCAAGCATACAAAGAAGTTGGTATCTGGACTAATCAAGAGTGACTCATACAGATACTTTAAAAGATCATCTGCCTTATCACTAAATGCCATAGATAGTCCAATTGCTACCTTGTCCCACTTAATATCTGAATACTTGCTTAGAAAGTAACTGATCACAACTGGATAAATTGCCTTCATCTGCTCGTATGTCTCTAGCTTAAGTCGATAATTTCTATCAAGCTTAAGTGAATTAGGTCCAATTACATACCATTTTTCATTCAGCTTAAATACAGTATCATTATCGATCTCAAGTGGTGCCTCAGGAAGTTCGGAAATTGCTGATATCATCTTATAATTTACCAAGCTTCCATTATCATCAATAAAGGAGATCTTAACTGATGAATAACCAAGATCGATTGCTAATACTCTAGGTCTTTTTTGCTTACTTACTGCCATACTTCTCTTCAAAATTTTTAATAACCTGCTTATAAAGATCAATCAAGTCTTTCTCTACCTTATACTTTTTCATGTCGTTAATCACATCATTCTCAACATAAGTAAGAGGTACATTAGGAAGGAGCATGGTGAATCCCTTTGTTACCATACCAACTGCATAGCTATTATCTAAACTAGTAGGGTTACCAAATGGATCCCTCTTAAGATTTCTAACTACTACTAACTGAACTAAGTCAGTCTTATCGTTGGTGGCTTTATAGGCAAACACAAGAGTACCATCAACCAGTTTACTATGAATACTGCTCCATACACTAGCCGCTACATCATCTGCATTTCTCCAACCTACTACTAATTGACTCTTTCTTTCAACATCTCCCATTGTTAATTTCTCATTTGATTCCATAACTTTTTATTTTTTTTAATTAATACCTGAGCTACCAAAGCCACCACTACCTCTTTCTGTACTTCCCGAGATCTTGGCAACTAAGTTTAACTCTGCTTTTTCTACTCTTGCAAAAACCAACTGTGCTATTCTATCACCTGGGTTTATTACTACTTCCTCTGCACTTAAGTTAATCAGAATAACACCTACTACACCTTCATAAGACTCATCTACTGTGCCTGGTGTGTTTAGTACTGTTACTCCCTTCTTCAATGCAAGGCCACTTCTAGGTCTAACTTGAATTTCTATGTTCTCTGGTACTTTAAACTTCAATCCGGTACTTATCAACCTGCGCTCTAATGGTTTAAGTGTTACAGGCTCTTCAATATCAGCCCTAACATCCATTCCACTATCACCAGGATGTTTGTACTCGGGAAGTTTAATACCAGTAATAGATACATTCTCTACAACTACTTGAATCATAGCTTATATTTTCTTTTTGTTATGAACCTAAATAACCAAGAATTACTAGACACAAATCTAACAGTGCCTAGTATCTCAGGGCCTTTCCAGAACTCTTTTAAGTTAACACCATATACATCAAAGCCATAATTTTCAGGGCTAAGACATATACGATCATCAAGAAGCCTACCACTAGATATAAGACTACTCAAGTTATACATAAGGTAGTCATAATCTTTCGGTAGTAGGTATGTTAGCTTAATACTGTCAAGACCTAGCGAGTAATAAACAGGAAGTCCAATCCTAACTGAATTACCAAGTTGTTCAAATAATAGGGAATTGGACTCCTTCTCAAATTTAACAGTGATAGGTAGTGGATTACTATTTACAAGTGTATCTTTATTGAATACTATTAAGTTATTATAGATTTCAATTAAGTCATCCTGTAATGTTGTCATACCTATCCTTTATTAATCTTCACTAACTGCGCAGAATACTTTAATGCCAAGGTTATCAAGTACCTCATAAGCCTTTGTAACTGGGCCAGGTTCAATACTTCCCTTAACCTCCTTGACCTTCTTGATTGTATCTACTAACTCCTTAAGTGGATTTTTAATACCACCAAACTTATCCTCACTGAATAAGCCAGTATTATTAGCGATATTCTCAAGCACAGATACTACATCAGTACCACCAGACTGTACAATCTTAGTAGTTGTTGGGTATCCATTTTGCATAAAGTTGTAATCCATGATATTCCACTCAATCATCTCAGCTGGAATAGACAATGGATTTTCCTCATCTTCGGTCACATTCTGAATAGTAACCATATAACCTGACTTAATGAGGTAATAGTTAATACAAGCAAAATCCTTCGTAGTGAGCGTAATGTCACTATTGATCAAGCTAATAATGTCAGGATTGTTCACTGATGCATCGAAATTAGGAATATTAGTCTTCAAGAAACCCTTAACGAATTCCATTACACTAACCTTCATAATGTCCATGTCATAACGTGTACGGTCAATACAACGACCTACTGTTGCTCCTGCATCCTTAGCAGGAATTGCATACAAATTAACTTCTATCATCTTTTTATAATTAAGAATTATATTTTAAATTTAACTCTGGCTTAGTAATCACAAGGAAGATAGCCCAAAGTCGCTCTCTTACATTTCCTTGCTCAAACTTCTTTTTTTCACTCCCTACAAAATCACCTGCTTTTAATAGTGCCTGGTAGATATCATCAAAATCAACTGGTCTATTATTCATCCACTCAATCTGTTCGTCGATCAAGTAAGATTCTAAGTTTCCATTTTGTAGGAGGTTTGGATCTAATGCAATCCACTCATCAATATCAAACGACTCTCTAAGAAGTGTAAATATATCTGAGATCCTTGCAATATTCCTATACTTGTCTATCAATTTAAGATAAACATATTGAACTGTTTGTGTGTAGTCTGTATCGTTAATAGTCTTGATAAAACTATTACTACTACTTTCCTCTAACATGTTCTTGTATTGCTTTGAAACTTGCCATCCAAACAAGATCTAAGTTTCTAATCTGGAGCTCTGTTTTTAAGAATCCACGCAGGTAATTATAATATCCAGTACTGTCATTACTTGCTGCTAATTCTACTAACCTGTCTATTGAAACTTGTGTATTTTCCCATCTAAACCTGTCAATTACTAACAACTTATTCAGGTCAAGATCCTTTGGTGAGCTTGTATTGCTTAGAACTTTTTTCATCCTTCCCAACCTCTCACTACACAACTGATTTCCACATTTCAATAGACTACCGTAGATATCCTTAGAGCTTAACTTATAACCACACTTACAAGAAGGCCACATATAATCACCATTTCCTGGCTTAAATACATTACCAACCATAGGAATAGTACTGTTTGCTAAGATAATACCAACTTCTGCGCCAGGTGTTATGTTATTTTTTATTAACTTACTAACACTCCCTGCACTTGGTTTCTTAATAGTACAGCCTTTAACTTGTACTGGCTCTACTTCTACATTAGCGCTCCAACTATCTTTTCCTTTGCAAGTCTGATCATTCCAAATAATACTCTTTACTTTGGTCTTTATTGCTTCAGTTCCACTACCAGCCCCTGCATACTTAATAGCTCTCTGACAGATACCATGCTCATTATAAAGCACCCATCCATCATTTAAGAAAGTACCAGTATCAGTAACTGTTCTATCACTCTCACAAAAACCTGGCATTCCCTCTAATTCAGGTAATGTCCAAACCTGTGCAGGGCTAAATAGAATGTGGTTATCTTGCTGTGACCTAACTGTATCAAAACTCTGTAAGACATCTCTATAATCGGATTCTCTTACTTTCTTACCTTCCTCAGAGTCATCAGTATAATACCTATATGCCCTTAAAGTTAGCAGTTCTGATACCTCTTGATCACAGTACTTAGAATTGATAAGACCATTTGCTTTCTGTCTTGCTTTTTCTGGATCAATACTCTTATCTAATCTTTCAATATCAATAAGAGCTTCACACTGAATAGCAACAATACCTCTTGGAAAACGTTGAGGTAGAAAATTAAACAACTTAGCTGTCTGATCTACACCCCAATCATTAATATTCGCATTTCCAACTGTTACTACTCTCTTTGGGACTCCGTTAGTAGGATCTATGTAGACTGCAATACTAGAACCGTCATACTTCAAGTCTAGGTATATCTTATCTGTACCTAACTCTACTATTGACTTCCTTATTGCATCTAACATTGATTTAGGGGCTTTAAACTTTTTGATCTTCTCTATGTACGAGTTCTTTGTTTTTACACCTTTCAAGTACGTGTCAAATACATAATCCCTCACGAAAAAACCATCTTCGTTAATCGCTCTCTGTTCCATCTCATCATAATCAGAGTCACTAATACCTGTCGGCTGTGAATCAATGTAATATGACTTACACGCATTAATTAAGATAGACCATTTTGCTAGTACAGAGTCCTTTATATTCATCCTTTCTTATCTTTGTTAAAACTTGCTGACCACTCAATAATAAAATTCTGCATCTCCTCTGAAAAAGCTTCTACTATGTTCCTAGTATCTGGCACATATTCAGAACCAGACTTAACAGCAACTTCGAAATCTTCATCAGTGTCAAGGTCAAATCTCTTTACGATACTATATCCCCTGCTCTTCAAGAATTCTATCATCTTTTCCCTCTTCCAAGTCATCCCGAAAGGTTTTGGCATCATAGTTAGTGTTAGGAGAGTCTTCCATTTGTAATCCTCACCATCATCACCATCTTCTAGGTCACTACTCTTTACCAATTTTCCGAAATCACTTAGGTTTAGATTTCCGTATTTTTCGTTCTCGTCGTCTATACCTTCCATTGATTTTATTTTTATTTTGTTCTCACTTTTTAGGCATTTAGGAGCTCTCTTATGCAGTATTGTTAATGTCAGCTAATAAAATCGGATACTGCACTAATATTTCAAGCACAGTACCCTTTATATATGAACAATTTGCAACTTCTACTACATCATCATACCCTTAGTTGCAGGCTCAGCTCCATCCTTACCACTCAAGTCATCAGTGATAGTACAATCAACCAATAAGATCATACTAGCTGCTGAAATACTATTCTCTAATGATACACGGAGAGACTTTGCTGAATCTAAGATGCCGTCCTCTACTAAGTCAACTACCTTACCTGTCTTAGCATTATAACCAAAACCAGGCTTCAATGACTTAGCCTCCTTAACTATCACATCACCACTAACACCGCTATTTTCTGCGATAGTGTGCATAATGATAGGAAGTGAGTTAACAACAATCTTAGCACCTTCTGCCTCATCCTCGGTAAGCTCCTTCCAGAACTTCTTATCCTTGGTCAAACTCATAGCAGCTCTCAAGAATGTATAACCACCGCCAGGAACACAACCTTCTTCGATTGCACTCTTAGCCGCCAAAATACTATCCTCAATTGTTGCCTTTCTATTTGCCTTCTCAGCCTCACTTGCACCGCCTGCCTTGATAATAGCAATACCACCAGTCAAGTTAGCGAGTCTCTTCTCAAACTTTGTCTTTTCGTAGTCTGATGTTTTAGGGTCTGCAAGTCTAGCCTTTAAGATCTCAGCCCTATTCTTAACTTCCTCAGGATCACCCATACCTTCATAGATAACACATGAATCCTTTGTCACTACTACTTTCTTAGCCTGACCGAGTACTGAGATATTAGCCTGGGTCATTGTAATATTATTCTCTGGGCAAATATGAATACCACCAACGGCTACTGATACATCTTCCATAATGTTTCGTCTTGAGTCACCAAAATCGATACCCTTAACTACACAACAACGAATAGCACCACGCATTACATTGATAGCAAGCATCATATTTGCATTATCGTCAATTTCATCAACGATCATGAGAAGTGGACGACCCTGACTGTTCTGATCGTAGTCCTGAATGAAATCTACCATCTGCTTAATGCTTCCGATATGTTCACTCGCAACAAGTACATAAGGATTCTCCATCACACATGTACCATCTTCAGGGTTTGTTACGAAGTTAGGACTAGACCAACCACGCTCAATCTTCATACCAGCTGTTGTCTCAATTACTGTATCAAGACCACTAGCAAGATCAGCAGTTACAAGTCCATTAAGTCCTACCTCACTAAGACCCTTAACTACCAAATCACCTACCTCTGGATCATTATTTGCAGAGATTGTGGCTACCTTACGGATCTTCTCCATATCACCGTCAACCAAGATAGCATTTTCCTTGATATACTGCTCAACCTTTGCACGGGCCTTCAACATACCAAGCTTTACCTCATTGACATTTGCACCACTATTGATCGCCCTCTGTCCACGCTTACAGAACTCTTCAATTAAGATAGATGTAGTACTAGTGCTATCACCTGCTACCTCTTCAGTGGCAGATGCAGCTTTCTTTACTAGTTCTGCACCCATATTCATTTCCTGGTCCTTAAACTGAATATTCTTTGCGACAGTTGCACCATCACGAGTAATTTCAGTTGTAAAACCATTCATGTTAATAGCAACACACTTACCACTAGGGCCGAGAGTTGATTTAATTGCACTAACTGCCTTACTAACACCCTCAATAATCTTTGCCTGTGTGTCGTGTCCTGTCTTTACTACTTTGTCTTCCATTTCTATTTTCTTTTGTTAATTGATTAAAGAATTACTAATACATCAGAGTCGATAATAACTGTGTACTCTGAATCACCAATTTTCACATTATGACCTGCATTTGGCCTGATCAGTAGCATATCACCCTCTGCAATACCAACTACCTTACCACCAACACTGATGACTTCACATGTGTCATAATCGTCATCTTTTTCACTTGTAATTACGAAGTTGCCTATTTTCTGCTCAGCAACAACCTTCTTTACTTTCTCAACTAAGATGTTAAAATTGTAAGCTTTCATTCTTTTTGTTTGAAATTTATATTAAAAAATCTATATCATGAGTAAGAAACTTCCTACCCACTTATAAAGGAATTAAGCGGACCTACTCACTTTTTTGTTCATTTTGAGCAGATATTTTCATAATTTCCTTCAGAATTCTCTTATTTCCGAGATGATTGTCCGTACTTCTTAAGAAATCATCTATTGTTATGTCCGAGTCGAATGTACTAACTTTGGCATGTTCATCACACTTAAGACCAATCAAGTAAAAAGGATCGATTATAGAATAATACTGTGTTGGGTTAGATATTGCTTCATCAGTAATTTCATTAAGTATTATACTACGAACCATCTTAGGTGTGAGTACTTTCTCTAACCCATTATACCTGTTATCATAAATCTCCAAGTAATGATCTATCTCTGTATCTAATGGCAACCCTCTACACCTATTAAAGAGTCCCTCTGGATCTAGTATAAGCTTCATTACTTTAATTGGAAACTTGTCCTTACTGTAATTATTAAACAGGACATCCGCCATTTTCTCTGGTATAAAAAATCTTGGGAGCCTTATGTATACCTTTATTGTTCCTTCAAAATTCTCACTTTCACCTCTTACTATTACTACTACTTTCATAATCTTACTTTATATTATTACGAGTGACAGTCAATAATTGCCACAACATCATCACTACCTTTATTATCTAGTATCTTCTTATAGTAGAAGTCTAGGTCATCTTCACTCTTACCATCAAGATCTACCCAACCAGTACTAGGACTAAGTAGGTTAGAAATACCATTACTTAGTAGTTCCCTAATATTTACTACATCATCTAGTCTTGCAAAGTCAGCCCTATTTCTGCTATTCATTTCGTACATCTTTTCTACTACATTATAATTGGCTGGATAAGCGTAGCCTTTGATTGGTACAGCAAAGTCTGATAGTAATAAGCTACCAGTAAATCTTCCACCAAGCTGATACCAATCCCACTGACCCTCTGGATTATAACTGCTATAGACTCCATCTTCACGTACGTCATTTCCCCAGTCCTTTGCAAATAGTTCATACAGCTTTTCTCTAACTTCTTCTTCAGGGGCTGTAAAATCTACCTTAAGGAAACGATCTAGATCTCCCTTCTTATATGCAGGGGGAACATAGTTAGGATCACTTTTTGTTTTTTCTATGAGGCCTTTGTACTCTGACTCATACCTATCTAGTACATAATCCACTACATCATCAAAAGGGACATTTAGGTAAGACTCTACTTCTCGATCTTCACTGTAATATTCGAGTTGCCCTATAACATCATCTTTGTCTTTTCCTACTACTAATACTGAAAAATGCATACTAATTTATTATTTTACTTCACTAATAAGGAAAAGAAAGCCTAGCAATACAAATTAATGTACTACTAGGCGGAGTGCGGGCTTTGATTAATTACCCTTATCGTGCACCCTGGGCTGATCCAAGAATGTTAATATCATAAATCATATATACAAGTCCAGACAATGTATCAAACTTGCCAAGATTATCCCATACCTCACCGAGTCTATCTATGAGTTCAGGGTAAATCTTACTTTTATCAAGGTAGGCAGAATTATAACCCCCAATGAAATCTGTAAGTACTCTCTTTGTAATTAGGTATCCTGTTGCGTCACTTCCACCCAATTCGTCGTTATAGTAAGAATTGAGGGCCCTAGCAATATTAGATTCTGTATAGTGTAGTGATGGGTAATGTTTCTTAAGCTCCCATACACACTCAATCAGCTTCAATACTTCACCCGGCTTAACTGTAATCGTATCAATCCCTGCTTCCTTTAAGATACAGTTAATAGATGTCTTTACTAGTTCTTTCTTACTACTACACTCACATTTACTACAAGGTTCTTTCATGACCTCTTCAAAGTCCCATGAAGTAATAGAACCATCCTTACTCAGAAACTCAAAATTCTCCTTAGTTTCTGGCATGTCTACTACTACACTAACCTCAACACTACTACCTGATAATCTCTCTACTACTTCACCAACTTTATCTGAGGTAGTTGTTATCTTGATTCTTCTCTTAGGCATACTATTTTATTATTCTTCTTATGTTCACTCACGTAATAGTTAACCTTATTCTCATCTTCAGGGTCTAGGTTAACAACATTACTGTACTTAGTGGGATTAAAACCACTTGGATAATAGCAGTGTGCATGGATAGAATAAAACTTATCTCTTACATAATTCTTAGTAAAAGCCTCATCCACACGCTCAATGTTTTTGTTAGAATTGATCAGGTTACCTACAAATTTTGGACTTAATTGCTCGATCCATCTAATACCACAGTGTGTACATATGTAGGTATTCTTTCCCCTCTTATAGATGACATACTCCTTAAGCTTTCTATTCATCTCATCAATCCAAGCCCAGGCCTCAACACTACTTAAGGTCTCAAACTCTTTAGCAGTCGTCTTTAAGAATTGATCAGGGATAGAATTATAAATACAAGAAGCTGCTATCTTACGATCTGCTGCTTTTAGTACTTTCCAACCTAGGTATTTTCTGAGTCTCAATTCATGGTTACCTTCTAAGTATCTAACATTCTCTTTATCACATAGTAAGATACTTTCCATCACCTTCCTACTACCACCAACTACAGGACCATCTATGTAATCCCCATGAAATACTGTTAAGCTATAATCTGATGTAGGTGGTATTCCTGAACTCATTGCGTTAAAGTGCGAATGTAAGTCAGACACATGCAAGACCTTATCAGTTACCTCTAGCTTTATTGTCTCATCACGCTTAGACCAATACTTCTCCAGGTTCTTATAGGTAGTAATTAAGTTCTTATTTTCTAGTGATTGTGACAAGAAATTACCTACCTCTTTCTTCAGGTCTACTCTACTATGAGGAATATACCTAAGATCACTATACTTTCTGTTCTTTGTTACATAGTCTTGAGGAATTGGAAACACCTTATAAAAAACAGTATAACCGAAAATCCTAGCTAGCTGTTCTAAGATAGCAGTAGATTCATTTTCCATGTCCACTACTATCAAAGTACCAGTGCTAGCTTTTGTACATACTACCTCAATAAACCTACTATAAACCAGCTCATCGAAAGAATTAACTAAGTAATCCCTGTCACCTTTATAGTCAGGCTTAAAATATAATGATCTTAAGTTATCTATGTCTAAGAAAAAACTAGATAATCCCTCTTTCAATACCCAATTCCTTTTATCCTCCTTTACAAGTCCTTTCAATACTACAAAAGATCTCATTATTCTGGGAGTTTAAATTTTTGAATCTCTTGAAACTTTGGAATATAAGACCACATTGTTTGTAAGACGAGTAAGACACTAGTAGTCGCACCGGGTAAGAGAGGCGCCTTATATCTCTCGCATAATGTTCTGATAAGTCCATAATTCACATACTCATTACTACACCTCGTCACTACCTTACCTGATTGTGCAATGAGCGAGAATTCAACAGGCGCAATAATACCGGTGCTCTTCTTAAGGAAATTGAAGAAAATACCATCCGCTACACCTGAATAATCTAGGTCTGCACTAAGCTTATTAACGAACTCAGGATTATCAAAGGTCATCTGAGGGTTCTGTGGTTGACTAGATTGACAGTTAAGGAGGAGAATCTTTGTACCCCTAAACTGAACAATACCTTTACCAGGCTCTGTACTAGTAATCGCCGCTACACCCTGGGCAAATTTACTCTGCCATGAATCATTAGCTGGGTTAAGATCAGTAGGACCCATGAGAGCGATCTTTACAAAATCCTCTGTACCCTCTGGAATAGGCTCTGACCCTGAAATCATCATTACTGTTGGACTAAGTTGTTCCATCTTTGTTATTTTGTCTATTAAAGGTTAAAAACAAAAAGAGAACCTAACTACTAAAGCACAACTAATATGTACTCTTTCATTTGTTCTCTTCTCTAGCTTAAATCCTAGAACCAATCAACTACCTTCGCATTATCTTTGAAGTACTTCTTGAGCGGCTCTAAGTTATTTTTCTCTATCCAAATTGAAATATCAGCATAGTCAGAAGTCCCATACTTAACTAGGACCTGCTTAAACTGATACCTCCCTGCTTCTACTTCCTCTTTATATGTCTTATAGGAATCAAGCAGTAAAAAATCTCTCTTGTTCTTAATGGCAGTTACTACATCACTACGTCTCTCTTCCTCACTGTAACCTCCACTTAAGTCATTGATTGGTAAGAACTCAACGTGCTTTGACATATTCCTAACAGATAGGCTGGCAAAACGATTAAGCTCTTTCAATAGTGGCTCTAAGAAACTAGCATCAATACCAACGACTGAATTTCCATCGGGCGTGTTCCTAATAGGTCCCATATTACTCTTTGGGATAGGAAACGTAATGATTGCTGTATCCTTGGCCGCTTTCTCAACCTGTATACCCCTTGGACAGGTCTTAGATACTTTCAACATTCCACACAAGTGAGGATAGTATCTATCAATCAGGTTCGTGTTCACTGTTACTACCATTCTCTGTCCACCTTGATCTACACTTGATGATATTTTAATCATAACTTTATATATAATTTATTTTTAATTTTCACTACATATATAAGATTTCTAAGCCAGCCTAATTACAGCTTTTACTATTTAAGTACTGTAAGAGGTCTGTATTAAAAACAAGCGGTGCATAGTTCTTGATCGGCTCTATTCCACGTATCATCTTAGTCAGGTCATGAAACTTTGTCTTCTGTATCTGTGGTTTCTCAAAATTTCTCATCCTAAATACACTAATACCATGTGTCTTATAAAGGTATTCGTCTCTAATTGCATCAGTGTCATTAGTACCCTGCTCATCATGATACTCACTATCCAGCTCTACCGCAAGTCTAAGCTCTGGAAAATAATAATCCATCAAGTAGTACATTCTTTTCTGATTTGGTAGGCGGTGTGAATTTTGTATAACCACTGGAAACTCTCTAAATACAGTGAGAGGCTCCCAATAACCAACATTAATAAGCGCATCGAATATCTTAGCCTGCATTGATCTCTTCCTAAGCTGCTTATTCCTAGTAAACCTCTTGCATGATGAAGGACTAGGGTATACAATGTTCTTAAAATTACAAAGTCTACCACTCTCTGATAGACAGTAGACCGGAAATGATTGGCCTACTATATCTGGAAACATAAAAGTCTCACGATAATCTATTTCTTTCTTCTTTGCCATAAAAAATAAAAAAGTCGGAGAGCCATTATAATCACTACAACGGACTCCCCTGGATATTAACAATTTAAATTTATAAAATTATGAAAAAAGTGAAAATCATTTCTTCCAATTATCTAAGTAATCAGAACCTTCTATTTCTTGTAGGAGGTCATGAAGCTTACCTAACTGTATAAGACAATCAAGGCAAACAACTATATCAGTACCATCACCACCAAGAGATAAATGTTCCTTCCTGACTACTTCATCCTTTCCTAGCTCACAGCACTTCTCTTGCCACTTACCATATTGATAAACAGGCTTCCCACAAATGCCGCAAGACTCTACCTCATTACCATCAATAGGGACAATACTATTATCCTTCTTGACAAAACTATGAAGTAGGTGACGAATATATTTATTATACTGTCTACATCTATAAGCGTTTAACAGCATAATAATCTCATTATCTACAGGTTCAAGCTTTCCTGTGATATTACCGTCCTTATTATTCCTGTATGTCTGAAACTTACTAACTAACTCCATATCTCCTAGGTTAGTTGGGTGTAAGTAGACATAGATAATATTTTTCTGAGTAGGGGTTAGATCTGTTCTCTGCTTTAACACCTCTAATAACTCACTACTGCTTAACTTACTATACTCGTCTATTAATTTTTTGATCTCCATAATAATTAAATAATTTGTAAAACAAAGCTGGCTAAATAACATAACCAGCTAAGATTTAGTTTACTGATAATACAATTCTGGCAGTATATCATCATACTCTGCCTTGGCCTTCTCAGACCTCACTTCAATTACATGATCTGCTTTGAAAAATACAGTATCCTTCTCTTTGTTTACCATAATACTATTATTTAAAATTATTATTACACTTATAAGGAATCTACCTGCTTTCATGGGCGAAAAAATATTAGTTGGCTCAGATTTTACCTACCTAAACCAACTAATAATATTCTACTTAAACTTATCGGGGCTGAACTCTTCCATCAGCTTCTCCAAACTTTCAATATCATTCCTCTCACCACTATTGTTATTGTGGTGAACTTCTCTTACTTCACGAATTTCTCTAAACTTCATAATCGTATAATTTTAATTGTTTAAAAATAAATTATCCCAAGAATTTGATTTTCTTGAGATAACTTTCATTACATATATAAGGATTCTAGGGCATCTTAATCGACTAAAATCATCTCCCAAGGATTGTCTCGAAATAATTTAACCTCTAAGACTGCAAAAAATCCGCTAGGTGGGTCTGGTAGGTGAGAACTAAGTACATCCCAACCAGCAAAACTTCTATAAAGATCTCTCCCAGACGGTTTTCCAGGCTTTACATAACTACCTCTTGTGAAATAACCTCTATTCTTTTTAATCTCCTCTAAGATCGGATACATTACTTCCATATCCGCATCGCTCACTTTTGATATAGATACACAATTTTCACCATCCTCTCCGGCTACTTGAATAATCATTGTATACTCATGATACGCCATAATTTTATAATATTTATTTGTTTACTCTTATAAGGATTTTACTTGATTTTCTCTAACATCTCAGTTACCTTCTTGATAAGTTCATCCTCAGACATACCCAAGAGTTCAGGGTGAGTAAATACAGTTGTCCTATCATTAAAATAATAACAGTCTAGTAGTTTTTCCGCATCCGTCTCCCCTTTCTTAATAGGAGTATAGTTGAGATTTACAGATTTTTTTACTTCAAACTCTAGGATACCCAAGAACTTATCAAGATTCTCCTTTTTTAGTAGGTCTGGATATAATGCCATAAATACATCAATACCCGTCTTATTATATAAGTCGCTAGCGATTGACCCAAAGAAACCGGACGGGCTAAAATCACGAGGTAAGTCAATTACTGTATCTGTTTCAATAAGTCTAAGTTTTGTTTTTCTATCACTCCTACCACAAAAGAAACGATCACATGTCTGGCTCTTATCCACCATGTCTGATATAAACTCAAGCAGGGTAGGCTTTGTAGGAGAATCTAGGAGAGGTACACAAGAATCATAATCAACATCAATGAATAGGTCTACATCATTCTCTAATTTGATCCTAGGTAGTTTAGATAAGCTCTCCTCTACCCTATATAGACCGGCAACACTAGATAGGCAAGAATAACTATTACGCACAACCTTACTTATTTTTCCAAGATATATAATAGCATTCGTATTATTCTTGTATAGGTATAGCTTGCCTGGTACTAGCTTAGATGTTGTACTGCCCTCTCTATATGCTGACAACCTAACACTATTTCCAATCTTATCTCTATTACTAAAACCAACCCTGTGAAATCCAGTAGTAGCTATAAAATGATTAGTAGAAAGGGGTCTAATATAAAACTCGCCCGGAATTGTTAGGCCTGTCGTACCTCCACTAGTTACAATAATTCCCATCAATTCACTAGCAAACATAAATAAACAGACTGACCTACCTCCTGTTTTCTCTAATAATTCAGGACTTGATACACTAACTAACATCCTAGCTGAATTATAACCTCTTTCATCTGTTGGGTAATAATTAGTAACCTCATCACAGTCTACTAAGGATACCGTAAAGTTACCATTCTTCACACGTACTACTCTATAGTTTGGGTCGTCTAGCTTAACGATGTGATCATACCTTAATCTAACTGTTCTACTAGCAAGACCCTTAATAGCAGCACCAAAACAATAACCCTTACTAACCAAGGTCTTCACTAACTTCTCACTGTAGAGACTATAACTTGGCTGAATTGGTTTCACAGTTAGGTAAAAGTCTAATAAATTCGGTAATTCCATCTTATTTCTATTTTATTATACATCACATATAAGGTATCTGCGCCAGACTAACCTACACGCGAAAAACCATAACATTTCTATATTCCACTTTCCTATCTAATATATCTTGCGTGTGAGTATAAGTGGCGCGAGAAAAAAATAAAGATAAGAACTAAGTCCCTATCTCTAACGCTGGCTCATGTTTCTCTCCAGCATCTCCTTAAATTTTATCTCTAGCCCATACTTCGACAAAAAACCATACATTTCTTTCTCATTCTTTGGCAAACGACTCATTGCTTGTATGTTTGTCATGTATACTGTAATAGCCTTCTTGTTGAATTCACTAAGAAAATCCCCAATACTGAGAATCTTCCTCGTCTTCTTACTATCACCTATGGAAACGCTCATCACACCACGCCTAATAATCCTTCTTGCAATTCCTACTAAGCCTGCCGTAATTGACCTACCTGAGATAACAAGATCCCCTAAGTAGTTGTCGGTATCGTCGTCCACTCTCCTTTCGTCTACTATATCAACTTTGGTCCTCTTTTTCCTTCTTTCATCAGGGACTAATACCCTCTTACTATTATCTTTCTCCTTAACAGACCTCCTGCCAATATAGATCCCTAACAGTAACAATCCCATTGATACTGATACGGACGTCAACATACCTCGCTTCTCCATAATTCCTGGGCTCTACTAATATTCTGAACTATCATAACTAATAAATTCTCGTCATTATAATTCATATTTTGTAAATAAATTGTTAAATAATGTGTCTAAGGTTTTATGACATTCAATAATAAATCTCATGCCACCGTACTCCGCTAATAACCTATGAGATAAGTTAATAGCATCGCTCAATCATTAGTTTCACAACTTTAGTGCTAGTTATCCCTCATACCGCGTAAAGGTTATTGAGATTTAATGAGGGTAAAACAAAAACCACATACTAAAATTGCCTAATCATTAGTTGACAGTATTGCTCACGTGAAATCTAATCACTAACACCCACTGCCAACTACTTAAGCGTTAGTATATGATTCTACACTAATAAGGGATTTAGGGCGTTTCAAGAGGGGCAGGTTAATACAGAGACCGCTTTTTGTGACATTCTTGGGCAAGCTAGGCTCCGCACCCAATTCGTAGCCTCCATTACACTCGGATTACATCCTCCCTCCACTACGACTACTCCTTGCTTCCCCGCCTTCCCGTTGCCACAATATGAACCCTCCCTCATTACCATTCGGGAGATCATATTGAACCCGGGGAAGACATTCACTCATTCGTAGCCTCGCCGGCAGAGCACGGCTCAGGACTCATATGAGGGTAAACTTGAAAATACCCCGATAAAGGGCGCATCGCAATTTGGAGATTTAATGGGCGGAGCAGCGCGGAGACCATAAATCGATGTCGATGGAAATAATATCGGGAATAATAAAATGTGTTATTTTTTTTTTGGAAGAGAAATACATAGCTCGTTGATAACCTAGTTAATATTGAAAATTACAAATTTGCAAGTTATATCACCTGAAAGACTTACTTGTGAAATACAGACCCGAAGCAAGGGACGACAGAAGGGAGTCTCTTGTGTGCGGGGCTTAGCTTGGGGTGAAAGCCCAAGTTATTAAGAATTATTAACAAATAAATAATAAAGACTATGCAAAGAAAGACAATCGTAGTACCTGCAGGATATAGGTACATTAGTGAAATTCCAGACTTTAAGCTCAACGACTTTCCCCACATCCTGAACAAACAAATACCAGGATGTGGGTTTACAGAGTATTGTATAACTAATAATGAAAATGTAATACTCTGTAGCCCTAGGAAGATCTTGCTACAGAATAAGTTTGAACAACATAAGAATGATGTTTTCTTGGTAGTGAATGAGTATGAGGGTGATCCAGGCACTGATAAAGATCTATTGAAGTCAGAAAAATCAAAGAGTGGTTATAGTAAAAATGAAATAGCAAAAGAAAAGCGAATATTAGAGACTGCAAGGGGCAGGTTTTTCTTTGATCTCACTAAAAAACTAACAGGCTACATTAATAGTTGTCTGTACGATGGACGACCGATTAAAATTCTTGTTACTTATGACTCTTTTAGGCTAGTAAAGGAGATAGTGAACTATAACTATAGTGAGGTTGATTTCAGAGTAATTATCGATGAATTTCAAAGCATTTTCACGGATAGCAAATTTAAGTCCGACACAGAGCTTCAATTTGTTAGTAACTTACAAGGTGTACAGAGTGTATGTTATGTTAGCGCTACACCAATGATCGATAAGTACCTGGATATGTTAGATGAATTTAAAGATCTTCCTTACTATGAGTTAGACTGGAGTTCACAAGATAATAGTAGAGTAAAACGGCCTATCTTGTATGTTAAGACTCTGAAAGCAGTTTTTACAGAGGTTAAGCCGATTATTGAAAAGTATGTCAATGGTAACTTTGACCACAGGTTTGTAAAAGATCGAAATGGCAAAGTTAAGAGAATTGAATCAAAGGAAGCTGTTTTCTATGTCAATTCAGTTAATAACATTACTAGTATCATCAAGCGCGCAAAGTTAACACCAGATCAAGTTAATATTCTGGTAGCTAATACTAAGGATAATATTAAAAAGATACAGAAGAGGTTAGGTAAGGAGTTTGATATTGGAAGGGTTCCACTAAGGGATGAGCCTAGAAAGATGTTTACCTTCTGTACTAGAACTGTATATCTCGGAGCAGACTTTTACAGCGATAATGCACAATCTTATATAGTGAGTGATGCTAATATTGACACACTAGCGGTTGATATTTCCCTAGACCTACCACAAATCTTAGGTAGACAGAGATTAAAGGAAAACCCATGGAAAGATGAGGCGACATTATTCTTCAGGTCAGTCACTAGTGGTAATAAGAAGCCAGAGGAGGAGTTTAAGGATAAGATGGACGAAAAGATGAAGCGCTCTGAGGGTCTACTAGAGGCATTTGGTGAGGTAAGTGAAAAGAATCAAGCTTACCTGGCAGAGAGATATCAAGATACTGCTAAGCTACTAAACTATAAGAAGGATTACGTATCTGTCAATCAGGTAAAGAATCCTGATGGTAGTATTAAGCTTGTACCGATAATTAATAACTTAGTTAGGGTAGCAGAGATGAGAGCTTATGAAATGCAACAGGTAGACTATGCTGATCGTTTTGCAGTATTTAATGAACTAGGTAAGTTGAATGATACTGACGTAGATGATGAGGTATTTAATAAGTTCTTTGAGGAGTTTGACAGGCAGAAAGATAGAAGACACAAGTTAAAATTTCTCTGCGAATCTTCTGGGCTGCCTGGATTTGGAACTATCTTAGATAACGTACCTAATAAGAGATTTAAGGAATATATCAATACCTTAGGTGTTGATGGTTGTAGATCTTTATGTTATCGGATTGATTTAATTGATAAAAAGCTTAGTGTTCTGACCTTTGACTTAGGAAAATTAGATGAACCTATTTATGCCAAGTTTGAGGTAGGTAAGGCTTATAGTAATTCAGGTATAAAAAAGATGCTGTCTGAGATTTATAAGAGTGTAGGTTATAAAGTAACTGCAAAAGCTAGTGATCTAAAAAATTACTATAAACTTAGAAGAACCTCTGTAATAGAAAATGACAAAAGGGCTGAGGGTTTTAGATTAATGGAAAAATTAGATAATAATAACGACAAAAATTAATTAAATATGTTATATGTATTAGAAATGTTAGCTAGTGATAGCTTTGATAATCCTACAGTATTTAAGAATATTATCAAGATCGGTTATACGAGAAACTATAATAAGCGTATAAAAGGGTATAGTACGCATAATCCATTCTTTAGAGTCATTAAGTTATTTGAAGGCGACGAATTTGATCAGACCTGTGAAAAGATAATTCATCATAGATTAGCTAACAAGAAATATGAGGGTAGAGCCGAAATGTTTCTTAAGGATGATGAATTGATGGAGTTTATAGATAGCTTACATACGAGGGAGGATATTTTAAAGTACAAGACATTATGTAGCAGAAAGGGGTTATCTTTTCAACCTGCATATAATAAGTACAAAGGAATCCTATCAAAGAACTGGAGCTTAATAGAGACTAAGTATAATGGAACACTTGAAGAATTAGTTCAGCTGTTTGTAGATAATAATGTAGATGACATACAATTATTTATCAGGAACAAGTTAGGAATTCAGTTAGTAGATTACACAGAGGAAGAAAAGTTGCAGATGAAGGAATTTTTCAAGATATTTAGAAAGCAGAAGGATAGAAGGCGTAAGCTCAAATTTCTCTGTGAATCGTCCCACTTACCTGGATTTAGAACTATCTTAGATAATGTTCCTAACAAGAGATTTAAGGAATATATTGATACTTTAGGTGTAGATGGATGTAAGGCACTAGGTTACAGAATAGAACTTATCGATAAAAAGCTTAGTGTGTTATCTTTTAGTGAAGACAAGCTAAGAAATACAGTCTACGACACCTTTGAAGTAGGTAAAGCTTATAGTAAGGCAAGTATAAAATCAACACTTGCTAAACTTTATAAGAGCATTGGCTATAAGGCTACTGCAAAAGCTAGTGATTTAAGCGTCTATTTTGAACTTAAAAGAACTTCTGTATCAGAGGGTGGTAAAAGAGTAGAGGGTTTTAAGTTGTTGGAAAAGCTGGATAAACCTTTAGAATCTTAGCATCATTCTGTAGTCCTCTAAAAACCTTACTTGTGTAATAATAATATAAGAAAATTAATAGTAAAATTTATGAGCGAAGAAAAAAGTATTGCAGGTCTTAAGGTAGTTAACGTTAAGTTTGAGACAGCGGAGAATGGAACAATCAAGTTACAGTTCAAGAAGGCTGTTGACACTGAGAATACAAATCAGCTTATATGTGAGTATGCTTGTCCTTATGGTAAGTTAGTTGCATCTACCTTAGCTGATCCAACCGAGCCTAATGATCCAGAGTCTTGTTTTTGTGATTTTTGTAATTCACTTGGCGAGCAGAGGAATAAGACAGGCCAATCAGATCCAGAAATTTATAGTGGTCTTGTACCGGTTGAGGGAACACTTGAGGAGAACTTGCCAGACTTTAAGGATTATTACTTGAAGTTGAACAGAAGGAATCCACTTGTTCGTCTTGATGCTGTTATTGATACTGTTTGTAATGGTATCTGTGAGTTTTACTGTAAGGATCATTCACAGTGTACGGTTGCTAATGGTGACTGTTTCTTGATGGATCTTATGAAGGAGCAGAAGAGGGTCGAGCAGGAGAACAAGAAGGCAGAAGAGGCTGAGAATGTTGATGAGTAGTGCTTATGGAAGAGGAGAATCTTGGATATCTACCTCCCGACTATTCAGAGTATCCGAGGGAGGACGATGATGACTTAGATGACGACGACATTGAGGATTACGACGATGAAGAGGAAGATGAAAGTGAGGACCTCAGAATCGAAAAATTACTTGATGAGCAGTCTAAGTATAACGAGGACTTAGCAAGGGTTGAAAGTATTGAATTAAAACGAGCAGAAGAAAAAGAAATGGCAGATACACCTTTTGGAAGTAGTCAGCCTTGGAAAACGGGCAGTAGTAACAATAATAATGCTGGAGAGGCTGCACCATGGGAAAAGCAGACCCAACAGAGTACAGGATTTGGAAGTTGGGGCAGTGGTGGTAGCAGTTGGAATAATGTTGGTACTAGTTGGGGTAATAACAGTACGACACAGAAGCCAACAGTTGATTATACCAGAAATGAGAAGGTTAAGAGTGTCTTGATAGTAGATGCGCTTGATTGTCTGGTAGAGTCTTATGATAGCAATGGAAAACCTGGCATCTTACCTAGGTCTATATTTGATTTAAAGCCTAAGTTTGATGTTTGGGAGAGGTTAGCAAGTTTTAATCCTCGTCGAATCTATGTATTATTTCCTGCTATTGGCCTTGTACCTAGCATTGGAAACACAGAATCGGCTAAGGTTGCATCAGAGTATATTGCTCAGTGTATTGCAGCCTACTTAAGAATACCTCGTAATCTTTGCAGTATTATCCATGTAGTTGATAATGCCGTAAAAGAGCAGAACATATCGGGCATCCTGAGCATGACTAGTTTCGATCATGATAGTGTTTTATATGTTGGAGTTAGATCTGGTAGGTATGGTTTAAGTTCAGAGGATATAATCGCTGCTAAGAAAAACGGCATAGATTACATGGACTTATACAACCTGCTAAAAGGTCGGTATGAGTATGAATAATGCAGAGGGGTGGTTAGTTAAGGAGAAATCTTTAATTAACCATCTTTTTTCTTTCTCGAAACTTACAGAGATGTTCCTAAGAAGACCTAGAATACTTATAATTGTAGATAAATTATTATAATTTTAATAGTAAAAATGGCAAACAGTAAAATTAATGATTCAATTAACATGCGAATTTTCGCTGCGTTGAAAGTGAGTGAACTTAGTGGTGTACCTTTGTTTCTGTTGAGTAATCCAGGAATCGGTAAGACCACAACAGTTAAGCTTTTTGCAAAAGTTCGCGGGTATGAGGTAGTTGCATTGCATGGTAACAGAATGAGCTCTGAGGCTATTCTTGGTTATGACTGTGCTCCATCAGACTTAGAGAAGTTTGATTCGGCTAGACACCTCAAGCCTGCATGGTTTAAGAGAATCTTAGAAAATGGAAGAAATGGAAAGAAGAGTCTACTTTTCTTGGATGAGTTAACAACATGTCATGAGTACGTACAGTCTGCTTTGTTGAGTCTTGTATTCGACAGGGAGATTGATTCAGAGAGATTACCAGAGGATACTTTGGTAGTAGCGGCAGGTAATTATGCAAATAACTTGAGTAATACTGCTACAATTCTTCCACCTATGTTGAACAGATTTATGCTATATAATCTCAAGGTGGGTGTTAATGATCTCGACGTATTCTTCAACAAGTTCGAGGGTTCTGCATCAGGTCAGAGGGTTGATTATTTTGATGTCCTCTATAAGCAGATGCAGGAGATTGATTCACAGGAGAAGAAGTTTAGTCCAGAGAAGCTTGCTATGATTGGTGAGCATTTCGAGAAGAGTATCAAGTTTGTAACAAAGTCATTGATGTCAGGTGGTGAAAGGCCAGTTGATCTTGGTGTGACGGAGCTGCAGACAATTTACTCTGATATTGATGGTGATAATGACCTTCCAAACTTCATATCACCTAGATCTGCTTGTTACGCTAGAGATATTACTATTGCTACTTACATTGCGTTTGGTAGTGCTGGTATTAATTCAGACAACTATAAGAGCATGATGTATGGTCTTATTGGTATGGGTCTCAAGCGTAGTGGCAATGGTGAGGTAATCAAGACAAATATTGTTGATGATTACGTTAGGGCCATGATCGATGTTGTGAATGATGTCGAGAAGATGAACAATGATAAGATCCCTGAGTATGAGAAATTCTACAGAGATATTATCAATAGTGCAGTAGACGGAAAATTGGATATCGCTGCTATGAATGCAAGTTCAAATAAGATCAGGGAAATGATTGATGACCCAGATGTTAAGGGTATTGATCGTCCAATGGATCCAGGTATTGTTCAGCAGTTCTGTGAAATCTTCAGAACATCAGGTAAGAAGCTTGTCAGTGGTTATAAGATTGACCCTAGTGGTGAAAATGTAGCTAATGTAGTTGTGGAGAAATTCGCAGGTGATATTAACTACTGGAACAATCTTGCAACTCTTATGGTGTCATTGAAGGCGCTTGTAAGTAATACCAAGTTCTCATACGATTCTAGTATTAAGACTGATATTAAGAATACACAGTCTGAGTTGAGGAAGATCAGTTTCAAGCTTAAGACAGTTAGAAAGTCTTACCTGAACAATGATGATAAGGCATTAGCTGAAATCGTCCCAGAGGTAAAGAGCTGTGTTGATGAGTAGTTAAGTTAAGATAGGACTTTGGGTTGGTACTATGATTATCACTCAAAGTCTTATTAGTTCCAAATTATAACTAACAAGAAATCAGCAATGAAAACAAGACAAGAACTCGAATTTATAGAGAACCTTGTAAAGAGGGCCTATAATAATCGGAACTGGGGAAACATACTTAAGGAGAAACTTGATAAGCCTTATAATCCTCAGAATCCAGAACTAGGTTATTCATACAGGCATCAGTCATTCGATGGTGAAGGAAAAAAGGAGTTCACTACCTATAATGTTGTTTGTGCACGTACTGGAGTTAATGATATTGACTATCGTGTAAAGCTTCATGAGTACGGACACATCTATCTAGCACATCTTGACGGTATCTATGAGGAAATGGATACTAGAATTTGTAATGTGCTTAGAGATTACAGGGGTGAATTGATTGAAACAGTTAATAAAGGCTGTGGTATCAATTTCGGTGATAAACTGATTGAGAGAGTTATTGATGATCCAGTACTTAATCACAGTCTTCACAATATTGCAATGGACATGGAGGTAAATACTAAGGTCCTAAGCAAAGATGATGTGGAGGTTATGGAGACGGAACTATCAAAAATTCTCCCCGATACACTTAGCGATAAACTTAAGGAACTTCTCAAGACAACCACAGATGAGGAAGTCAAGAAGAAGATAGAAGATCGTCTCAAGAAAATGGGAAATGAGGCTAAGATTAAGTTTATCCTGCCAGAGAGATATCACATGGCAGATGGTACACCTTTCCCAGATAATGCCGACTATCTTGAGTATCTTATTCTGATCGTTAAGAATCTTGATCAGTTTATTAAGATGATGATCAGTATCAGTAGAGGTGGTAATGGTGATACTAGTGATGTTACTTCAGAGGATGTCCAGGATGCACTTGGTGATGAAAATAGTGCGATGAATAATCTGGATGACCTTATGGAGCAGATGGGTATGTCTGATGGTAAAGGTAAGAAGCAAGATCAAGGTAAGGATGGCCAAGGTTCAGGTAATGGTCAAGAAGGTGGCGAAGGAAACGACGCTAGTAATTCAGGAGGTTTCAAGGGTGACTCTGAGAAAACTGACAGTAGTAACCGGGGAACTAGAGATACTGACTTTTCTGAACTAGAAGGTGGTACTCATCATGATCACTGTACAGACTCTAGAGATGACGCTGACAGAAAAAGAGAGGTTGGCGAAATTAAGGCTGGCGGTGGAACTGGCTGTAGTGGTGGAGGTACATCAAGTGCAAAGCGAAAGGTGAGCAATGCAGATCCAGTCGACGAAGCAATAGATCAAGTACTCAGGAACTATAAGAATAAGGTAGTTAAGAAGGAGATTAAGAAAGATATGATGTGGAACTATAACAAAGGCATCAATCGAACTGTTATCGCCCCAGCTATCTTACCTAGAGTTACAATTAAGGATGAACCGAAGATTGTATACTTGATCGATGTTAGTGGCTCTATGGATACTGAACTGGTTGATAGAGTCTTGAATACTATTGCAAGAAAGATGAAGTCAATTGGTAGAGGTCTTCACTATGACATTATCAGTTGGAGTACAGAGCTAGAGGATCATTTTAGAGACATTGACCCAAGAAAAGGTATTCCACATATCTCAATGGGTGGTGGTACTAGAATGGCAAAAGGTATTAAGTACTTCAGAGATCACTACAAGGACGATTCTATCTTAGTTGTTATATCAGACTTTGAGGATTACTTAGAGGAATGGCAACAAGTAGAGAGGACAATGAATAAGTATGCACTCTATGGTTTCAATTATGGCCGTAGTAATTATAATGTAGATTTTAAGAACCTGATCGTTAAGAACTTCAATGTGAGTTATAAGGGTCCAAGGTATTAAAGTATGATAAGTAGACAAAAGATTCATAGATTAGTCGAGTCAGTATATAATTACATATTCAAAGTATTTAATGTAGTTGAAAGTACTGACAAGCCTAATAATTCGGTAGGTGTATTTGTTAGCTTGGGTATTACAACACAACTAGAGACTATCAGAAGCATTAAGGATATTTTTGATAACATGAAAGAATATAGTGCTAAGGTAGTTGAGATAGTTAGTGAGAAAGTTGGAAATACCTATGTTAACACTGTGCACGAAGATGTTAATCCAGGGCAGTATAGATTGAAAGAGCTGCCTGAGGATTTAATGAATAGAGAAGAAGCAGTAAGTGAATTAGAGAGGATGCAAGAAAAAATAAATCCTCAAAATGACTTAGATTCATTAGTTAAGTGTGGAGTCAAGGTACAGAAATTGAAAGACTTGATAGGAAAGCTTGATGAATCTAATAAATGGGATTCTCACTTGATTCAGAGACTAGGTGAATGTGATTATAGAATTTTTCATCTAGACCTCAATTATGAAAGACGTGGGGACCTTGAATATAGAGTAGGAATATTGATAAGTGAAAAAGAAAAACGAGAGGATTAGTCTTCTCGTGGTACTAGTATTGATTGGATTTGGTATTGGTATGTATGTTGGAAAATGTATATATCAGCCAGGTCCAATTAATCTTGCTCCCCAGAAAGTACCCGAGAAACTAGTAAGACAGGAAAATAAGAGAATAGGGGAACTTAAGACACAAGAAAAACAGGTAGGAGACACAGTAACAGTAATAAAAGAGAGAATTAATACTGTCTGGAGAGAAAGGGTAGAGGAGTTAAATAAGATTGATAGCCTTCCACTCGACAGCAATATTAACTACCTAAGGAAAAAAATAAAAGAATATGAAGAGTAAGGTAATCATGCTTTTCTTCCTGCTACTACCTATTATTGGACATGCACAAGAGAAAGTAGTAATTAATAACGACACACTGATCACAATAACACCTGGAAATCTGAGGACCATAAATAAGATGATAATGGACTTAGATTATCATAAGCAGGCTGTGAAGGACTATAAGGAATTAGTTAAGAAAGATAGTGTATTGTTGGGAATTAAAGACTCACTAATTGTCCAGTATAACCTAAGAGAAGCGAAGAAAGAGAAATACTATATCGACCAAACCACTAAATTGACCGCTGATAATAAGAGGCTGAAGAAAGAGGGTAGGAGAAGAACTACTTGGATGTCAGCAGTGTGTTTATTAGTGGGTGCAGTGCTAGGTCTATTAGTTAAGTAAGAAATATTGATAATGTCAGTATTTCTTTTTATTTTTGGAGTTATGATAGAAATAGTAATAAAGCATGATCCAACCAGGCATGAGTATAAAATCTATGAGCCAACTACTGATACACTGATGGCATCTAGTAACCTAACTGAGGCCTTGTGTATGTTAAACAAGTTCATTGAGAGTAGTGGCCTGTCTAATGTTGGTAATATCTTAGATTGTCCTGATATATCTTACCACATAGATTCAGCAACAATGAAGGCTATGATAGAGAGTAATATATCGCTCCTTAACAGACTTCGTACTGCACCTAGTGGATTTGCGGCGTCTAGTCAAAAATTCGGAGGTACAACACAATTCCAACAGAAGATGACACAACAGAAAGCAATGCAAGGCGGAAGTAGTCAGAGGAAAAAGAATACAATGTCCTCTGGTTTTTCTAGCGCGGATGGATTTAGAAAAAGTTACAAAAAATTTAAAAACAATTAGAGAAATATGAAATCGGAACTAAAAATAAACACCTCCTTTGTTTCTCCTGCGACACTTGAGAGATTTAGGAGTAATAATATCTTGCCAATCTTTATAGTAAGAAATATCGAAAATTCAGAATTAATTGGACAGTATAGTGGTTCACCTGTACACTTGAAGGAATTATCTCCAAGTAATGAACTATTTAGGAAGAAGAGGGACAAGGCACTAAGTATTGACGAGTTTAAGAAGTTATACGCGATTGAAATAACAGAGAGGGTTGATCTTAAGAGGATAATTGATAAGCTTGAGTCACTAGTTGAATTATCAGGTGCTAGGTCTGTTGTATTACTCGGCTATGGAAGTGATTATGATAGCTGCCATCGATCAGTCCTCGCTAAGATTTTAAATGGAAGCGGCTTACTTGAAAAACCGGTAAAAGAGTTAGTAGTATGATAAGTAGTACAGATTTTCAGGAGGCGGTTATTAAGTACCTGGAAAAATATGACATCTACCCATTTTCTGTTACTTATACAAGCGATTATAATAGGTCTAGTGATGGATGTATACTTGGCATTACTACTTTTATTGTGGATGATATTGATACAATCCTAGAACTCCTTGACTATAAGAGCTTGTGTGATAAGAGTGGGTTTACGGTATTCAGAGATAATTGTACAGTTATCTTACAAGGGATGCCACTTGTTCACATATATAGCATGATATGAGAAACTTAGAAATATTCAGGGGATACATGGAGCTAATGTATTCTGATAAGTGTCCTCCTATTAGAGAGAAGGATATAACCATTGATAATTTTATAATAGGTAGGTTCAATAGTTCAGGTTTTACAGTGCACTACTTATATAATGGTTCAAGTCTCTCTATTTCATCAAAGTGGTTAGGAATGTTTAAGCAGCTCTATTATTCAAACCACGCTGAAATCTTCTATAATGCTAGTAATGACACAACTACTAAGGACTTGGATAAATACTTAGATACTTTTATTTATCTCAACACAAACTTACAGACTTGGTTGGGACAATCAATAAGTAAGGTAAGTGGTCCTGAATTTCTCGACTGCTTATCTAGTATTTGTGAAATGAAGACAGGAAGATTTAGAAAGTTTATGAGAGAGGAGTATGAGATTAACTTAGAACCTTTTAAGTATTGTTCACTAAGTAAAAATTTTGATATATGATAATTAATATTTACACCGATGGATCACACCTAGACAAGCAGAATAATGGTAGACTTGGTTGTGGTGGTGTTATGGTGCAAGATGATAGTGCAGGTAAGTATGGGACAATCCTAGATAAGTATAGTCAAGAATTAACCCCAGACTACATGCAGGCTGAGTATGGCAGTAAAAATTGTAGTAATCCAACAGCTGAAATGATTGGTGTACTTATGGCCCTCTCTAATTTTAATATCCCAAGTAATGCAAGTAAGGTAGTAGTATTTGCAGATTACATTGGTGTTAGAGAGTGGTGTACAGGCAAGTGGAGAATCAAGGAGCCATACATCAAAAAAGTAAAAGGACAGATAGACGACGTAATAAAAAGAAAAGGTCTCACAGGGAAGATCAGTTTTGAATGGGTAAAAGCACACCAAAGAACTATTAACCGAGACTCATACTGGAATAATTACGTCGACCTACTCGCAAAGGGACAAACTAATTAGAAGAAATGATTGTATTAAGAACAAAGCAGTATTCATCATTCTGGCAGAAGCTTAAGGGTAACCCAGACTTGAAAAATACATTAAGAGCATGGGACCCGAACTATGTTAATCCTGAGGTAAAGAAAGAACCACTATTTAAACATTTCCCAAAACAGGTACTATCATGGCTGTCTTTCCTATATGAGAATGTGAGAGATGAGAACGATAGCTATATGTATGGATTCTTAAATAGTGTTACTGTATTTTCTTATGAGAGTGTCTTAGATCAGCTCAGTGGTGGTCGTGCAGAGTATACATCAAAGAGGAATGATGGAGTTATTAAGCTACTTAGGATTCCTTTCTCAGAGAATGCAGACTCTTTCTTAAACTACCACGTTGATGAGAATAGAGTAACATTGATTCCAGAGTCTAGTAGATTTGACCTATCTGGTATGCTTGCTGATAAAATTTCTAAGGGGTTGTTCGGAGAGCTTGATCAATTACCATCTAGACGTGAAAGAGACCCTGAGAGATTAGTAGATACAATCAAGAAAATGTTCATTAATAAAGTACCAAAGAAGTAGATCTATGAGAGGTTTTTGCAAGGATGATGAGAAGAGAATTCCTAAGTCTGGCAGGTCTGGATTAATTGAGTATAAGGATCTTCTCGGCGCTAGTGTTTATATTAAGTCACTAACAATGGGAAATGGCTGGATGTGGAACAAGGATGGAAGAAAAGAATATAAGGTAGAGGATATTTCTTTCAGGATTAGTACAGATGGTAAGTGCATTACTGTATTGAAACTTTCTGATTGTCCTGGAAAAACCTTCACCTTGAAAGATATTGAGTTTAAATTAGACTAAGATGGATGAATTAATATTAGGCAGTAGTACAGATAGGGCAGTGAGAATAAACTATAGAAGTGATTTTCCACTAGCAATCAAGTTAAATAATTTCACCAATTTTCCTGATTGTGATTTTGAACTTCGTGCTACTGTTGATAATGAAGTTAAGTCATACTGTGTTGAGAAGAAGGATGGTGTCTATAAGAATTGTAAGGTACAGGGTGATCAGTTAGTAATATTCTTCAACAATCACGGTCTCAGTACTGGTAGACTTAAGATTGAGATGATTCTTTATGTACCTGACCCTAACTATGCAGATGGGTTTAGACAGGAATACTACTCAACAATTACAAATATATTACTAGTTGAGGGAAATAGTGATACGATTGATAATACTGTCCCATCAACTCCAAATTCACCTGTTGCCTCTGTTCAGCTTACAAACTTAGGTAATGCAGTGAGAGATGTACAGGCTAAAATAAAAGAACTACAGGCCGCTACAGGTAATGGTGGTAGCCTTAGTAGTGATAGTCTGGCTGGAAAACAAGATCGAATAGATGACCTTGATACAATCCGCAGTAATTCTAGTATGGTTGCGGGAAAATTAAGCAAGGAAGAAGCCGATCAATATTATCAGCCAAAGGGACACTACTTAACAGAACACCAAGATATTAGCGGCTTAGTAAGTAAGGAAGATGCTGATAGATTATATAAGAAAGTAGGGGAAGCTGATAGTGGTGCAAGTACTAATGTGGATCTTAGTAGTGTTAATGAAGAGCTTGCAAAGAAACTAAGTAAGACAGAGGCAGCAGAATTATACCAACCAAAGGGAACTTACTTGACAGAACACCAAGACCTCAGCAGTCTCCTTAGTAAGTCAGTGGCAGAGGAAACGTATCAAACAAAAATCACTGACTTAGACAATGTCAGAGAGAAGGCTGGACTAGTTGATGGAAAGCTTGGTAAGGAAGAAGCAAGGGAACTCTATCAACCAAAGGGAGAGTACCTAACAAGCCATCAAGACCTAAGTGGACTCCTTGAGAAAACTAAGGCAGAAGAACTATATCAGTCAAAGATTAATGACCTTGATAGTATTCGTGAGAAAGCAGGACAGGTTGAGAGTAAACTAAGTAAGTCTGATGCTGAAGAAAAGTATCAACCAAAGGGAGAATATTATACTAAATCAGAGGTTGATGTAAAGATAGGTAATATCCCAACATCATCTTCTTCTCCAAGTGGTCAAGCTAGCAGTGAGTTTAATCCTAGGGGTGTTTGGAATAAGACAAATACTACTAAGATTGAGGCGTATGTAGATAATAAGGGAAAGTTTACTAGATCTGCAAACTTCAACTCTTACTTAATACCGGCTGAGGGAATTGATAAGATTACTATTACAGGAGCAGGTGCAACAGATACAGTTCCTTGTGTATTCTCTTGCTTCAATAAATTCTTAGATCCCCTTACCAGTACTGAAGCAATTTCAATATCTAGGGCAGAGACAGCTAAGACAACGCCAACTAACTATACTCTCACCAGCTCTGATATTCCGGCAGGTACAAAGATGGTAGTAGTAAGTTCTAGAATTGTTGATAGTTTTACTGGATTTGATTTTAGTATTGAGTATGATAAGTTAAATACTACTTCTAGATATGCACAAAGCTTATCTGATTGTGATTATATGGCACCATCTTCAGCAGTACTAGCAAAGGATCTATTATTCATTAACATAACAGATCGCTTAGTACAGGGTAATGTTACAATCACTGCATCAGGTTGGAATGTAAATCAAGCTAACCCTAAGAGATGTTACTGTATGATCGAGCTTAATAGTGGTATTACAGTTCATATACCATCAGGACTTAGATCATATATTGGCATACAAGATAAGAGTGGTGTTTATAGTTTCGTACCTTGGACAACAGGTAAGTACACAACTACTAAGGATGGTAAGTATTGTTTCTTGCTTAGTAAGATTGATAATACAGACCTATGGATAACTGACTTAGGTAATTATCCACCTTTTAAGTTAGAAGTAGTAGGTAAGTCAACTCTAGAGGTCATTATGAATTCACTCAAGCTCCATGGTATTGATGTCTTGAGTAATAAAGTTAATACTGAAACAAGTGGAAAGGATTATTCTAAGTACGATACAATCATTAAGGGCGTTAATCATAGAGGTTGGACAGGCTTAGGTGCAGCACAAGATACACTAGACGCATATAAGGATTCATTTACGATGGGTTTCAGATATGTTGAGGTAGATGTGCATAAGACCAGTGATGACAAGTTTATAATTGGGCATAATGACGAACTTCCTGATAGACTAGTTAATCCTGCAACCGGCGCTAAGGGTAGTACGGTTAAGATAGCAGAACATACGCTCGAGGAACTTAAGGCGTTTAAAGATTCTAAGGGTGGAACAGTTACTGAATTATCTGAATTCTGTAAGCTCTGTAAGACTTATGGACTTCACCCTTATATAGAAACGAAGAAGGCATTTGATGAGGCAACTATGTATAAGATCTTGGATATTATTACTAGGAGCGGTCTTAATTATAACTTCACTATCATATCTTTTATTGAGTGGACACTGGAATCATCTATTAAATATGATGATAAGATTAGAGTAGGACTAATCTATGATAAGGTTCAGGATAATACAATAGATGATGTAGTGATGAGAATTAATAAGATAAAGTCTAAGAGTACAAATAGGATCAATGTTTTCCTAGATGCAAATGGTCAATATTTCAAAACACCTAGTGAAGCGGTTATGACAAAACTACTTGCTAATAAACTACCACTAGAGGTTTGGACTATGGATACTGAGGCTGATGTACTTGCGCTAGACTCTTATGTATCTGGTGTAACGTCTAATACAGTACATGCAGGAAAAGTACTACATGATAAACGATAATTAACAACAATGTCATATTTTACAGTTCCCGAGCTCTGTAGTTCGAATACTGCGGCTCGATTAAAACTAGACAATACACCACCTCCAGCAATCAAGAAAAACCTAGAAGAGACAATTAAATTTCTAGACTTGATTCGCGTTGAGTGGGGTAAGTATTGTGAAAAACATGGCCTGGCTAATCCATCAATCAAAGTGTCAAGCGGTTATAGGAGTCCAGCAGTTAATAAAGCTGTTGGTGGTGCTCCTACATCAGCTCATCAATTTGGTTATGCAGCGGATTTACAACCAGCCAATGGTAAGCAGACAGAATTTGAGAAGTTCTTTGTGACAGTTTTTTCTAAGCTAGGTCATAAGTACGATCAGATCATAATTGAAAAGAGTAAGACATCAAGGTGGGTACATGTTGGTTATAAGAAGGCCGATGGCACACAGAGAATGATGTGTTTTAACCTAAAAGTATCATAACATAAATGGAAGTAGTAACACTAGGGATCAACAGACAGAATTCAGAAACCCAGGGGGGGAGAACTTAGTAAGAATTAATAAGAAGAGTGATTTCCCTCTGGCGGTTAGATTATTGAGAGGTGGTCAGGTAGTACCATTTCCAGACTGTGACTTTACAATGGAAGCACACATAGAAGGTGGCTCTGAAATATATAAGGCAGAGAGAAAAGATGGTGTCTGTAAGCATTGTAAGCAGGATGGTGATAGGCTGATTTTGTTCTTTGATAATCATAACTTCGTAGAGGGAAGACTCTTGATGGAACTTACTATTGAATACCCAGACCCAGACTACTCAGAGGATGGCATTAGACAGGAGCATTTCGTAGAGATCGCACCAATTCAGATCGTAGCAGATAATGGTGACGCACTTGATCTTCGCCTGCCTGAACCAAAAGTAGTAGAGAAAGTAGTTGAGAAGATAGTTGAAAAGCCAGTTGAGAGGGTTGTAGAAAAGGTAGTTGAAAAGATAATCGACAATAGTACCTATACAGACCTACAGAAGAAAGCAGCTGCTTGGGCTGTAGATCAAGAAGAAAAGTCTAATAGTGGTTTGATAAGCGGTTTCTTTAGTGCAACGATGGATACCTATTTCTCAGGATATCCAGAAATTCACTTAGTAAATAATGCAGATTCAGATACTATTATATACTTATCTAAATTGTTTAGTAATGGTTGTAAAGGTGCGTTTTCAAGTATAGACGCTCCAAGCTTGGACTTAAATCTCCTACATGATTATGTAACTGATTTTTCATCTTTTCAAGGGGCTTTTACAAACTCTACTTTTAACAGTATTTCTATTAAAAGTTGTTGTGGGCCGAATTTTAATGCTTTAATTGAACAAGAGGTGTTAGTTCCACAAGACACTTCAAAGTTTAGGGAATTCTCTGAAAAGTATGTTGATATTAATGATGACTCTATTTATATAGATTCCGCGAAGTTATTGGGTACGTTTGATAATTTAACCGCAGGTAAGGTGACTATTATAATTGATAATTATAGTTTCGGTACCGGGTATGACGGTGGATGGTATCTATTGGCAGCTATTAGTGGAAGTACTGTAGTTAATACTTTTGAGATTGGATATGATAGAGAGGTAAACAGAGGAAATAGCATTTCTGATCTAGAAATTTCTCATGTAATAGATAAAATACTCCCAGATGTAACAGGTAATAGTCACAGACCTAATATTATCTTTAGAAACTTTCTTGGCGAAGCAACTGAGGAACTAAAGCAGAAGGTACTGGATAAGGGTTACTTGTCTGTTGAATTCTATAAGGGTGATACTAAGGTTTTATTATAAAAAATAATTAGATTATGAGTAGGGTAGTTAGGAGTGTAAAGGGTATGAGTATTAAGAGAGGTGGTTCTCGAGATACTACCCCTATGACTTACAAGATTGACAGGCCTAGGGTTGATCAGATTAAGGAGCTAACAAAGGGTATTAAGTCTGGAATGGGTCTTGATAAGTGCTCCTTAGATGTTATGAAGTTAAGTTAAGATTATGGAATTATTAGAAGGAACAGGTATTGACAAGTTTAATGTAGGTCAGGGTCTTTCATCAGCAATCATGAATCAACTAAATGATGCAATAAATATGAATGCTCGCGCTCTAAATACCCTACTTAAATCTGACATTAACCTGAACGCTGAAGTAGGTGATTATAAGAAGACATTTACATTCAGTGAGGCAATAAGTCAAGTACCAGTCTCTAGAAGAATATCAGGTATTAAGTTGAGATATATTGATACCCTTACTAAGACTTGGGTAGAGTATGTCTTTACTGGTACTGATTCTAGTGAGTGGGAAGACGAAGGTTGTTGGAATTACAGCCTTAGTAGTATAATTAGTGGAGGAGAGTTTTAATGATCTGGAAAAGCGAAGAAGGTTTTAAGGACTATAGCATCTCTTTATCAAGTCTTAAGAAGTCGTTGGGTATTGAGAAGGTAGATTATGAGGTTAGGCCAGAACTTGCTCCTTACCTAGTTTATATTATCAAGCACTTAAATAACTTACTAATTGATGCTGGTGAGAGTGCTGGTATTGTTGATAAGTTAAGGGTGATTTTTGATGAGCATGAGAGAGGTGCTGATATGATAGTAGGCCTTAAGGGAATGAAGCTGGCTAAGGAGATAGGTATTGAGACAGATAATACATGGGGGTCTGTTAATGATTTCTTTGTACCATACGAAGAGGATAGGTTTGTCTTCTGTTGGTCTAATGTAATGTCTAGTCTTATCACTCGTCTTAGATTACAGTATGCAAGTCTCTTAGTGGAACCTATTACTCAAGGTTGTGGTTGTTGTTGTGGTAAGGGTGAAACACAAAAAGACTGGGAGAAATATACTAGTGGTGTTTGGCCTGAGGAAGAAGATTACAGCAACTATGATTATGGAACGGCTAGTACAATGGGTCTCGGAAAGGATGGCTCGGAGTGTACATGTTGTTATAGGAGATAATTAATTTTGAAGGATGAAAAATATAAAAAAATTCAGAAACCTAGAAGAATTTAGGGAGTATAGAGCTACAGATGGTTGGGGTTATCCTGCTATCAACTATGTAGGTACTGATGATGGTGGTAAACAGGTTTTCTACAATAACGAGTTTATCATGAGGTGGTATGACGAAGATACACTCAAGGTACCAGTATTTGCAGGGGATATTAAGTATGATGATTTTAAGACTTGGGTAGAGAATAGTAGTTGGCCTTGCGAGATTAAGAAGGATGGTACTAACTTCAACTACCTGAGGAGAGAAGAAACACTTGATGGAAAAGTAAAACTAGTAGACAGGAACCGACTCGATAACGGAACAACTAGTCATTATAGTAGCCCAGATAAAGATGATTACCTACAGATGACAGAAATTCCTAACATCAACATTGGTCTTTTCTCAGGGGTGGACAATATTAAAGGTTCATATAAGGAGGTTAGATTTAATTTTGATAAGGGCTGTCCAGTGGGTTTTAGAAAGTGGTTTGGTAAGTCTAAGTTTAATAAAGAACGTGATTGTTATACTAAATTACTTGGTAGGTATGATGCAGTTAATACAGAGACCGGTTTAGTTTGCTCTACCGGAAATCAGATAGTGTATTCAAAGAAGTGGGTACCTAAGAAATTTAAGGCCGCTAGACAGAAAACTAATAAGGACTTACTCGGCATTACATACTGGGAGCAACTCGTTCTTAGTTTTATCTTGACTGCCTACTATAAGACATTCAATCATAACAGTATTTTCCCAACCACCTGTAATATCCAAAACAAGGTAACAGGTGAGTCTGATGCTGAAGAGTCTGGCTTGTCAATTGCATATACTACTTACATGAAAGGTGATGTAAACGAGGGCAAGATTAGTAGTTTCAGGTTTATGCATCTTGAAAATCCATTCTTTTTCAATAAGAGAGGTGGTATTTTCACATTTGGATACTTAGTTAGCAAGACAGACGAGGGTGACAAGATATCTATTAAGTTTGATGAGGTACTTGCAAACGATGAATACTTAAAGACAGAGGGTTCAGATGTAGTACTAGATGCAACCAAGAGAGAATGGGGAAAAACACCAGGGACTAGATTTATTGGGGAGGTAGACTTATATGGTAACTCTATGAAATCTAGTATCCCTGCTTCATCTACCACTGGATTTTGCGCGTCGATAATCAATACGCATGGTCCAAATAAGTTAGAATCTGAAAAAGGTCTAATTATTGGTGGTGTTGGTATGTCGGAGAGTCAGGTAAGTGCATTATCTAAGGAAGTATCGTATAATGAAACCGACGCAGATTCCAGTGTTGAGCTCAGGTTTAGATTGACGATGTAAAAAAAAATAAGAGAGAATTGGTTAGGTATTTATTCCCTTTCCTTTTCTCTCTTTCTTGTTTGTCCTAGTTAACCCAGTCTTTAATCCTCTCAGTACATAAGGTAATCAGTTCTTCTCGCCTACTATTACAAGGCGGTATGCTACCAACTGTACTTACTTTCCTATCCACTGACCAACTGTTCTCATTGCAGATCATGTTAAAAGCGGTTTCATCTACATCCAACAGATCTTTATAAGTTTTCACATTTTGTACAGTACCTTCTTTATCTCTGAGAATAATATGGTCTCTACCTCTATCCAAGCAAAGAATGGTATTGTCTAACATTTCCTGGTATTTCTTATAGTACTCAAGTGTATATCTTCTTAAGTCTTCTAAGTCACTAGCCGTTTTATTTTTTCCTAGCCAGTCTATAAATTCTAGGTATGTAGTCTTAGAAGTACTTTTAATAATAGGGCCTTCATCTGCATTATAACGAACCCCAATAGAAATATAACCAAGTGCAGCAATACTTGAAATAGGTTTATCCATTTGCTCATCCAGGTACTTCTCAAATTCGCTTCCTAAGACTTGTCTTGGATAGTAGGCACAAATTTTTAAAGTCTTGCAGAGATGTGGTGCTTTCTTAAATAGTTCACCAATGGCAGGACAAGTATCTATTATATACTCATTCCATAGCTTTTTAATTTCACTACCTATCTTTCCCAGACAGCCCTTACGTACAACCTCATGAAACTTATCAGACTCTTTTTTGAAAAGAACCTCATAGTAGTTGCCTAAGGTGAATAGGTCTGGTTGACTAATAGCTGTACTTAGTAGCTCTGCATCCTTTTCATCCTTACTTAGTAGAGACTCTAACTCGCTCACGCTACTAGATGGTTTCAGGTTCTTAGATGTCAACTCTAGTGTAGTATTGCTGGTTAGGAGGTCGAATATCTTTTCTAGTTTCCTATTAATCTTCTTAAGTGATTCTATATAGTTTCCTGCTCTCTTACACAACCCTTCATAGAATTCTGGGTAGCTTGCTTTAATCTTATCAGCGTCTATTGCATAAGGCCTGAACATAAATGGTAGGTCTTCTTCTATTTTTATGCCACCATTTTTGAAGTCTACCCCACTGAATACTTGAGCTTGATAGTCTAAGATTCTATCTCTCCTACCGTTTTCAAGAATTGTGGTTAGATTTGGGCGAGATTTTTTAGAAACCCCTAATAAGAAGTCAAAATCTAGGTAGCATTCCTGGGTTTTTGCTAGACCTATCAAGTCCATATTCGAGCTAACTTCATCCCAAGCTAGTCTCTGTTCTTTTGTTAGGTGAGACTCTACTGCATCTTCAATATACAGTTTCAAATCTTCACGACACTTTTTGTAATCTTCATACTCACTTGAACTCAATAACCATGAATTCGTAATTTCTAATCTGTCTTTCTTACTAATCATACTCATAAAATAATTGGTTATTACTACTAATAAGGAATTTGGGGCAAAAAACAAGAGACCAGAAATTAATCTAGTCTCTATCTCTTTTATAGTATTCTCTTAAGTTTTTCTATCATACTGTCTAAGTCATCACCTATTTCAATACTAACTGATTTTTTCCAAGTCTTAAGATAACTCCTAATACCTTTAGATCTACAGAATCTTATGAAAAGCTCTGGATCAAAATCAAATAAGTCTTCAACCGTTAACAGGTCTTTTCTATTCTTGAAATCTATTGTGTATGAATATGGATATTTATCACTACTAACAATAAATAAGTCACTAAGTTTATCATTTACTCGTCTGTAGCTTATCTTAAATATCTCGTTTTGTAGTGTACGAATCCTAGTAATTATTGGCCTTACCTCTGGAATCTTATCTATGTTTGAGGTTACCCAATTATTTAGCGACATAAAACTAGATAGACTTACAAACTCACTAATAATCACGGGCGGTTTTTTTGACATCTTGCTAAAATCTACCGTAATATTTATAGGTACTACTGCTTTACTGTACTTTTCACTTTTTTCCTCTGTGTAGATTGAATTAAGCTTACTACCATTAATGAACCCAATAATAGAAATACCATCCAGTGTTTCACAGATACCAGGGTGTTTCTGATAAATTTCATAGAGTGCAGGGTTATTATGTGTTATGTACAGCTCTATTAGTTTTTTCATCTCTACCGCAAGCTTGTCATGACTTTCTGTAGCATCCCACTCTGATAGATTATGATACCTTTCCTTTATATAACTGCAAATGATGTATCTATCACGCACGGATAACTTTCTCCTCAGTACATCTTCTCTAATGTATTCCTTTTTTAACATAGCTTATAGAGTTTTGGTAGTTCTTTTTTAAGTTTTGTCTTTGTCAGATTTTTATCACTAAGTACTTGACCTAACATATCTATCTTACTATTTAAACTTTTACATACACTAACATACCGAATAAGTAAGTTTTTTAAAGTATCATACGCTTCTTTGTTTGTACTCGCCAAGCTTTCAAAACTATCAATAGAATAACTATTAAAAAGTCTAGGTAATTGATCTTTGAAAACTATTGTAAGGTCTCGTATTTCCGGGACAACACTCGTATCAAAAGTGCTGACATACCTACCGTTATATTCTTTAAATCTAGGAAGGATATTATAAAACGTAATACCAAAGTTAGGAAGATATTTCCCTATAAAAACATCAAAGAATGATCGTCTTATATCATCCTGTTTTAGTATACAGGATGGGTTTACATTTTTCGCCTCCTCAATCAGACCTAACATACTTTCTCCTAGCGAATTCTCTACATAGTACTTGACAGTATCTACTATTTCTTTTTTCAACTTAATAATCTCTAAGTAGTCCTTGGACGTAGAAATCCAAGAACTAGTTATTTTTAATCTTACATTATTTTCCATCTTACTTATAAGGTATTGACTTGCGTCTAGATCCCTATAGTTCTCTTATAAGTGTATAATTAAATTATCAATTATGAATATTAGCAAAATTTTAGATCAAGAGAATGTAGAGAAGAACCACCAACTCTATGCAGCTGGACTTCTCGATGTAGTTAATTTCCTAGAAGCAGATCTTTGGGGTCAGCTAGAAGAGGAGAACAGACTTAGAGGTATTGTTAAGACGTACCAGAAAAAAATTAATACTGCATTTAGTAAGATTAATAGCAGTACAACAGAGTCTGACATCCTTCTATTTGGTAAGATCCTCTACTTGCATAAGGGATTACTGAGAAAAGAGTTCAACAGATTAACTACTAAGAGGTTATCTCCAGCTGATGCAACTATTACTATCATAAGACGCTTACTTAGTATTATACTTGAGGTCGAAGATCTTGAATGTAAGACTGAGGTAGAGAGTGTTAAGGAGGTAATAGATAATCTTTGGGAGTATATTAAGAACAGATCAAAGAATGATTCCCTGTTTAACTTAGCGGATGTTGTAAAAACTAACCTCAATAAGGGAAGTCTTGGAAAATATGCGCTCGATGAATTTACCCTCAAAGAGCCAGAGTACACAAAAGACCCTATTCAAGATGATGGGGTCCGATTAAATGAAAGTAGTGATGCAGCTAACAAACTACTTGAGATAGAAATGTAATAATAAGATGGACAGAAAAACAGTAAATACACTGATTGTCGACGATAATGACTTTGAGTGTAAGAAAGATCGCAGTAAGGTAACATTAGATGATATTAAGATGTCTAATATTGGTTTTATTGCGAGTGACCTAGAAAAGTATCCAGTAATTATCTATAAAGGTAGGCTTGGTAAGAAAGCGCTAAAATTGGATATCTAGGGGAGTGAAAAAAAGTCTAAGGCCGGAGAACTAAATCTCTAACCTTAGGCTTTAATTTTTTTTTGTTCTAACCAAGTACATAGTTTAGAACAGTTTTTTCTCTACCTAATTTCTCATCATACTCTCTATCTAAGCATACGAGGTTGTCATAGTTGTAAGGGTAGAACATTAGATATTCATACTTAAATGAACCTCTATTTCTACTAGACGTTACTTCTACTCCATCCTGCTCATCGAGAATATCAAGTAGTATGTTTTTTGCAATATCGACCGTAATACCACACTGCTCATTTTCTTTGAACATTGGGTATGATAGTCTACATGCTAAGAGTGAATCTTGTACGACTATATTTCTAAAGTCACTACAAGAACTTTCTAAGATATATTCTGAAAGTTTTATGTTTTTCATGAACATAGTTAAAACTTCATTCTTTGGTCTATCTCCATACTCCTCTAGTAAATTTTTATACTGATCAAGATATTTATCAACCTTAATCATTGCTGACCTTTCTTCCCACTCACCTTCGTCTGTAAGTGCTTCAAAAGTAATCAACAAGTAGCCATCTAATTCGGCTTGTAGTTTGAGATTTCCCCACATACTGAAATATTTATTTTTCACCTGTTCGTAAAAACCTTCAACTCTTTTTCCTAGTTCTTTATCGAAACGTCCAATGATAGTAGATAAGAAATCCCTAATATCTACGCTTCCATTTTTGAACTTAGGACCTCCATCTACATACGCTGATTCAGGTATTGTAAATAAGAAGTCAATATAATCAATGCCATCAACCCACGTCTGTCTAATGTGAACGACGTTTTCAGAGCCGTTTGCATTGGAGGTGTTGATGCATTCTTCGCCAAAATGTGCAACATCATATACAACCTCCGTATATAGATCTCTTACGAAGTCCTTGGATTCTGCTACGTTCCCTGTTTCGGTACTTGTTATCGTTCCATCAACTTCGTCAATCTTATAGCCTGCCTCTTCAAGTACTTTCGTGTTTTGTTTTTCACGTTCTTCTAGTACTTGTAATTTTTGTTTAGATCTCTTATAAATCCAAACACCTACTGCGGCAATGAGTAAAGTACCAATGCCTAATTTAATTACTTTGTTCTCCATTATAATATCGAACTTTAGGTTTTTATTATTAGACTTTTATTACCTCACTCCGTTGTTAAACTTTGTAAATCCACCACGACGATTACCAGGTCTATTATCCCTGCGATGATCATGGTGACCTCCTCCGTTGTTATTGTGTCTATCTCCCTGACGATCACTACCACCAGGTCTTACATTACCCCACTTATAAAGGGTTGTGACTGTGGCAACAATTCCACCAATTGCAAGACCCGCAAAAATAGCTGAACTTGCATAATTGTCACTGTATGACTCGAGGACTGTTCTTTTACCGCCCTCTCTCTTACCATTGTTATTACTACCAATGATTCTAGACATCAATTCTAATTTCTTAAACATAATTTGTTCTCCTTTGTTTTATTTGTTGTTACTGTTTCTTCTCAACTCCTTAAGCTCTCTCTTACTCTTTCCGAGAGACTTATTTGTTAGGTCTGCACCAACTGCTGCAAGTGCACCTACTACTAACACTAGGAATCCTGCCTTTACTGCAAAAGATCCCATCTCGCCTAATGTGTCGCTTACTACTACACATCCTCTTCCGAACTTCTGCTTACGTTCGATTCTCTTTACTAATTTCTCACTCTTCATATAATTAATTTTAATTGTTAATAATTCATGTTTATTTTCTAATTATAAGGTTTTTAGGGGAATCTAGTTGAGGTGGATAAAAAAAGAGTGCGACAGTATTTCTGCCACACTCAATTCAATTAATAACTATCTGGAGAACTAATCCTTAATTTCAGATTTGGTTTCTTCTACAGTTTCTTTAATCTCTTCAGCTTTCTCTTGATATGCTGATTTAATCTCAGCATACTTTGACTTAACTGCTTCGCAAATTTCTTTGCGTTTGATTACTACAGCACTAACTGCTGCACCGAATATAGTTCCAAAAATGAATTTTCCCATGATTCTTCCTCCAATTTTTAGTTAAAATTGTTAGTATTATTGTACTTACGGTTGTTATTCCAACCGCCTTTGTACTTACCTTCCCACTTATTATGGTTAGGTTTCTGCTCTTCTGACTGAGCAGCTGTAGTCTGAGTTTCCTCAGCTACTTCTACAGGAGCTTCCTCCAATACTGGAGTCTCCTTCTTTGCGAACGCATTCTTACATGCATTCAAACCATCGTTACCTAAGGCAACGATCTTCTCACGAGCCGTCTTAGACCCGATCAATACACCTACAGCAGTACCAACTGCCGCAGCTACAATCTTACCACGATTTCTCTTAAAGAAACCTGGCTTTTTCTCTACTTGCTGAGCTACTGTCTCAGCTACGTTCTCTACTACTTTTTCAGCAGCATCTTTTAAATTCTTGTTCTCCATAACTTTATATTTATGAATCGTTAATAATTTGTTAAAATATCTCTTATAAATGTTTTATTATTTTCTCATATATAAGGTTTCTAGGACATTTTAGACGTCAAAATCTGTGGAGCCTATTTTTACCTCAGGCGGGTGTATCTGGGGTGACTTAGAATCCTTATATGTGATTAGAATTTCCATTTATATTTAATATGATGTATTTTATTAGATTGAGACTTGGCCGTGAGGTTAGGTCTCAATTATTTTTTTTCATCACCCCAAGTTTTTCCGCCTGTTCATATAAATAACCAATCAAGTGCGCCCCAGGTTCCCCACTAGTACTAATACCTCTAGTGGTTAGTATATTTTCAACTAAGTGATAAAATTCATGAACAAGTACTCCACCTAAGTCTCTATCTTTCGCACTAATATTATCCAGTTCAAGGCAGATTAAGTACTTATTATCCACTACACAACCTCTACTAGTAAGGCCGCATGCATTTTTTAGTTGCTCCTTGAATCTTTCCTTTAGTTGATTATCTTCTGTATACTTCTCTGCTTCCTTGTATATTTCATCAAGTGTCCCCACTAAAATTATGACCCCTGTAAAATACACGTCTATGTCAATACAATATCTCTCCATAATAATAAAGAAAGAGAGCATACTATTTCTAATATACTCCCTTGTTTCTTAAATGTTACTTTCTAACCACCTACATGTCTCACTATCAATATCATGCGACGCCCAGCCACACAGTGAAATATCTACCACTAAGACTGCACACTTCCTGTCTGGATCAAATCCATCTACCATATTTCTAAGATCTGATGGTGTATGCGAGTCTGTTGATACTACGTATGTGTTTCTGTTGATTTGTCTTATTTTTCTTCCAAACTTCCTACCTAGTTTTTCAGTGACCTCCAAGTATCTCTGTGCAATATCCTTACTTGGTTTCAGCGAGAAGGTAATTAGAAAAGCTGCCATACTACTCCTCCTCGTGTGCTCCGTTTTCCATCAACCACTCTTCGATCAGCGTCTCAGTTACTTCATTCTGTTGACTAGCCTTCTGAATACTCTCCCAGATAGCTTCGAACTGCTTATCTGTGTATTCCATCTTAGACTTGTCACGATCTCTGAGAATCTGATCAACTATTTTCTGGATAGTCTCAGCATCTTCTGGATCTGCTGCAGCTTTTACTTGTACTGTGAGCTGTCGGATGTTATACTCCTTCTTAACATCTTCATCATCGCCCATTACAAACTCCTTAACAGCTGAGCCAGTCTTTTTGAGCACCTCCTTAGCACCACCAACCAAGTCTTCTCTCGTTGACTTAGGATTCTTCACAGTTTCTACAAAGTCCTTAATACTTTCTTTAGGACTCTTAGACATTTCACGAGCATCTTTGACTGCTTCGGTTAGCTCTTCTTTTACTACATCTGCCATTATTGCAGCTTTCTTCAAAAATTTTCTAATTTTATTCATACTAATTGATTTATATTCACTAATAAGGGTTTTAGCGGTTCTCTTAGTTTCTTGTACCTCGCAGTAGTTGTCAGAATAAAACCTATTACAAAGTATCCTATCAAGGTTCATGGCGATTAATTCTGCTAGCTTATCATGACCGAAACAGAATTCCTCAGGGTGTCTTAGTATGTACTTAAGATCAAATAGTACATACTTCTCTACTTCCCCCGATTCACCTCCTCTGGTAATGGTAGACAATTCATTTCTACTACTCATTATAAACCTAAGCATTTCATGTTCTAAGATTGTCATGTACCTCAGAGTGATGTTTCCATTGTTAGTATTAGGTCCATCATCTAGTCCGCAAAAATGTAGGTCCCCAGGATTTACAACTAGTCCTGTCTCCTCTAGTAATTCCCTGACTGCACCTCCTCTAATATACTGGTCTGCAAAATCATAGTACCCACAAGGCATACAATACAGGCCTACATTATCAGGGCAACCAGGACCTCTCTTTTCAAACAAGAATAATAAGTTTTCAGTTGGATCCATGCCCTTATCATTCCAACAACACACTGAACATACTGTGGCAATGCTAGGAGAAAACCACCTAACCTTACCATCCTCCTTACAAGTAAACGGTTTATTTGTTTCCATAATTTTTTGAAATATACTCTAATTTCTCTTTAAACACTAGGGGACTTATTCCTGCCATTATTACCACGGCGGGAACATGTCTCTTACTCATGTCCTTCACAAATAACCAGGGAACAGCACCTAGGTTAATATCTTCTACTGACCAAGGACAATTACCTCCGCCGTAATCCTTTGGCAGATTATATTCTAGTGGGTATGTGCTGAAATAACCCTCATCATCCTCACTACCAACAAATGCAAAAGGTACCTCTATTATATCACCTTCAGAATTTTCATATGGTCCCTCTGCATTACAATCATAGGGTGCATCATTCCAGTCATCACCCCATTGTTCTAGGAGGTCAAGTCTTGTAAAATATGCGGAGTGTGTTCTACTGGTTTGATCATATTCTGGATTAGGTAGGTCTTTGTATACTACCTTAGAATTATACTGCATCACTCCATACTCCTTTACGAAATCCTTGTACTCCTGAGATTCAAAGTACTGTTTTGTTGATTCAGTAGGTCCGTATACAGTGGGACTTATTTCACTAACATAACAGAGCTTGTAATTATTCAGGCTCTCATCAATCTCACTTAATAATACTGTCTTACTCATGGGAATACTTGCTTAAATGGTTTAATATTACCGCCCATTATATTTCGCTTACTGTTTTTATCCTCCAGTATTGCAAAACATATCTGACTAAACATATTCTCAAACTCAGATTCACTTAGGACTTCTCTGAATGATTCTGCTGTCTGTAGTGGATTATTACCATATGCACCACAACCAAAGGCACCTAGTACTAATTTTCTATGTCCCTCCAGTAATGCTATCCTAAGTATTGTTCGTATCTTACCTTTCAATACTGTCAAGTCCTTCTCCATCATTTCACCATTACTATTTAAGTCTGGTCTCTTAATGGCTGGTACTGTGATAATTGAGCAGGTGAAAGGGTCCGATAAGTAGCTGTAAGACGTAGCGGCTCTGAATACTGTTACGTTCCTGCTATATACCCCACCAAATTCAGATATAGGATATGCTTGCTTCACCAATTTATCACCGAACATACCTAGCCGCTTTTGATCACAGCTATATAAGGACCGAACTAGGCTGCTCCTCCTACACAGCTCTTCTTCCTGTGCTTTAGATCCTCTCTCAACACCACCACCAGGACAATAGAAAGATGCCATATTAAGTACAGCACAATCAGGACCTAGTTTTTTAGCAGCGAGTAGTGTATCTGTGTTCTCTACCCAAATCTTAGTAGGACCAGAGGGAGTGTAGTTTTTATTCTTCACACTCAATGTTCTTTTATAGTATCTAGAAGTTGGTAAGGTTAGTTCATGCCACTTACCGTCAGAATCTAGATATCCTTCATTACTAATTACATCACAAGTGTCTTTAAAAATTTCTACTAATTCACTTTTAGATTTTGTCATGTCTCTTTGATTAATTTATATTATTAAGGATTATAGGCTTATCCCCTCTACTACATTACTACCTTGTTTTAGTATACTTAGTTCATCATAGATTTTTCTCTTGAGTGTACCTGGTTTAGGGAGGGGATAAAATACAGTACCTCTATTATCCCATAACCAATCATTAATGTCACTCACAGGGGAACCAAATATTGTCTCAACTTCAGGCTCATAGTAGAACCACTCATCTAAGAACTCAACTTTATAATCTGCAAGTCTTAGGTGAAGTTTTAATTCCATCGCCCTATCTCCCTCACGCCAAGCAATAAACTCACCTAGCGGATTATGTAGGGTATATGCGGTTTCTCTTGCTTCCTTACTACCATCCCCTGTATAACCTACCTTAACTGCTTTTCTTGAACTCCTGAAAGCACCAGTTCCAAATAAATATAACATAATGAAAAAATAAAAATGCCAATATTACCTCGACACAAAACAAACGAGGTAGGCATTTGACCAACATCTTAAATAAATAATTACTCTTGATTAATTTATGTACCTATTATTTTCCGGTACCTTTTCTACATCTTCACAAATTCTATAACATTGCCTGGCCTATTGATGTAACAAGTGGTAATTCCTGTGTATGGATTGGTAGTGTACAGTTTAACATTGTACGGCTCACCTTTCTCATTGACCATACCATCATAAGAACGACCCATCCAGTCTGTACTTAAGTCACCAGGGACTGTTTGGTATCCTGAGTAACCTGTCGATAAGCTAGGGTCGTTAATTAAGTTATACGAATTCTTATCAAATAACCTATTAACATTACTAGCAACTGACGAAAGTGACTGAATAATCTCCATAGTTCCTCCGCAAACCATCTGACCAATTTTCAGACCATTCACTACGTTACGTCCAAATTCACTGTTCATTGCATTACCACCACATTGATTCTGAGGCTGCGCTTGAACTCCCGTGTTGTAGGATGGATTTGAACCCCTTGGAGGAACTGTTGAAAAACCACGCTCCTTGATTTGTTGTTCTGCTGGCATTTCATCAATACTCTGAGGTCCTTGGTTAGAATTACTCTTACCCAATTCCCTGATACCTGCAAATACAACTGCACCACTTACTGCTGCCACTAATACTTTAAGACCAAGTATGGCAATTTTAGAATAATTAAGATTCATCTAAGATTCTTTTAAATGTTTGACTAAAATTTTTCTTTTTCTCATAATAATTTTACTAATCTACCAGTCGGATAATTGATTCTCTAGCGCTATTTTTCGATTCAAATATCTTCACTTATAAGGAATAGAGGCCTTTGTAATACGGAATCCTTCAATTCCTTAACTATGATAAGGTTAAGGTTTGTCACGACGAAGGTCTAAGGTCCAAGTAGGAATATCACTATAGATGGGTGATGAAATGGAGATACAGAGTGTTAAGCAGACTGTAAAAACATGAATGAATCAACTTAAGTGCATCCGTTCGGTTCCTACTATGTATGTACAATGTTGGGAAAGTAGTGGAACCCTGGCCTTATCATTTTTTTTTTTCGTCCCCATGGAAATAAAAAAGAAGGAGAACTTAATTGTCTCCCTCTTTATTTTCTTTTTCTTCTTTACCACAGCACCAGTATTTTACTGTTGCTTTAATCTCTTTCCATACCACACTCAGAAATGTTACTGAGAGTGGCTCTTCTGTAATATTATTCATATCTTAAAATATTATTCGGTTAAATACTCTACTAATTCTCTCTTGACTTTGTGGAGCTCATGCATGATGAGCTTACCAACTATTATCGATCCAATTACTAGAACCATCATCGTTGTATAGATGACTGTCCAAAAAAGAATCCAACTTTGATCCACTGTCATAATTGTATGTATTTGATTGTTAATATTCTTTATATTAATAAGGGTTTTAGGACATCACAGAAAGCAAAAAAAAGAGTAGCCCAATCTCACGACTAAGCTAACTCTCCCAATAAAATTATAATTATGACTTTGTATATTCACTTATAAGGTTCCTAGGGCTTTTAATTACAGACCTAACTTATTAAGCACCATTTCTACGTTGTGCTTTATGAGTACCTTATCACTATCACTCCACTTATCCTTTTTCATCTGAAGTTCTAGTGTTTCTCTTGCATTCAGCTGTGCATCCATCTTGGTAAATCTGCTACATTCCCAGTCAATTACAGCCGCTGTCCAATCCATCTTGCACCAACCATGTAATTTACCATAGTCTAGGTGATGGTCTGCATGTGTTCTGTGAAATTCTTTGACAGTAGGATACTTACAGAATAATTTTAACCAGGGCTTTTCTATATCATGGAGTAGGTATTTCCATCTCCAGACTTTATGATTTAGCGCAGTCATTTGGAAAGCAGACCAATGTGCAAACCAATACTTAAAACTACTCCTATCACTCCTACGAAAACCGAAATCCCTGGCAAGAAACTTTCTAATTTCTTCAACTACCTGCAAGCTGAATTTTTCGACATCATCTCCAGCCTTAAATTCAATAAGGATTGTCGGAAGGCATATTTCTGAGTTAACCATATAGAATCTCATCAGCTGTACACCTCCCCCTTGATCATTAAAATCAAGAGTCAAAGATGTATAACCTTTACTTTCTTCAAGGAAATCTAGACATATTACATACTCGTTTTTATTCTCCTCGAGTTCTTCTAGTCTAGCACCATACGTAGATAGTTCATTGATCTTCTTACATAGGTACTCTGGTGTTAATTTCTCTCCCATTTTTATCGTTTTAAATGTTACTACTTCTGCATCGGGTGATAGTTTGAAATACTTCTCGTCATCACAAAATAGCGGAGAATTATCACCAAACCTAGCGTTCATAAGGTCTTCAAATTCTGCAGACTCTTTGATAAATGGTTCACACTCGCTTATCTTATCCGTTGGTGAGTAGGATACAAGAAATATTCCTTTATCCTCGCTGTAATTAAATCTGATCGTTAACCACCTATAACGGCCTACTAAGTACTTAAACCACTCTCTAAGTTCTTTTTCTATCTTACTTTTCATAATACGTGTATATTGAGGGACTGTATAAGTTAACATTATCATATCCCACATCCATTACTTCTTCTATATAATCTTTTACTAGGTCACAACTTCTGACTAATGATTTCTCACTAAGCTGATCTTCCCAAAGTTTATTAGTAGTTAGGCTCCCATTACTGTTAACTATTATCGACTTAACCTCTAATTTTCCATCAGGCTCATTAATAGTGATTGTAAGTTCCTCTGAATTTCCTTCTAACTTTACAATAAGGGTTTCACAAGGAACAGCACTAGTAAAATCGTAGACTTTGTATTTACTACCTACTAGTCTACTCATTAATCTTGTTTTTATTGTATAACTATCTAATAACATTTCATCACTTCTTTTCATTGTTCTCACTAAAGCGGACTCTGTATTATTTACACAGGTAAGGGTTCTAGGGCCGTGAAACTAGAAAGCCTTGAAAACCTTAATAGTGTAATGAGAATTAAAATTTTATCTTATGTTAATATGTGTAATATGTTAAGAAAAATTTTAGTAGATTGCCTTTGTTCATCGGTGACTAGTAACGGTTCGAATCCGTTCAGAGGCACTATGAGCTATTCCACAGATAGTTCATTAATAATTAACGTTAATTTTATAAATCAATTAAGATGAACAAATTTTTAATCTACACAAGTAACTTGGATAGAAATCCAAGAAGCATGCGAGATGTTATTAAGTTTGCTCAGCAGACTCCAAAGTTCTATCTAGCAAATGTAGAGCTCAGTGATGTACTAGGAGATGTCCGAGAAGGTGATAATATTATCACTAAGAAAGGAAACTCTATCTATGTAATTAGAGCAATCTCCGAGTCAGTAGATGACTGGTCAGATGAGACTAGGGAGTATGTAGAAGAACTTTCACGCCAGTATGGACTTAAGAGGTGTAATATTACAAGTATTGCACAGGTGGTTAAGTTTGAGACCTGGTGTAAGCAAGGAAGAGCAATTATTAACAAAACAACAAAAGAAAAAACAATGGGAAGTATTAGCAATCTCAGCAAGTCAATGTTTGCAAAGTTCATGCCTGCAAAGGCAGAGGGTGTTCGCGTATCAATGGATGGTAACATCTGTGTTGAAACTAGCGAGGGTTATGTAACAATCGACGCCAATAATAAGTTGGCATCTTACCCAGAGGAGTTCACAGTTGATCTTCCAGTGTTCACAATTTGCAAGTCAATTGATCAGTTGGCAGTTGGTGATATCATCAAGTGTCCTAAGAGCTATGCTAAGATCACAAAGATCGAGGGTGAGAAGTTGACAGCGATCAGCTTTACTGGTACAGGTAAGGTTGTTCACACCATCAAGGATATCTTGTTCAACCAGACAACAGTTCGCGTTGTTGTATCAATGGTTGGAAACATTGGTGGTCAGATGAACCCAATGATGATGATGGCACTTATGGACAAGGAGTCTGGATCTGGTAAGAGTCTTGACACAACTGCCTTGCTTGCTATGATGTCTATGAACCAGAATGGTGGAAACCTTGGCATCAATCCAATGATGATGATGCTCATGGGCGGAGGCGATGATAAGTCATCACTCAAGGATCTTCTACTCATGTCTGCAATGACTAGTGGCAATGGATTCAATATGTTCCAGGGCTTCGGTGGTATGCAGCAGGGTCCAGCAAAACCAGCAGCAGAAGTAAAACCTGAAGGGGAAGGCGCTGCTGAGTAAGTAGGATTATTGAGATAGGTACTTTTCTGTGGGAAGTACCTATTTCTTTTTAGAATTAGGATAGTATGAGCAATGCAATTTTTAGATTCTTAGGTTATTATACTGATTACGAGTATAAGATCCAAGGAATGAAGGACTATAAGAAAGCTGGTAATACTGCTTGTTTTGCTGAGGCCCTTCAAAGAATGAGATCTAATTTTGAAACGAGTGAAAAATTTAGCGGGTCTTACAAAATCAAGATCTATAGAACACAGTATCAAATTAGTAAGAGTAAAAGCAATTTCTGCCTACTTAGTAAGAAAGAGATCAGAGATTATATAAATATTCTCAAGAAAGTAGTTAAATTCAGGTGGAGATTCTTGAAAGACAATAAAGACTATTTTACTGTCAAAGCGGATATCCAGGAGGGTTATCATACAACACATAGGGCAGTTCTATTTTGGATTAGAAACTTATACGAGTTCCCATTTAATGTACTTGTGAAAGATGCTGAGTTATTCAGAAAAGATCACAGGTATAGTTATATTGGTGCTCTCAACATACACAGACTTGTTTATATATCTAATTGTCTTAACGAGGATTGTCATTCAATGTTTAAGTATCGCTATAATAGTCTTGGGACATTGGATGAATACCAGAGAGCGTTTAACAATGACAGAGAACTCTACGTGTCTGATACAATCCGTGATATTGCTAACAGTATTGAAATTGAGGGACCAATCGGAACTGCTTGTTCTGATCTAGATAAACTTAAGTCTCTGGAATTTTGGACAGAACCAGAAGATGACTGTCCACAAAGAAAAGATAGGTTTGAAGTGTACAGTAAGAATTTAAAACATTATACTAGAAAAAGATGAAAGTATTTGTAGTAGGATCAGCAGTTTATTATGCTAAGTTTCTGAAAAATGTAGAACTAGTAGAGAAACAAGAAGATGCTGATGTGGTATTGTTTACAGGTGGTGAAGATGTTGATCCAAGCACCTATGGACACCGCCGACATCCTCGCACATATTCAAATATACTGAGAGATGAGGAAGAAATCGAAGTGTTCAAGAAGATTCGTAATGATCAGCTTGCATTTGGTATCTGTAGAGGCTCTCAGTTCTTATGTGCAGTTAACGGCGGAAAATTGGTGCAAGACTGTAACAATCATGCAATAGGTGGTACACATGAGATAACTGATGGAATGTCTGTGTACGATATAACATCAACTCATCACCAAATGCAGTATCCATATAATTTAGGGGATTCAGAGTATGATGTTCTCTACAAGTCACTAGAAAATAGGTCAAACTATTATGAGGGAGACGATGAAATAGATAGTGACAAGATAGAGAAACTTGGAGAGCCTGAGATTGTACTGTATAAGGTAGAGGGAAATCCAGTATCTCTTGCAGTACAGGGACATCCAGAAATGATTCCTACATCACCAGTTGCGGAGATGATTAGTGAGTTAGTTGAAAAATACGTCAAAGAAACTAAGAAAGTATGAGACTGAGAAACATTACAGTAGGTGCAGATCCAGAGCTTTTCATTGTAAACGAAAAGACTGGAAAAGTAGTATCATCAATTGGTATTATCCCAGGTGAAAAGGGTAATGCATGGAAGTCTGATGATATGCCAGAGGGATTTGGCATTGAGGTAGATAATATCCTAGGCGAGTTCAATATTCCACCTTGTAGGACTAAGGAGGAATTCATTAACAACATTGAATATATGAAAGATTATATTGATAGGTTTGTTAAGGAGAA